TTCCCTAAGGTTCATTATTTATTCTTTCCAAAGTGTTTAAATATGTACTCAAGTGTTATCCATATTCCGGCAATAATTTCTTCTATTCTTTCCCTAAGGTTCATTAAAACCACTCCTCTAGAGCCTCCTTTAGTTCAGAGACTTTGAATTTAAGTCCTCTCTTAGCCATTTCTCTTTTTCCTTGTTTTAGGTCTTATCGGCGTACAAGAAGAATCTGGATAAGCTAAGTGAATCGGAGGATTACAGTGTAATACATGAGTACAAGCAGTGTCAATAGCCCTAGTCATCACCATTTCTACTTTTCTATTAGTTATTTCCGGATCACTCTTTAAGTCTTCTAGTAAAATGGTCATAGCTCCATTAAAGCTCTCTTCTCCTATTCCAGAACTACAGAAATCATCAAAACTGTAAATAGCTAAATCTGGAAACATCTTATATATGTTATTGGGAGTAGCTATAAGGAGATCTCCAGCAGAAGAAGCTATATCTGGAATAGGAGATCTTTCCGCCATGAGCTTGAATAGCTCATAAATTTGCTCACCTAGTAATCTTACACCCTTTTTGGTACATAGGTCAATAGAGTCAAGAAAGTTTTTATCTTCCAGCAAGTCCTCTACAGCTTCAGAGATACTTCCACCACCAGAAACAGCGATAATAGAATCCTTTATCTTTAGTAATTTGTTCTTGTTTTCTATACTATGTAGCCGGTGGCTTGTAGTAGAAACCTCAGAGTCACTTCCGGCAAGGATAATTAGTTCTCCAGAAGGTTTCCGGACCTTTATCATTCCACAAATTGTCACTCTATAAGGCTCCTTCTATTTCTTTAATCAGGGCATAAGTTGAACTGTGTTTAGACTCTAGGGCATGGACTCCTGACTTATAAACTGCTAATTTGTTCTCGTATTTAGTTCTTTCTAGGCTATTCCGGCTAAATAGGTAATCTGTTCTTACTTCACTTGATAATTGACCTAATCTGCTAATTCTCCCTATTGCCTGATGGTCTGTGGCTAGAAGGTCTGATTGAGCACTTACTATTTGATAAGAACAACCTTTCTGCAAGCTGTCTACTCCAATAGAAGAGACCTCGTGCATTACTCCTAAGAACAATTGGGCTTCTCCAGGCTTAAGTCTCCAATCTTTTTGCCGGTAAGCCAGTTCTTCATACTGTTTGTACTCTTCTTCAGAAGTTATTCCCCCAAAAGCCATAATTCCTAGTTTAGTTCTTGCCGGAGATACAGTACCATTAAATAGAACAGATCTTTCCTTAAACCTATTATACAGTATGTTTGTTATAGGTTGGAACCGGCTCCATATTATAAGTTTCTCATCTTCATCTAACTCTTCAATTATGGATACTATATAATCTAGGTGGTTAGAGTCCAAAGAGTTGAGATCCGGAAGATTGAATAAACCTTCCGCAACTTGATTTAATCTAAGAGTATATTGAAGGGCGTCTTCATATCGAATGGTTCCATCTCTCTTCTTCTCCAGAAGCTCATTAGCCAGTTGATAATAGACTTTCTTCTGCTTAGGTGTCATTTCTAAGTCAATGAAGTCTAGAGTGTCCTCAAAGTTAATAATGTCTGATTTGGGAACAGTATAAACTACTGGTGAAATATGTGTGTATAATTCATCTAGGTTTATGTCCTTAAACGCCGTTGCCACTCTGAAGGTAGTAACTATACCAGAGGGAAGGACTTTCCGGATATTCATGAACCTAGTAGGCTTTTGGTACTTATTGAGGAAGCTCTTCTTGCTTCCGGCAATAGTAGGAGCTATAAGATTTAGTAGGACCCATAAGTTCTCTAACTTGTTAGGCTTGGGGCTTCCGGTAAGTATGAGTTTTCCGGCATTAGGATTAGAAGTTACATGTTTCTTGGTAGCTTTGTGCTTCTTAGAACCCTCTTTCCGGATAAGGTGTCCCTCATCTATGATAATGTAGTCCGGCTTAAACCCAGTAAGATAACCGGCTTGGTCATATGTGGTAAGGATAATATCAAAGTCTTTGACCTTCTTAAGGAGTTCTTCCCGCTTCTTACTTCCAACAGCCCAGAAAACTAAAGCTTCCCGCCCAAGACATTTCTTAACTTCATTCTTCCACTGGTCTGTCTTAACTACAAGATTCTTTGGGGCAATAACCAATAGTTTAAAAGTGTTGTTTCCGGCAAGGATTCTACAACGGTAGAGACTGGAGTAGCTCTTACCACTACCTATTCCCATATTTAAGATGATATTTCTCTTCAGCCTATTGACTTGCAGAAGTTTAAGTTGGTACTCTTTGGGAGGAAGATGGAACATCGACATATCTAACTCTTCCGGTTCCATCTTGTCCATAGGAGTAGATTCTATGAGATACTGGTCTATAAGTTTTTGGATTTTAGGGTCCGGCACTACATCAAAAGCTTCTAATATGTCTCTAATAGAGGCTTGCGGGAACTCATAAGAAGATAGTATACTATCTCCATCTACGTCAATTTCATAGCGGGGAATTCTGTTCTTGAGCTTCTCTATACGCTTCTTTTCAGAGATTAATTCCCACTCAAGTTTAATGTTTTTTCCACTAAAACTAGCCTTAATCATAGTATAATCATACCATGGAACTTACTACTTCTGATAGGATATATTCGATTTGGATCTTTATTTAATCTTAGTCTTCTTGGCAATTCTTCTAACTCTTGGATTGGCTCTCTGGAGTCTATATAAAACGGATGTCATGATTCAGAATTTTAATTCTCATACAGATTTTGTGGATAACAAACTCTCAGAGATAGAATCGCTTTTGAATTATGTAAAGGTTCGATTCGAAAGTCATGAAATTAATACTGGAGAAGCTATTACCCTTACTAGTTATGCCTTAGATCTCCTAAAATTGGACCATGATATCGTAGCCTATGATTTCTATAGTCACGGAACTAATTACCTCCATCTAGATAAGCAGTACAATATGGTTCCCCTTACCTCTGGTCTAGAAAGAGAGTTGAGTTTAGTAAAGCTGGAACAGAATATACAGAAACGGGCACAAGATCTTAAGGTTGATATTAAGACTAGAAGACCTACAGGCTAAATTCTGCTGGATTAGCTAGACCCTTTAAGTATTCGATAATTTCTATTTCCCGTTTCTTTACTTCGTATGGCTTACAGCCTATAATGACAGAAATTTCTTTATCTGAACGGTCAATTCCATCAAGAAGCCCATAACGAAGAGTCATAAACTGTTGATCACTAGGGTGTAATTGTCCTATAAGCTTTAGTAGATTTTCGTGGTTTAAAGACTTTTCCGTCTGTTCTGTAGCCCCATACTTACTATCTTCGGCTTCCAGGAAGGCATAACCATCCATATTCTCTTCATCATTACAGGTCTGGTCTAGAGACTTGATAGTATCAAGATACCTACCCAGTCTAGCAGCAGTATCTTCATCCATCTTCTCTTCCGGGTAGACTTTATTATAAATCTCTGCTAGCTGCTTAGGAGGAGGTGAGAGTGACTCAGGGTGTTCAGAACACCATTGCCCGAAGACTCTTCTAAGCTTATCTACTTGGTCATGAATATGGATAGGAATCCGGATAGTAGCTTCTTTATCCTGTATACCACGGCGTATACTCTGCTTAATCCAAGAAAATACATATGTACCAAGTCTTAGGGGAAGACCCTCTTTAGTAACTTTAGTTTGATCGAACTTATCTAATCCATGGATAAATCCTAAAAGTCCTTCTACGAAGTGGTCATAGGTTTCTAGATTAGGGGCACCCTTCTTCCGGGCAGACTCTTTAAGATAAGCCATCCGGCTGTACTTAAGGATAATACGGATATTATGCTTAATTAGTAAATCTAATGCTCTTGCGGCACCAGGAGAGAAGTACTTATTTCCCTTAGTAAGGGTGGAACTTTTAGCTAATTCATAAATACGGTTATGGAACTGTTTAGCAGTTTCCTTCTCCTCTTGCGGGAATCTCTTTGCTAATGTGTCATAAGTCTTCTTTATAGGAATCTTATAGGCGGCAACAAGTTCAAATTCCTCTTCCCGCTTGAGTATCTTATGTTTCTTAGCAACATTAGAAAGATGCTTCATTACATCTTTATCTTCTTTCTTCTTATCTTCCTTCAATCCAACCAACCCCACTTTGACATAACCTCTCCTCCCACAGCTGAAACGAACTTTTGGAGGTCCATCTCATAAAACCCAGTACAATGAACAGAACCCATTTCTAAGATTCCCAACCCCTGTTCTGTTCTTCCCACATCTAGGACATAAATTGGCAAACCCTCTAGATGTGGTACTGATTCAGCAAACTCTATTACATCTGCGGGAACTTCACCATACTCTGGTAAGTGTCCTTCTAACTCATCAAATACATAGTACTTAGAGCCGGTTACAAACTTATTATGGTGAATTACACACCTATATTCTTCTAATATCTTTACTGGCTGAGCCACTACAATAAGAGTTTCTAGAGGGAGGTCTAACATCTCTATATGTCGCTTAAAGGAATGAACCTGGCTTTTAAAAACAGGTCTTCCAGTAAAAATCTTATCATTAGAATTAGGCCGTACAAATACTGCTAATTCAGTAATAGGATTTATATCATCAGTTAATCCATTATGGACCTCTCCATAACTATCAAAAACTTCAACTATCCGAGAGAAAAACTCAGAGATTGGCATCATGGAGTAATGCCTATTAATTAATAGTCCATTCCAATGGGAGTAGTAATATTGACAAGTCATCTTTTCAGGAAAGTAGAAACAAGGCCAGTCTGGATTATCTTGAAAAATCTTATTACAAGCATTTATACTTCCATAAAAGATCGCTGGAGACTTATTATAATTGTCTTCAAATATGTCCACCATCTTGACAATAGACGGACTCATATAACTCCTCCGAACTGTATTGGTCAATCCATTAAGTTCTTCACGGCTACCGATACTGGAGATTAACCACCTCATCCTTTATAAATCTCCATAAGTTCGTCTTTAGTACCAAACCCTAACCAGTAGGATAGAAGCATAGCAAAATACTCATCTTTAACAGAAATATAACCTCCATGCTCTTTATAATTGCGGGTGTAGAGTACGGGAACATCTCCTTCCTCCTTACAATACTTAGATTCAATCTCCTTAATCTTCCCGTGATGTCTGTAGGGGTTGGAGGCAGAATACTTACTGTCTCCTTTAAAGAAACTGTACCCTTCAATCTCTACATCATAATCACTGAGAGCATAGTTACCAGCACGTTCCATCTTTCTTTTTGCCGGAATTTTGAATTTATTAAGAACTTTGGCAAAGAGGGATTCGGAATTTTTCCAATTCTGTGAACTGCTCCCCATGTTATTCTCCCACCGTAGCCACGATATCTTTCTCAGAAATAGCCAAGAATTTGGACTCTCCGGAACTAAAATTTAAGCCATATCCTTTGAGCCAAAAAACTCTATCTCCACCCTTTAATTCTTTAACTTCTGGTCCCGTTTGCTTCATTACTGTGCCAAATTTATCAATGCCTCTGGCGAAAGAGGGAAGAATAAGCCCACCGGAAGTTACTTCTTCTTTTTGTTCATCTTCCTTAATGAATACTACATCCCTAAGGGGCTTGAGGGTTTCTACAGTTTTCCCGTAAGCATAAACTTGGCTCCAGGGAATAGATTGTAATTCATACTCCTCTGCACTCAAAGCAAAAGGTACACAGTCCAACTCATGTGCTAGTATGAACCCGCTTACCTTAACTGTCTTTTTTAAATCAGATGGAACGGAAAGTACTTCTACTAATCTGTATTCTGTATTAGTAATGCCATCTTGACCGGTAAGATAGGTATCCGGAAGAGCTATACCTCCAGTAGTCATATCAGGTCTTTTCCGGCGTCTCCCTACTACAAATCCCTTAATAGCGGGCTTAAGAGTTGCTGGTTTAATCTTTGTCTGCATTGTCTACCTCTGGTATACTATTTCCATCTTTTATGAACTTATCTACCCTAGAAACTAGACGGATGGATTCCATATCACAACCCCGTCCACCATATATAAAGGGAATCTTATTATTACCTGATTCAAAAACTCTCACATCCCATTTAATAAAATAGTCGTTTTCAAGCTTGTATTCTTGAAAGGGAAAGAGGTCTGATATCAGCAACTCTACTGCTCTATCTCTAATTCTTTTTCTTTGTTCCGGCGGAAGCTCATCTAGTATTTCTTGGAGGTTCATGCTACTCCTAATTCTTTAGCTCTAGGTGTAAGGTCTATAATGTCATAGTTCTTAAGATCATGACTTGGGCCTTCATAATTCCAAAACCATTCGTCTACTTCTTTAATCTCTTCTTCTGTTTCTGGAAACTTAAAAGCACAAATAAGATGGTCGTATTTCTCATATTTTAGGCTCACCATCCTATTACAACCCTGTTTAATTGCAAAATCTATGTGTTTCTGAAAGTTAAAGTCTAAAGCTTCCATGTCTGATGAAATATGGATAATATTCAGGGGAATTATCATACTGCTACTGCCTCTGGCTGGAAGATTTTCAATCCAGGGCTTGTGGCAATCAATGATTTATACAATTCATATCTCCTGAGACTGTGGTGTTTCTCTAATCTGTTATTAGCTATATAATTACGGGCGTTATTCCCTAATTTCTTCCGGAGTCTTTCATTATTAATTAATTCTTCTAGGTATTTTTCAAATTCTTCTGAATTCCGGTAAAGTAGGGCTGTCTCCTTATGGACAAAGGCTCTACTGTAGGTTACATAATGTGGTAAAATTGAACAAGCTGACCACGCAGAATATTCTAGTGCCTTTAGGTCACTCTTACTCATATTAAATGGAGTAGGCTCTAAAGGAGCCAGTCCTATATCAATATTCCGGACATTCAATTGGTAAGTATCAAAAGGTGTTGCGGGAATAAAGTGTGTTCTCTTTTGTGCCCCTAAACCTGCTTTATAACAATGGTCCATCCGTCTTTGAAAGAACCAAGGATCTCCAATATACACCATCCAAATCTTCCCGTGGTACTTATCCAATACTTTATTTAAGGATGACTCAATGGTCTTATAGTCTTCTTGGTGGGTAGAAGTTCCTGTATACCCCACACGTACTACTTTTTGTAGTTTACCTTCATTATCGGCATAGTAAGAGGGAATAGTACCTAGCCCAAATGTATTAGAAGTTCCCTTAAGCATTCCATCGGGACCGGCTTCTTCAATACTGAGGTCCGTTTCCCAATGAACTCTTTCCATGTTATTACAGAAGACGGAAATATTTCTATTATAGGGACGTACTACATCAGCTAGTTCATCAGTAGTCACAATAACATGATCGGGCAGTGCCCAAGCTTCCTTAAGTTCTTGTTGTCCCTTAACTCTTTCCATTTCTAGAAGAGGAATGAGGGCATTAGCCTCTTCATTCTTTCCTTCCATCTGAAGCTGCCGGTACATTTGTATTGTGCCACCAAGGGCGGTACTAAAATGACAAGGGTTGTGTCTTTCTAGATGTACGTAATTGTCATCTAAAATAAGTAGAAGAGGTTTACCTAATAGGTCACATGCAGACCTTATCATCTTCATGATATCTAATTGAGTTACACGTTGAACTGCAATTAAATCATACCTGGCAATTTGCTTAACTAGGGCATTGAAGGAGCTTCCTGGAACTCCACTGTCTGAGGGAAGAATACACTCATAATCCGTCTCTACTCCATAAGCCATTAACCACTTGTGAGGATTAATAGCCGTAAGTTGTGCAGGTCCCGCTTGGTCACTTAGAAAAATTAATGTTTTCATTTTCTCCAGCCTCTTTTCCCAGGAGTGTACGGAACTGTTAAGGTATCAACCATACTCCATCCTAATTTAAGTCTGCCGGACACCACACCATAAGAATAAGGACAATTTTCCTGCTCTATAATGTCTCCGATAGGTAGAAGCTGACCCTTCCATTCAACTTTTTTTGTTATTCTCTGGTTTCTCATATTAGTCTTGTGGGATACAAACCTACAATTTTCTTCGGAATACCCTTTATCGTTATCTTCCCGGTCGAGTTCATACCCCTGTTCTAGAAGTTCATCTAAATTAGGGTATTTCCCGTAAGCCCAGTTTTTGAAGTTTAGATAACCTTCTCCACCACCAGTCCACTTTTCTGTAATATCTATCCCCCGTTCAATGTAATTAACTGAACAATCAAGATAAGTCTTAGTAGTTCTAGCAACCAGTGCAGACCATCTAGAGTAGAGAATGGTCTTCCCGCCAAACTCATTTCTTCTACTATCCCCATGTTTGGTCTTTTTCTCAATGGGAAGGCAATTAAAGTGTCCCAAATCCTTTACTATTCTAGTGCGGTTTTGTACAACTTCTTTTCCGCAAAGATTACAAAGACATTTAAAATTATAATGGAAGTTAGGACCTACATGGTCTAGACAGATTACTTGGTATCTTCCACAAGTGCTTCCGGTTAAGTCCTCAAAGGGTTTTCTAGGCATTTATTCTTTAACCAACTCTGGCAGGAAGACGGCAAGACTTACTGTAAGTAATAGTCCTAAAAAAGGTTTGAGCAAATTCCACATCTCCTACTATCTATAGGAGTATCATACCATACTTTTATTTAATCTTATTGTCTAAGTTGTGGAATTTAAGGTTCATTTTATATTTAGATATTAAGTCATGTTCTACCGGCAAGAAGGGATCATCAAATTGCCGAAGGTCAGTTATTAATTCAAAATCTTTAGCTAAGTAGCTCTCTAGGGTTAGCCTGAATAAGTTGGGTTTTGATTCCCGTATTCCATATACCGGAAAAGGGATATCTTTTTCATCATAGGTTTCCGTCCATACAGTTGCTGTATGAGTTGTATAATATGTCCTGAGAGAGTGTTCATATACTAATGGTGCATAACAAGCGTCTAATATTAGAGTTACCCGCTCTTCCGGCAAGAATTGCCTTATATGATTTACTACTAGTCCTAGACTAGCATCCTTCCAGTGATCCTGTTCTTCATCACATAACCCTAAGAGTCCGGTTTGTCCACTTCCGTGGCAGGATATATCTATTATTATCTCTTGTTCCGGTTTAGCTTGATCCTTAACCTTCTGTAGGAAGTAGTCTAGTCCCTCCCAGTCATTGGCGGAATAAAGAAGATCTATCTTTCCCGGATAGTAGGTATTCCATCCATTAACAGCATCCATACTAGAGTATATAGCCAAAAAAGGCTCTGCCGAATAACAGGGCAGAGCCAAAAAGAAAGATAAAAGAATCATGAAGATATGTTTCATGAATCTATTGTAACTTTAAGAAGTGCTTCCTTATTATATACTTAGCTTCTTCCAATAAGTGGTCTTTTCCCTCTTTGTTATTGAAGACCCAGTATCCACCCCATTTTTTAAAGATATCTTGCGGCAAGTCTAAGTCTGTCTCATATCTACTATTATCCGTTGCCGGATTGGGTTTAAGCCCTCGGGCAATCCTAGTATTAATATCCGCATAGACTCTATAAGGGGGAACTTTTAGATCTAGAAGGGGTATCAACTCTACGTCAAATAGACGAAGGTCATCTATTATATAGTTTCCTAAGGGCAATAGAGACTTAAGGAGCATATCAGTAAAGAGGAAAGGGTCTTCCGCCTTACATGTATTGCTAAACTCTTCTAGCTCTACCCGGAATTCTTCTTTATTGTATTCAAGATATTCTATACCTATATGCTTATAGTCACAGAATAGGGTTTTAAGAGGTCCGGCAAAGCTTACTTTTTCTACCTTTATCCCAAAGTCTCTAGCTACGTCTATAACTAGATTAGAGAAATATGTCTTACCTGAGCGTCTCTGACCACATATACTAACAATGTTTGCCAAATTACTTTCTCTCCATCAATTCAATTGCCCTATTCAACATTTCTCTCAACTTATAACAATTCTCTAAACTCAAGTACCTAGTAGCTGCATCACAGTAGGACTGCTCTTCATCACAATTAGCTTCACAGTTTCCGGTAACTCCTCCAAAAGTATCTCCAGTTCTTTCACATTCTATATCTATAGGACAATTGGACACGGATAATTCTATTGCCGGAAATCCATAACACCCTATTCCTATATGTCTCATCTCTATAACAGGATAGTAAACACCTGTTTTTCCAGGAATAGTTCCTATATGCTCGAAGAAATAACTCATCTATTCTTCTACCTCAAGCTCTACTACACTATAGGAATTATCGTAAAGGTCCATGTTCTCTTGATGGAAAGGGTCATAGGGATTCCGGCAACGCTTTCTAAAATTTCCCTGAGCAATTCTCTTACAAAATTCTTTATCTCCACCCCAACGGTTTATTGGGCCTTTTAATTTTAGTTTTTCAGCTCTTTTAGAGATCTTTTCCATATAAAGATTAGTATTGTGGGCTAATTCTTCCGCCTTTTCTTTAGAGGTAAAGGCTTTGACATCCCAAGTACGAGTACCATCTTTGGCTCCGCCCCACCCTCTAACTAAGTATACTTTCATTGATTGACCTCTGCCGGAAGAAGTAAGAATATCTGAGGAAGGTATTCTAATAGTATTTCAGTGAGTCCGGAAAAGTAAGGTCTAGAATTGGGACCTAGTTTATTATGCTCATCACTGTTTATTACTTTCTGGAGTTCTATAAGGGCTTCCCGTGCCTCTGAGTAGGTCATTCCGGTGATTCCTCTAATAGAGCCTCAAGTTTTAACCGGTCTTCAAAGTCAGAATTTCTAATCAGTTCTAATTTCCTAGTAAGGGTTTCTAACTCTTTGGTATTGTTGGTATCTAATACCTCACTAGTTGCCTTACAGATTTCCCTAATAGAATTATCCCAATTAGTTGAAGGAATAGTCTTCCGGACAACATCTACTACTTGAGACTCTAAGCACTTGTGTTCCTGCATCCAAGCAAAAATTTCTGAGTGTTCCATGTCAAGATATTCCCGATAAGGATCTACACCCATACCACACAGTTCCCCCAGAGCCTTGATAAGGGGGTCTCTAGAATTTTTCCTCCCCAAAGCCAGACCGTAGTGGCGGGCAAGAATACATGCATAGGTCAATAAATCTGTCTCTTTCTCTTTCATTATCTATATCCTATCATCTTATCTAGTCTTTCTACCCGTCTACGTTTTTCATCTACACTTTGGGCAATTTCTACATCAGAAGCCTTGATACTCTTTAGGTAATAGATATGGTTGTCTACTGCATCTATATCAGATCTTAGAAGTCTCATTTCCGCAAAGAGTAAACTATTAATTTGAGGAGCTTCTTCCGGTTCCATATTTAATAATAATGTACTGGGGCAGTTAGAGACTCCATTCCGTCATACTCTTGAATTTCCCAAGGACTACCATCTGGAATTTCTACTATTTCTAGCTTGGCATGTCTACCATTAGCAGCCTTTCCCAACTCTTCTACTACTTTAATTAAAGAAGGGTGGTCTCTAAGCTCACGAATTCTGCATCCGTCCGTAAGTACAAATTTAAAATCAGGAGAAAAGATTTGACCAAATATTGCATCTGGGTCTTTCTTAAACTCTTCAATTGCCGTATCACGCCACGTAATAGGGAAATATTCTTCTACCGGTGTGGCGTCTATTCCTTCAAATCCCATCTCATAAAGCATCATTATAGCCCTAGCTGAGAGTCCAAATCCACCATAACATTTATTGACCACTACTTTCATATTATTCTTCCTACATGTGATTTTCGCAATATCGGTAGTTACATTTACACTCTTTACCAGCCTTGAACGCTCGAATCTGATTAACAGATTCTTTTGCCAGAAGATCAAATTTCGTGTAATGTTCATCTTTTATTGGTCTTACTAATTCTCTCTCACTTTCCGGTTCCCCTAGTAATTTAGTTGATATGTAGAGGATCTTAGTTTTCTCTATCTTTAATGGGGAGAAGTAGCTGTCTGTATTAGCCATAATACCATAGAATTGCGTCTGGATAAAGTGGCTTTCAACCTTTTCTTTGATGATTTCATCAAATCTTAACTTAAACTCTAATGGATCATCATTAATAGACTTGATATCAAGGACTACCGGCTTGTTCTTATGGACTTCTATCTCATCAATATAGCCCATAATTACTACTTCCCCAGTATCTGGGTCTCTATAAGTTACAGGGATTTCCGGCCAAGATTTTTCTAATTCTTCCCGTAAAGTAGTATCAACATACTGTCCCATACTATTCCGAGATTTCATATTAACTTCCGGAATAAAGTAGGGTTTAATCATCTTCAATCCAGGAGTATTCATTGCCCGTCTTTGGTAGACTTCATGAATAGCATGTCCTACATCAAATTTGAATAATAAGGATTCCGGCCAAGTCTTAGTCTTCTGAGCTTCAGCTACAAGCTTCTTAGGGCAACAATCCCAAGTCTTAAAAGACCCAACACTAAGTCTGCCGGACCACTCAAAGTTCTCCCTTCTCTGATACTCCTGCTGGATAGCAGCAGATTTCTGGGCAGAACAGTAGGTGTTTTCACGGTAAATTAAAAGTTCGTCTAAAAGACTCAAGAGTTCACCAACTTTCTAAGCCTTTCTTTAGCCAGTTCAAATTTCTCCTCTGATCTGTCCATCCGATCTTTTATTACGGGAGGAAGAACTCTACCATTAGAACTACACCAGAATCCAAAGTAGAGATTAGAGTAATCTTCCCAATAGATTAACCATCGGGCAGCTCTTTCAATTTCACTCATTTGGTAATGCCTCAAATAGAGGGAGGAAGTCCCTCTCATGTATAATAACATACCGGTCATCTGTCATCTTATTATCTTCACAGAATATTAAGTGTAGGAAGAAGGTCTTCCGTTCCCTTGCAGCTTGTAATCGATATTTCCGGAAGTCTTCCCGCTTAACAGAAAAACTACCTTTCTCTGTAGACTTAGTATCTACTTGATAGTAATCATCTTTAGCATCACCTTTACCGAAAGGCCCTCTACCACTACCAGAGACAGGATTAAGTTTGAAGACTTTCTGGGTAAGGTCCTCAGCCAATTCCCATAATTTCTTCATAGACTTTTATCCGTATCGGGTTTTTCTTTTTTCTTTAGTCCAAATAGCTCGTTGGAGTGTTTAGCAATCTCTTTTTGGATATCTCTTAGTTTATCAGGATTTTCCTTGAAATACTCCTTTGCTTGCGCAATCCTAAGCTTTTTATCAGGAATGATTCCCTCATACATTCCCGTTGCCCCTTTAGAAATTCCGCAAATATCTAAATACGCAGCATAGGAGAGGGTCTCATCAACTATATCAAATGATTTGGTCTCAAAATCAAACTTTCCAACAGCTCTTCGGGAACCCTGATTTCCACAGAATTTATTCTTATATATTTCTAGATGTATTTCTAGTCCTGTCTGTATGTTATTATCAAAGATTGGATGCTTAACTGGTCTGCCCCCCTCCTTGACTTCTATCTTCCTTCCGTCTATCTTTACTCTAACATCACAAGCATATTTAAGAGCCTGTCCACCAGGAGTCACATAATTAAGGTTTTCTCCAATACGGTTGACTTTCATCATATCCATACCAAACCCTCCAGCCTCAATCTGATCCTTCATGTGATTAATGAGGAAAAGTATAGGTCTAGTATTGGGGTCTAAGGTATTCCATTGATTAATGAACCTAGTTAATATAGTAGCTCGAATGGCCATTTGAGGAGTCTTATCTACACTAAGGAATTCTCCTTTTTCATCCATAATTTCCTTGCGAACGGGCATCCCACCAATGGAGTCAATACCAACCAACTTCAGATTAGGGTCATTCTGGGCTTGAAACATAGTAATATTAAGTCCCTGTTCGGCTGTATCTAATTCAATACCCTCATCTACCTTAGAGTAATCTAAGATGTATAGCCGGTTTAGGTCTATTCCTACGTCCTCCATTCTTACGAAGTTAACGGGTTCATAGGCCAATATTAGACAGGTGTATTCTGGATTTTCATCTTGGATAGCCTTGATGGAATGTTCCAACATACAAGATTTGCCCTTACCGTTGGCTCCAGCTACTTCAATAATACACCCTTGAGGTAGTCCGGGAAGTCCGGTTTCTGGGTCTATTTTTCCTAAAGCTAACGCAAAGCTAAATGGTTGTACGGGGTAACACTTTCTGTTAAGATAAGCTTCTACCTTCTGAGAAGCCTTTGTTAGCTTAAATCTGTCGTCATCATCTTTCTGTTTTACCAATCTCAAACTCCTTAAGATTATAGTTCTCTATGAGAATATTATACTCTGTAGGAGGAGTAGTAGACATTAGGTATTTATTAAATTCTTTCCGGAAGACTAAGATATCTGAGAGGTGAGTTGCGTAAGACTCCCATGAGCAAAAACTCTTAAAAAACTTCCCGTCATATTTAAGGAATTTACTATTCCAAGATTCATCTAATTCTAAAAGGGTAAGGTTATTCGCCCATTTAGTACTCTTAATGGGGTAGGTTTCTTGGGCTAAAGGGTGTTCCCCGAACTCTGATTTATAAAGTATTTCCGCCAAGATAGTAGTACTGCTTATACCTACTTCTACACCGTAGAAGAGGGAGAGCTTGTTCTCTATCTGTTCCGCCAAGTATTGACTGAAGACTATAGCCTTAAATAGGAACTCTTTCTGGGATTTCCCTAATATGGCTTGTCCTTTATTGTTCAAATTGTAAAGACTCATATTAGCGCTTTAGGAGCGGTAATACGGGAAGATAGGGAAGCTGTTTCATCTTTAGTATCAAATATTGTGCTAATTAACGTAACTGATATAAAGGTGAAGACAAATCCTACTACTAAATATCCTAATTTTTTCATAATTATTTATGGGAGAAAAAGAAGTCCTTGAAATAAGCTATTAGGGCAATTACTGACATGCCCCCTCCATAAAGGAACTTCTGGAAGTTGTCGAAAGTTCTTTCATGACTTTGAACTTTACTGTCTATCAGGTGGATCTTCTCCATTTGGTCTATCTGGAATTGTTTAGATTCCATCCGGATAAGGTCTAACCCTTTAAGTACTTCTATGTGGTTAGAATTAGTCAGGGTGTAGAGGTCATCTAACTTAGAGTCTAAGCTCTCTACTCTTTCTTCTATCCAGTCATCATTGGTGGGCATGGATAGAAATCCCTATTTCTTTTTTGGTGTTATTACGCTATTGTCAGCATCAAGCTTTTGTTTAGAGGCATCTACTACGTGGTTTACCAAAAAGACGCTTGTAAAAAGTGTTACGAAATACTGTACAAATGATTGTAAATCAAATTGGGATGCGTGGCCTTGTAAGGTTAAAGTGAGGAAAGTAGTAATTGCCGTCAATAGGGTTACTGTAGCCTGAAGATATTTACCATAATGGTCAGCTACATGGTTAGAATCAAGATTCTTCAGTTGACCTTTGCCCATGTCCACAATAACTTTAATAGCAATAGCTTGAATTGCGGGGCTCTCCATTAATTCTTTCGCCAAATCCATTTATCTAATCTCCCTTAACTGAAGTATACTCTTCTATTTTAGCGAGAAATTTCTTACCTTTCCGGCCAACCTTAGTTGTCATCAACTGTTCTGGAGTAAAGAACCGCATAGCCCAATCTATTGAGCCTCTCTTGATTCCATGTAAGTCCGCTAGCTCTTGAGGGTAGTAGTTCTGTAGAGACTTAAGAAGCCAAACCTTGTCATCTAGAAAGTGATGTTTTTTGTTCAATTCAATACTGCCCCCATATTCATAGCAAAAATAATGGCAAATCCACCATAAACCCCCATGGCAATCTTCTGTATATTTAAGCTTGGGGGAAGCATTTCTTCCGGAAGCATTTCTTCCATTCCCCCAAAGTCTGGATGTTTATATGCCTGAAAAGCTAAGTAGGAGAATGTTAACATCAGAATTCCGTCAATAACTGCTAGTAAAGAGTTCATTTTTCCTTCTTTCCATCCGCAGATGGTTTCCAACCTGGATTTTTATATGCACACCACTCATGAGTATCCTCGAATCCTAAGGCTACGTTAGGGACATTTGCCCCTTCAGCCATTCTTCTAAAATAGAAGTTTAACCTTTCCCTTAAGGTTTCTGAATTATCATCATTTTTGCGGGAATTTCCTACTATGTAGTAGATCCAATCTCTAAACCAAATATCAAATACTTTATCTTTAAGATCCATTACTTCTCCTCGGTTGTATGGTATGGATTAGACACTTTAGGCAAAAAGGGTCCCCATTATTAAACTTTACATGGCATCCTAGTATTTTGCAAGTTAAATATTGGTGGAAATAGGCTTTAAATTTAGCCCAAGGGTTCCGGTAAAGCCCACAATATCTTCTCATCTCACTAACTTCTCTTGAACTTCTTCCGCCTTACTTACTGCTTGGGTAAGAAGTTCCGGATTCTTATCTGTTAATTCCTTAATACTAAAGAAAAACTTATGGTCAAAAGTTACTGCTACTCCAGCAGGGATTCCGGAAGGGGTCTTCCCGTAAACACAATAGATAGCTTTCCATCCTTGGCAGGTGCCATAGTGTTTGGTGTAAGTGTGGCTTGTTATAGTATCGTCAAACTTCTCTACTTTTAGGTTTAACTGGTTCTGATCGCATCCAGTCAGTGCCAAGATAGTGAAAAGTCCTACCAGTAAATTTGATTTTTTCAATTGTCCGTATCTCCCATACTAATTCCCCAAGGTCCTCTATTGTATTAACTTTATGCTTCTTTAGATACCGGCGGGTTCTACTTACACTTATTCCAAATAATTCGGCTATAAAGGAAACATTTAGATGGGCGTGTTCTCCTCTAATCCTCTTGTTCTTCATCCGGCAAGGCTTCTTTTATATTTTCTATCCCATAGTTAACTAATATTCGAATTAATGTTCCCTTACTAATCTTATAATGATAGGCTATTTCCCTCAATATTTCATCTTTAGACCTATCCATATATATTGTCCTTAAGACAAGAACTTCACTCATCTTCTTCAGGCTCCAGTATCTGGAAATTCTCTATATCCTTATTTCGATATCCCTTTTCAGTACAGTAGAAAGACTTAAGGGTGAGTAGTGACTGGCAAGAATTCATAATCTCATCACTTACTGTATCTACCATATAGGTAAGTCTACCATCTTTTTTTAAATGAAAAGAAACTTGGAGGTTAATCATGGGGTTGTAGTCAAAATAATACCAGAGTAGTATGGAGGGTAATATGGTATACCTATCTTCGGCATTTCAGCAATTAGGAGTTTGGTCTTTAGGTCTTCTATCTCTTTCCGTAAGTCCTTAATTACTTTTGTAGATTGGTTTCCCTCCAAAGCCTCAAAGAACTGGTCTTCTGTCCATTCCCTGTCATGGAAACATGAATCAAAGAAGCAAATGCTTTGATCCTTGGGTTGATACCTGATTTCCGGACCATTTTTCCCACATTCAATAAAGATTCCCCAAGATTCCAGAGTAAAATCTACTTCAACTCCTAAATCTTCTACTTTCTTAAGAAGTCTTGCCAATTCTGAAAATGTATTAGTGAGAGACATCTTGATCCTCTATCATGCGGGAAACACTGATAACTTGTTGGAGGTCATCTCTGGAGAGGGTCATCTCTGCATCCAAAATCTTTACTCGCAATCCTCCTTTAGTGACCGTGATAGTCCCTAATTCCTCTTTAGTCTTACTGCTATAAGCAGTAGCCAGGTTAACTTCTTGGATGTTTTCGTTATCTGTCTCTTGATCCATTACTACTGCGGGAGTAGAGTTTGCGGAAAACAGTAATGCTAATGTTGGTATAAGTGCTTTAAATATCATAATCCTTTCCTTTTTGCTGAAACAGTTAAAATCCAAGTACCAAAGGGCTCTTGAGGAAAATCTTTAAGATTTACTATCGTGAATTTGCTCCCATCTTCTTTAGTAAACACCTCACCAGAGCCATTCATCCTGAGGGACCCCGAAGAAGTATATGTTGTTATTAAACTGACATCAACAGTATCCTGGGGTAAATCCATGACTCTGGCTGCATCCGGTTTAAAGCCAAAATTAGCAACTACATCCCATCTTTCTGAAGGGGACTTTACTGATTCTTCTAGGGATATGGTAAGGGTTGTTCCATCAAAAGTGACATTAACTCCTTCCCGTTTATCTGTTGTGTAAATTTCCACAAGCTGATCAAAGCAATCCTTAACATTAAAGGCTCCAAAATGTCTTCCTCCTGCACGTATATAGCCCGATTCAATAGATATTACTATTGGACCATTACGAAAGGGCAAACATTCCTTTTCTATATACTCAACTATACGGTTTGCGGAAACTTTTATAAAATCATTCCTACTTTGTGGTAAGTATTGATGATACACAGTAAAATAGTTCTTCATTATTTATCTCCTAAGTGTTTAGTAATCAGTTTCCGGTAGAGATCCCAAGGGAAAAGTCCAGGGTCAGCGTGCGCCATACCTGGTTTCAGCCTCTTGGCATACCCCACAATTTCTGGATCATTATGTCCTTTAACTTTCTCTAAAGGGATATTCCACTTCTTCATAAGAGAGGCTACAAGTTTAGCGGAAGCCTCTAGTAGAGTCTCAGAGGCCCAATTAGGGTCTTTAAGACACTTTCCGAAATCTTCATGTTCCAGACCAATACTTGTTTGATTAAAGCCATAACAATGCCAAGCTGTGTCCTCATCCTTAACCATTTGAACTATTTTTCCGGTCTGGTCAATAATGTAGTGGGCAGAGACCTTAGCATGTGTATTCATGAACCAATTTTCGGCAGAAGTAGCACTTCCGGCAATCGCATGAATTACTATCATGGAGGGCTTCTTTCCCCCTCTTCCCTTAGTGTAATTAGGAGATTGTCTAAACTCCACTTTCCTTCTCCTGGTCTAACATCTCCTTAACTTCATCAAGGGTCATGTACTTTTCCGGTGAATCTAAGGTTTGGAATTGGGCTTCCATCATTCCCTCTACTGTTTTCTTGATAGTTACCATATCTTCTTCAGAGGGTTCCCGTAAACAGGCAAATACAATACCGTCCGGAGGAACTAAGAATATATTATCTGAGATCTTAGTAACTGTCTCTGGGTTTATTTGAGGTGCTCCAAATAGAAAAACTGGTACATTTCTTGGTTCCATCTACTTTACTCCTTATATTCCAAGAGAGCCCATTCCGGGTACTTGGTTTGAATATCTTCCCGTTAAGTTGTAGGGCTTACTTGCCCTCTTATGTTTAAAAAAGACCAGCTGTCCTATTTTCATTCCCGGAACAAGTCTTATGGCAAAGTCTGAACTGTTGAACAGCTCCATGGTAAGTTGGCCCACCCAGCCACAATCTACCCAACAAGCGTCTGGGGAATTCATCAGTCCCAAACGAGCCAGAGAACTCTTTCCGAAAAGCTTTACAGAAATATTATCTGAAAGGACAGTTTTCTCCATCATTGAGGCTAAAACTGCCCGTCTTGGAGGAAGGTAATAATCTTTTGTGACCTTGAATGTAAGGGTATTAAAACTCTCTTTATCCATAGGGTCTACATAGGGTTCTCTACGTTTTCCTTGAGTTTTCTGGGCTTCCGTTAATGAAAACATATCTCCAAGCCTTATATCAAGGCTTGCCGGATTAATTAAGGACTCATCAAAAGGGTCAACTCCTATATCTCCATCTTCTATGGCTTTTCTAATCTCCCAATCAGTTAAGATCATTATTCTTTCCCTTTGGTTAGTTCTAATAGGGCAAATTCTAGTATATTACTATGTAGAAGAGTTCCGTGATTAACTCTTGTATCTGCTGTTTCCGGATTGACTAAGAAGGATTCTGTAAATCCTCCGTCTTCACTGTCTCTCCGGACTACCTTTACTAGGGGATATTTGAACTGGAAGGGGTTTTTCATACTATTTTCAAAGATAACTTTCATTGCTAAAATCTCTACTGTAAAACTTCTAAGGATATTATACCACATGGCAGGCGGAACTGGAACAAATATTTTGGCTAATCTCCAACTTCAAGTAGAGCAAATCTTGACAGTTATGAAGGGTGACTTGCTCAACAACAACTACACTGACCTAAATTCACAATATTCCAATCTTATTACAGCCTTACAAAATGATCAAACAACCGTAACAAATACGTATAATGCCACCGGTAAGATTAATACTCTCACCCAATAGTCCTTTTCCTCCCTCCGCCTTCTAAGTCTAGTAAGTAATTGCTAGACTTTTTGGTATGTATAAGATTCTTCCGGCAATACTAGCTACTTTCTTGATGGTTTCTCCGGCCTTTGCCGGAACTGTTATTACTACTCTTGCCGATAGTCATATTATAGAAGAAAAGAATATGATTAGAACTCGTTCCGGCTATGTTAAAGAACAAGTCAATAAGATAACCATCTATACTTATCTAACCTCTGATGGGGAAAAGATAGACAAGAACTACAAAATCAAGAACCTAGTTGACTCAAGAACTTTTGAGCAAAAACACCCCATATTAATTCAAGGTGTGACCTATGCCAAGAATAATTTATATTTCATGATTTCTCTGTGATTCTTTGTAGAAACTCTTCATCAAAAACATTAAAAAGCCTATTAGAGAAGTCTTCTCCCTCATAATCTGGGAAGAGGTTGACTAAGAATTGCCCTAATCTCAAACTAGGGTTCTTTTCTAAAGCTTCTCGTAACGCTGAACAGAGATCTATTAACATACCGTCTTCACGGCGATAGGTCCAATTTCTTAGTTTCCCGTAACGGTCAAAAGCTCCAGCTCTTTGTTCTTCATTCATTATTATTTCTCTTTTAGTGGAAATCAGACTGGTCTTTAAGTAAGTATTCTGGATTTATAAGTTTGAAGCAAACTCTTCCACAACTTGGATGATTCTGTTCCACAACCTTTTTAACTACAACTCCTTCTCTTGTCTTTTGCCCGTTGAGGCATGTTTTAGCAGAAGCTAGTTTGGTCAACTCATCTAAATCATAAGGAATTACTCCTAGTTCCGACACCCTTGGTACTTCTCTAGCATCACACCAGTTCTTAAAGTTCTCAGAATCTAAGAATTGACCATTGATCATGACATCATAAGCGAAGAATTTATGTTCTTTGAAGTTGTAATCATAACCTTTCTGGATTCCAGGTCCTGCTATTTCCCCAAAGAGTTCTTCTCCCGGTTGGAGAATTTTCTTAAATCCATAAGCTTCTCCTACAGTCCTATAGACATTATCCTCATAAAAGGTTTTATGGTCTTTCGGTTTATCTTGTAATTGACAACGGCGGGAGCCAAAACAATATTCATATTCTGGTAAGAAACCAAAGAATTTCTTAACATGTTTTATGATTAAGCTTCCATACTCCTTCAAATTTCCAAAACATAGTCTGGGAAGATTTGGACAATAAGTAGGTAATAATGCATATCTAGCTGAAGTCCCATGAAGTTTAGCTGTCACATAGACTAACTCTCCAAACTCAAATATATTGGATTCTGTATAGTATTTAAGGTGTCTGACATCTGTATACTCTTTAAATAAAGGATTTTTCTTACTCTGTTGACCACGCATATGTTTAGGAATAGAGGATACCGGAGGTTCAAATTTAGTTATTCCCAAAGCCTTAGTCACATCCCTACCTGGCTTTAGATCATAATCTCCATCGGTTACTACCTTAGAGAAATCAGACAGGTTTATCAACATTCCTTGAGAGTAAGCCCCTCTAAGTTTGAGAGTCTTAATTCTTCCTCCACTGAGAGTAATCTTACTACCTTCAGGGAAGAGTAACCTTTCAAGCTTTTCCGGAAGAATACTGTCAATGGCAATATAGATAACTTTATCGCTCGGTTTATACCTTGGTTCCCCAAAATTTTCTTCTGTCTGGTTGATATTAGAAGATATTACTGTCCAACCCATTCCTTTGAGAGAATATGAGGTTAACCTATCCGAACCTGGTGTTTTAATTGCGTCTTTAATTTCTACTACTTGAGCTAAGGCTGGAGTAGTATTTAATATTTCGTCTAAAGTCATTTCAAACATTTTGTCTAATTAACTCCTCCACTTCTTCATAAGAATATGGGCGATTACAATATTCAATAGAGTTATAATGATGAAAAGTGTGTGTCACTAGTGAAGAATATATTCATTTTGTAACATCCCTCCTTTATTCATTATCATATTTTCTCATACTATTAGGTTTAAAGTATTCTTCAATTACTTTCTTGGTCTTCGGACAAGAGGTTGTTAATTCTATTTCCCGCAAGAGTTTCCTTAGGGCATTATAGGCTTGGCTTACGTTCTTCAGTTTCTTTCCAAAGAGGAATTCCATCTTCTCTGTCATTTTCCCTTATAGAAGGAAGTATTCTAATGTTTCCATCAATGTAGGAGGTATCAAACCCTACGACCATCAATCTAAAGCCTGGACCGTCTCCATGTTTCCAGCTCCCGGCTTTATGTAAATCAGAAGACTTATACTCCACCATCTGGTTTTTAGGAGCTTGAACTACATTTAGAGTAGAAAATCTACATCTAAGTTCAAATTCTGATTTCCACTTATCATAATCAACTAAATTGTTAGGTAGATGCATGGGAGTAGTTAGAAATTCAGTCTTGGGTCCATACCCCCAAGATATAACCATAAGGTGGAATTCATCATGATCTTTAGCATAATGCTTCCCGTCAAGTAGTCTTACATTGTAATCTGAATGCCACTCTATACCATCTATACCAATAGGACCATTCCGGAAGTCTTGAGGACGTATCTGTAGTATAGTCTTTCTTCCATCAAACGGGAACTGGTCTAACAATTTCATAAGGAATTCAGGAGGACCGGAATCTCTTACTTGTTCATAACTCATCCCAAAGTAATGAGGGCAGTTATAAATCTCCTCTTGTGTAGGAGGGTCTATAACCTTAGTAAATTTCCAAGTAGTGTTATATAACATTTGACTACCAGTTTTCGTAATCAGTAATATCTAATACATTTCCGGAACAGCCACTAAAAACCTTTACTATTACCCCTAAGCTAGTAGGAGTAAATTCAAAAGTAGTACCTCCGCCAACAGCTCCATGGGTTTGGTGTTTACAAAGTTCATCTTGTTCTTCCAGCCAAGGTCTGAGCTTCTCTAATTGTTCTTCAGTGATCTCAAAGTTCATTTAACAGCCTCTACATATATACTATACATGATCCGGATAGGCTCATTCAAGTCTATAGTTGGGTCAAATTGTGACTCATAAACATTAGAAAATCCTAGATTTTCTAATACTCTAATAGCCTTTTTGGCGTCCCAGACTGACTTGTGTTCACCTGCCTGATAAACGCAGAGAGTCAGATAATCAATTAGAGTTCTGGTTTCTGGATAATGATCTCCTATAAATCCACTGACTGGATTGAAGAAATCCCAATTCCCCTCTACGTAATTCTTACAGGTTCTGAAGGCATCCGGCAAACATAGACGAAGTTTTCCACCTTTCTTTAAAGAATTCAAAACACTAATAAGAAATATTCTTCCGTCTTTGTCATCCAAATGTTCTAAAAAATGACTAGACATAGCTAAGTCTACAGATTCTGGTTCAATTGAATCTGGAACTCCTTTAGAGAGGTCCCATTGTACTACATCTGGATGAACTTGTCCCGCATGTGTTGGTGGAAAATCCACACTAATCCAGCCCGGTCTAACATCTGGTCCACATCCCAAGTTAATCTTAATCATTTATAAATCCTCTAGTAAGTTTACATATGTGTTCTATGTCTTCCCGTTTTAGTTCCATTCCCGTAGGAAAAGCTAGATTAGTTTGGGAGAATCTTTCCGCCATGGGGAAATCCCCCTTAATCTTAGCTACTTTTGGAAGTGTGTAGGCGAAGTATTTACGAACCATTACTCCCATTACTCTTAGAGAGGTGTAAAGTCTTTCCCGCACCTCTGGCTGAAAATTCATTACTATGTAGCTAAAATTTGAACTTTCCGGTGGGATGAATAAATTAACTTCCGGTAAGAATTCTTCATACCATTTGAAGATTTGCTTATTATATTCAATGATTTCCCCTACTGAGGCAAGATTAAATCTTCCTATTGCCGCATGAACTTCACTCATTTTGGCATTAGTTCCGCCATCTATATCCAGAATTTCCCCTTCCGGAGCTTCAGAATTGGGGTCAAATCCGAAGTTTCTAGCAGCCTTTAAATAATCAGCTAAGAATTTATTATCAGTACAGATCATCCCTCCCTCACAACTATTTACTAATTTAGTTGCATGAAGGGAGAATACATGAGGAGCACCCTTAAGGTGAGTTACATCCATTCCAGTACAATGGGCTGAATCATATACAGCTACATTCTTCCCGTTAAACTTTTCGGGAACACAGGACCCGAATAGGTTTACTGGCAAAGTCAATCTAGATTCAGAATTGTTAATAGCCATGTTCTCATCTACATCATAGAAGTCTGGCAGAAGTTTGCTATTCTTAACTGCATTTAATGTGGCTATAAAGCTAAATGCTGGAAGTCCTATTCTTCCATTAGGGTATCCGGAAAGGCATAATTGTAATCCTACTGTAGCATTGGATACCGCTACTGCATATTTAAACTTATGCTTATTAGCAAATTCGTATTCAAAAGCTTCTACTTGTTCCCCGTTATTAGTAAGTTTTCCGGAACGGAGTACTTTATAAACGTACTCTATCATCCCTTCCGGATTACAGACATTAGGTTTTCCGACATAGTAGGTCATCTTTCTATCAACTCATAGTTTAAATTAACTGGACGGTTTCCATTATTAAAGATTGCTGCATGGTTCTGAATTTTGTGTTCGAGGTATTCCGGATCGTCCTTCCATAAATCCCAAGCTAAATGGTAAAGTCTGATATCTAAAAGTTTCTCTACCAGTCCAAAGTGTTTGAAGAACTCTATAATCCAAGCATCCGCAATAGGACATCCAGCAGGATATTGTTTCCAAATATCTGTCCGGAGACTCATCAACCACCCACCAAAACCATCAGCATCTCCCCCATAGCCCCAATTGGGCGGAACATAGTTTTCCAGACTAAGAGTGCATCCGGTTAAGACATTTCGTTCTTGAGCCTCCCTTATTATACCAAGATAATCACATCCTGTGGGAACAATAAGGTCTAAATCCGTCATTATAAAAAACTTATCTTGAGGAGGGAAATCCTCAATCATCTTCTGTAAGCCCCAAGAAGCTACATTCTCTTCAAAGATACAAGCCCGTTTAATTTGTCCCCCTTTAACATAACCTTCTAATAGAGGTCTGAGGGAAACAGGACTTTTACTTTCAGCTACATTTATCTCAACTGGCTCAGACCTATTTATAAAAAGACTTTCAATACACTTCTCAAGATAATCCGGTCTTCTGTAGGCTAGTCCATAGATTTGGATCATTTTCTTCCCGTTGTACTTATTATTTGAGCCATGTTCATCTTCTGGTGTCCATACTCCCAAATTCCTATATCTTTGGTATTAGAATGATGAAGGACAGAATTGGTATTCTGCATCTTATAGGTAAGGGCTTCATTGAGGTATCCAATTTTATATCTTGCCGCAAGCCATAGAAATAACGGATAGTCTAAGAGAACCTTATACCCAAACCCAAGAAAGCCAGGAGACTTTAGAATAATGCCCATCTTGGCTACTACTGTAGAGGTATAGATTCTGTTATCCACTGAAAGCTCTTTTATAGTAAGAGTTTGGGGAAGATTCATCCAGTCTAGTGCTCTTCCCAAATGTTCTCCGGCAGGATTAATACTCATTACATCAGTACATACCATATCATAGTTGTTTTCTTCTAGGAAAGCAATAGACTTTTCTAGCTTTTCCGGAAGCCATTGATCATCCCCATCCATAAAGGCTATGTAATCAACCTTAGGAGCTTTAGAGATACAGAAATCGGAAGCTGCTCCTATATTCTTTTCGGGCTGAACTAAAGTCAATAACCCCTTATAAATGTGAGAATAATTTTCTATATGAACAGGCGTTCCATCTGTACTGCAATCATCAGCTATGATTAAATGAAAATTTGAACTCTTCTGATGGAGTACACTTTCCATCATAGGTTTCACAAAGTTTTCTTGATTATATGTCCAGGCACAGACAGATATGGATTTAGGCATTCCGGATAAGCCTCAGAAACCCATAAGCATTTTCCATCTGTTGATTGCTGAAACACATTTCAAATTCTTGGTTCTTATACTCTGTTATAGAAATAGCAAGTTCCTTATCTTCAGGACAAAGAGTCTCTAGATAATCCTCGTATTGGTCTATTAGTTGTTTTTCTTCTTCCTGCTCAGCCTTTAAAGCTAGAGTCAATAGAGCATCCAACTTATCTCTAGCGTAAATATCATACTTTTGCCAGAAATTACAAAAATCTCTAAACTCCCTATTGTTATTAGTTTGTTGACTCATATCTCTTATCCTTTCTATATTCTTTAATAACTTTTCCCGGAACTCCATATACAAGAGAATAGTCCGGAACATCTTTTGTAACTAGTGTTCCAGCACCTATCATACAGTGCTTTCCAATCCTGACTTTAGGAAGAACTGTTACGTTAGCCCCTAGTTCAGTAAAGTCCCCTACTTCTGCAAAACCAAGAATATTACAAGCTGGAGCTATAGTTACAAAGTCTCCTATCCTAGCATCATGCCCTACAGTACTAGAAATATTGATGATAGAAAACTTTCCTACCTGAACATCTGTGGTTATTACACAGTTTTGGCAGACTATAGTTCCTTCCCCAAAGCTTACTGTCTCGTCATCACAGATTAAATCATTAGAGATTAAGGGGTTAAAATTGCTATGTTTAGCCCTAAAGTGATTATAAAACTTGTACCTTAAGTAGGGATCTCCTACTCCCATATAATAAAACCTATCGGTCATATAATTACCAAAAGGTTCTACTACCATCCTGTATTCAAAAATGGAGGAGTTGTTGAACTTTAGAAGAGCTAGAACTTCTTTAGCAAAGCCCCCAGCTCCTAAGATAGTTATCATTTCTTATCTCCGGCAAGAACTTCAAATAATCTTCTTCCAGATTCATGTTGAGCTACTTTGAGTTTTCCCTCTTGTATAAGGTCAACCAGTACTCCATTAACAGTCTTGGGAGTAGCCTTAATCTTAGTGTTTACGAGTTTATTAATCTCTTCCTTATTCATTACTTTACCTTTCGGGAATAGATTAAAGAATATTGCTTCTATCTTACCCTTGATTCCAATATCAGCTGTGCCTTTATTTCCCATTTCATCATCTCCAATTTACAGTAATTTTCGTAATTCCACTAAGGCTTCCGCAAAGGTCTCATAATATCCTAGATATAGGGAAGCTTGACAAGGCTTGAGGGAATCCTCTTTACCCTTAATAGGTGTATTAGTATGTGCCGCAAGAGCATATCTACTGTTAGTCTTCGGGCCCTGTCTAATATATAAAGTGACAGAGGGATCTGCCGGTAACTTTGTCTGGTAAAAATTCATTCATCATCCTCATAAGCTTCTTCTTCATCTAGCCAAACACTTCTTCCAGAAAATGCTGAGCACTCTGCCTCACAACCAAGTTGGTGGAGCATCGTTACCTCAGCATAACATAGAAAACATCTATTGTCTTCTATTTCTATATTAAATGTTTCCTCTCCTACAGGGATTCTTTCAAAATACTGGCCTTTAATCTTGTACTCAGTCCAAGTTTGAGAGAAGTCTATCCTCTTCTGATCTTTAGTTGGAGGTGGTTTCTTCTTAGGCTTTCCCACTTATATCATTTCTAAACTTAGGCCTACTATAATATTAGCTACTACTTGAACAAATATCTTAATTACAATTCGGATCAGGGTCTTGAGCATTATCTTCTGCCTTTGGTAATTGAGAAAGGTCGTATTTTCTTTCTAGGACTTCCGCCATTAGTCTAAGAGCAGAGGAAATAGAATAAGTAACATCTATATTAGGCTCAAAGGGAACCCATTCCGTTAAAGCCCAAGGAACTCCATCATTATACATGATGGCCCGAAGTTGATTATCTTCTCCATCAACTTCTATCTGGGTGGGTAGTATACTAATTGGAGATTTTTCTACTATCTCATCAGGAGCTATTTGTTGTTCTTCTCCCTCATTCTCTTCAGGATCAGTAATAATCGTTGATTCCATCACACCCATTAATATACTCTTTGCCTGATCCATCATTTCTTCTACAAAATCATAATCATTGCAAAGGGAAGCTAACGCTCCTAGTGAGTCAATTTCACAGGCCGCCTTGTTGAAGGTATTTACTAGATCAGTGTTATACCTCACTGCTTGGAAATCTAAAGCCATTCTATATTCACCATTTCCCCTCCATATCTGGTATAAGATCCTCCACCATCTACAAAAATGGCTCCGCATTCACAGTACTTAAAGTCATGTTGAAACTTACTCTGGATTACGGTTTGACAAAGTTTACATTTAGCTCTTGGTCCCCAATGACTAGGCATACCATTAGCGTGGTCATTACAGAGAGTTGATACCCAAGAACTCTTTCTAGGTTCCCCATATTCTCCACATTCTTGACACGTAGTTTGGGAAGCCTCCTCGGCTTCCTTAATTAACTCTTTGGCTTTATTATAGTTCTTCCATAAAGTTGTTCTCTTGTCTAAGGGGATTCCGGCATCACTTAATGGATCAAAGTAGTACCGGAGGAAGCCAAATTTCTCTTTTACTTGAGCCACTCTAACTGCATTAAGTGAAGCAATCTTAGCGGAAAGGTCTCTAATAAGACTCTCCCACCCTTTGGGGCAAGAGAATCCACAATAGACATTCTGATAGAGTTCTGGATACAACTCTTTCATTTCACTATAAAAATTTACCATTTAAGTTCTTCCCATGAACCTGTTAAGGCTCCAGATGAGTATTCCGATGATGTTGTTTCAAAGAAATTAGCTAACTCTACTGCATTTAGTATATTGTCCAGCCAACCTAGCGGGTTTTTCTTTTGTTTATACACAGGTTTAAGTCCCAATTGTAAACACCGCCTATCGGCAATAAACCTAATGTACGTTTTAACGCCTTCCTTATCTAAGCCTTCAATTCCTCCTTGTTCAAAAGCAAGATCAATAAACTTATCCTCTAATAATACCATATCCTGACAGGCCAAATATATCTTTTTCTTTAAATTACTTTTCCAAATTTTAGGATTTTCATCTAAGAAGATGTGGAAAAGTTTAATCATAGAGTCCACATGTAGTGTCTCATCACGTACAGAATATGTTACTATCTGGGACATTCCCTTCATTTTGTTAAATCTAGAAAAGTTTAAAAGAATGGCAAAAGAAGAGAATAATTGAAGCCCTTCCCCAAAAGCAGAATAAATAGCCAGGGTCTCAGCTATCTCTTCTAAAGAAGAAGGTTTAATGGTATCCAAGTAGTCATGTTTGGCCTTCATATCCTCATATTCTTGGAACTTACTATACTCAACTTCCGGCATTCCTACGGAATCTAAAAGTCTACTGTAGGCGTGCATATGTATGGATTCCATATTAGCAAAGGCAGTAAGCATCATACGAACTTCTGGAGGTCTAAATATTGGTAAATATTTATCTATATACCCTTCAGCAATACTAACATCAGCTTGGGTAAAGAATCTAAATAGTTGCGTTAATAAGTTTTTTTCTGAGTTACTCAACTTTCCGGTATTCCAATCTGAAATATCAGAACCCAGAGGGACTTCATCCGGCAGCCAATGTATCTGTTGTTGTTTATTGTAGGCTTCAAAAGCCCAATTATATTGGAATGGTTTAAAATATGAACGGGTTTCTAATAAGGACATCTATTACCCCTGGCAACTAAAACAATCTTCTTCCGTCTCTTTCCTAGTAATCCTTTCAATCTGCTGAGAAATTAAGTCTGGTCTTTGTATTGACTCACTCTTCAAGTAGTATAATCCCTTAATGCCCTTTTTATACGCTGCAATATGAACATCATATAAATATTGAACATTAGTGTTTGCTAAGAAAAAGAGATTAATAGACTGGCCTTGACATATATACTCCTGCCTATCAGCAGCATGTTGAATTATCCAATGCTGGTCTATCTCAATAGCTGTCTTAAATACTTCTTTATCCCAATCAGATAAAAACTCTAAATGGGTGACACTTCCGCCATTACCTATAATTGAAGTCCAAGTCTCATCTGTGTTCTTCCCCAATTCTTCTAATCTTTGTTGAAGATACTTATTCTTAATGTAGAAGCTACCACTAAGAGTCTTATGGGTATAGGCATTAGCCCGGAAAGGTTCAATAGAAGGGCTAGCTTCTCCACAGATAATAGAGCTGGAAGCATTAGGGGCTATTGCCATAAGGTGTGCATTTCTCTCATTTCTTAGATCACCAGCCGGACCTTTTTTATTATACAACTCTTTAGAAGCTTCTGTTGCTTGGGCTTTCAATTGGGAAAAGATCTTTCTATTTATCCCCGAAGCCAGGGGTCCCTCAAATGGAATATTTAACTTCTGAAGATAAGAGTGAAACCCCATAGCTCCTAATCCTAAAGACCTTTCTCCTTTGGCTGAGGCTACTGCCCTCCACAGTTCTGGTGGAGCAGTTTGAATAAAATTTTCAATAACATTATCCAGCATCTTTATCAAGTCAGAAATAAAGGTTAGATGGTCCTTCCACTCATCATACTTCTCTAGATTTACAGAAGAGAGGCAACATACAGCTGTACGATCCTTACTTGTAGGAAGCTCAACTTCTTGACATAAGTTGCTAGTATTTATCCTCAATCCTAATACTTTAAGGGACTCTGGTAAGTGTTTATTAGCCGTATCTATAAAGTGTATGTAAGGTTCCCCTTTAGAGATCCTAGTTTCTAGGATAAGACGGAATAAGTCTCGGGCTTTTAAGGTCTTAGTTACTTTCTTAGAATGTGGATCAATTAAATTCCAATCTCTTCCCGCAATGACTGATTCCATGAATTCATCTGTGATATTTACAGCATTATGGATATTAGGGCACTTTCTATTAGAGTCCCCACCGGTAGTCTTTCTAATAGTAATGAATTCTTCTATCTCTGGGTGGTCAATATTTTGGTAAGCAGCGTAGGAACCTCTACGGGTCTTACCCTGTGCTACTGCCAAGAATTGAGAATCTACAGTCTTGAGGAAGGGGATACTACCTGTAGAAACTGATCCACTACTTGTTCCGGTTCCATCAGACCTTATATCCCCCCAACAGGCTCCAACACCTCCACCTAATGAGGCTAAAAAGGTATTTTCCTTCCAATGTTCAATTATTCCATTGCGGGAATCATCTATGTGGTTTAAATAACAAGATATCCCTAATCCCCTTTCTGTTCCACCATTAGACAAAATAGGCGTAGAGAACATAAACCACAAATTAGAAGCGTAATCATAAAGTCTCTGAGCGTGGTCTTCATCATCAGCATATGCTGAAGCTGCTCTAGCAAACCCATCTTGAGGTGTTTCTCCTGGTAATAGATACCTATCCTTTAGAGTCTCTAGTGCAAACCGGGTCAATAAAGAATCCCTAGAATAGTCTATCTGTACCATTAAAATACCCCATGAAAAGCTAAGAGCCAATGCAGTCTTGGCTCAAAAGCAAATAAATTGTCTAACTTTGTAATCTTATTCTAACTTCCGGAAGTTCTTTTTTAACCTACTTTGGGCGTCTTGGATTAGAAGATTGTCTAATTTTTTCTAAGGCTTCCGTACAGTAGTCTAGATCCTTCCAAGTCTTTTTATTATCTTTTCCAGCAAAGACTGCCTTCCAAAGTCTCATCTTCAACCATTCATAGTAAGCTTTCTGTTCATTAAGATTCATAAAAGAAGTCCCCGTTGTAAAAATCTTCTAGTAGCTCATAAAGTATTGGGTCTATTTCCGTTTCCTCTAGACTGTACCCTAAAAGGGTAAATGTTTCAAATATTGCCGTCAAGTCATCTGGGGCTACATCTTCAAATTCTATTTCTATTTCTGGGTATTCTCGATAGATCCTTAAGTACCATTTACTATCTTCATTAAATGGGTAACTAAGTCTATGATAGATTAGTTTCTCTTCCCCATTATCCAGGTAGGCTATCCACTTCGAGGGGCAAGCTTCCTGTATCTGTTTGAGTTTCAGAACTTTCAAGATTTGCCTCATTGAGTCTCTGTTGGTATTCTTTTACTAAAGAACCTATGTATTTCCGGCTAACTTTCTTCCGGCTCTTTGTCCACCATAGTGTTGAAAGCACTTCATCTGCTAACTGCTCATCAGTAGCTCCAGGAAATAGAGGGCGGAGAAGTTCCGCCCTCACTAACATCTGAGAATCTATTTGGGCTTGTTTAATGAACTTATCTAGATCTGACTGGTCTGGCATTCCTTAACCTCTACTTCTGTGTTAATAAGCTCAACCAGATTGAACTTCTCAAGCATGTGAGCTACATAGAGTTTTGCCTTTTGGGGGTATCCTTTTATAAGGATGTGCTCTCCTACATCCAATACTTCTTTAAGTTTTTTATTTATATTTTTTATAACCTCTCCACCAATAGGTTGGCCTACATAACAAGTTGGAGAGCCATAAACTGCCATAAAAGGTCCAGGGTCAGCAGTCTCTGTTAGCGAGAGTTTACTTCTATATACTAGGGGCTCCTCCAATGACTCATTAAACACGGACTTAACACACCCACATCCATCATCATAGTTCCAATAAGTTGAACCATCATTTAAGGGTGAACTCAAAAACTTTTTCATGTCAAATTTCATTAGATATTATCCTCTACAATTTCCATCTCTTCTGCTAGGTCATAATCTTCTTCCCGCAGCTTTATAAGCTTATCAGAGATGAGGAGTTTTAGCAAGCCCTTTTGGGCTTCTTTATGATTTCCGTCTTTGTCTTTCCGGACAAGTCTACAAATCTCTATATCCTTACCTTGTCTTCCATAGCGGAAATCATGAGTAATATGATTACCTTTCATATCAAACTTTAAATTTGTTACTTCTTCTTCCTTAGTAAGAGTTCCGGCAACAATAGATCCAAGAGCAGAATACTGTATTCCCTCATCCCCTAGTTCCATTAGGAACTCAGTAGCTCCAAGAGGAAGTCCGGCAATCTTCTTAAGATCAATCTCTCTTTCCGGAACCCTATTTCCTACTACTCCATTATGAGTAGGGTAGTAAGGTTTATATCCAGTTCCCCAACTATATGGGTTATGTTTAGGATTACTCATCTATACTAATCCTCAAAATAGTAGTTTTGTTTAAATATGCCCTTGTTTTAGTTGGCTTTCCATTTTTACTCTTTGAGATAAAAGGAGCTACGGGAGTTTCAACAATAGTAAATTCTGCTTTGAGTCCCTCCTTCTTTAAAGTTTTAGTAATAAATTCATGAAGTTTAGGGTCATTTCCTATATTCATAAAAATAAGTTTTCCGTCATTAACCCCAGACTCAATCCTAGCCAAAGCCCCTTCAAATTGTTTAGAAGACAGTTCTTTCTTCTTTTTTTCTTTATCTTTAAGTGTTTTGAGTACAGCAGCTCTTGTTATCATAGATATTCCTTTAGTAAAGTTTCTTGACTAGTAAAAGAGTCATCCCCAAAGCCCTCTTTGGCATTTTTGATTTCGGTTATACCATTGAACCAGTTATACATAGTGGATTCAGCATAGGCTTCTATCTGAGAGGAACTTCCATACCACCCAACCGTGCCCGCTAAGTATTTCCTACCATCTGCTCCTCCTTCTTTGTAGAGGTTATAACCGTGGTTATGTCCCATAATTCCGCTTACTTTGTGGTTCCGGATAATGTTGTATCCCAGATGAAGACTGGCCAGTGGTTTACCCATTTTGTTTTCAAAATGATGCATAAATACAATATCTTGAATAACTAATCTCTTCTTATATCTGGTAGTATTCCAGCCTCTTTCTTCTAGCCCTAACTTTTCAAAACCGAAGGTTCCTCTAAATTTTGGATTTTTAATTAGGAATCTCTCCATTCTCCATTCATGGTTCCCTTCAAGGAATTCAAGTCTAGGGGTATACTTATTCCGTCTTCCCTTATTATAGGCATCTATTTCAGCATGGAAGGCATCTAGAGCTTCATGTCCTGCAGCGATGTCCTCATCTAAGAACTGTCCCCACATTGCTTCCGTTCCTTCATCCCAAGCAGATAAAGAGGGAAAATCGAAATGGTCTCCCATATTGATAATTACATCTGGTTGTTCTGAAACAACCTTCCGCCCAAGTGCAGTAAAACGGGAAATATTATCTTCCCCTTTTCTAGTATGTGGATCGGGAATTATCAGTAAGTTTAGTTCTTCCATATTATCCTTTATTTATCTGCCCAGCTATCATTAGGAGCAATTCCACCTTCTACTAAAACAGGTACTACTTTGAAGAAAGGTTTAGCGGCCTCTACCATACTATCATGGATTATCTTGCTTACTATTTCCGCAACTTCTTCACTAGCAATGGCAATAATTTCATCGTGTACGAAATTTACCATATAAGCAGTATATCCCATATTTGCCCACTCTTCTTCAAATTCCTCAAGTTTTAAGTTTGCTTTAACAATTGCAGACTTGAAGATATCCGCAGCAGACATTTGGAATCTATTATTTCCGGCTTCTCTTGCCGCATCTCTTAATTCAGAGTTACACTTATTAGACCAACTACTAGTATTTCCGGTCCTGGTATAGTAAACCTTCTTATGGAAATCCCAATCTTCCGGATTCTTCATAGCATCCCTACGGTCTTCCGGAGAGAGGCAGAATCTTCTAGTTCTCCCCATCATACTCTTAGCTACATAGAAAGGTCTACCATCAGCAGCAAAGGCTAATCCTTTCTTCTGTATTGCTAAGGCTTTAACCTCATTCTCCATATTCTCTTTTAGTTCTTTGAGTTGTGGAGTAAGGTTATCGAAGGTATTTAAATCCTCAATAAAAGCCTGTCTTCCCTCATCTCCTCTAAGGATATAGTCAAGTTTTCCCTTGGACTCTACATAGACTTTCTTAATACCTTTATCAATACCCATAAGGTATGTTCGGGCAAGTCTAATTTCTTTACCTCTATCTCTCCAAGGTTTATCTTCCGGTTTATGTTTATCCGGCAAGAAGTCTAGATGGAAGATATTCTTAGCAGTTTCAGCATGGAGATCTCTTCCGTCTCTAAAACAACCAATTAGGAAATCATCTAAGGCATCTTCTCCCTGAAGTCTTGGTTCAATTTGGGAGTAGTCCCAAATAATAATCTTCTTTTTCTTCCCTTCTCGTTTATCTTCTTTACTTTCCGGAACAAAAGCTCTACGAACTTTAGGATCATTGTCTACCTGCATCAGATTAGGTTTGGCTCCAGCCATACGTCCTGTGCTGATTCCACTTTCTTCTCTACCTAATTGATGAATTGTATGGTGTATTACTCCATTACTGTCCATATTATTCTTATAGCCCCGCTCTCCCTCAAAGGAGGAGATGGTTTTAAGGGCTCTCTTGACTCTTAAAGCAAGAGGGATGATAGGATGCTTATCTTGAATGATAAACAGTTCATCAGCGGCTGTAGAAGGTTTTCCCTTATCTGTTTTAGGAAGTAGAGCACAAAGTTCTGGTCCCAGAATTACTCTGATTTGGTCTGGAGAATTTAAATTATAGGATTCTTCCGTTACCTCAGTAACAAATTCAATCTTCTTATCTTTTTTCCCTTTTACAGTAGTAACTTTCTTCTCTCTAGTAACTGTCTTCTTAAAGAGCTTATCCGCCTCTTCCTGAGCTTCCTGAATCTCTTTTTCTAAAGCGGGGCGTAATTCATTCTCGTAATAATCTAAGTCAAGAGGGAAGCCTACAACCTCTGCTTTAGAGATTGCCTTAATAAGCTCACATTCTAACTTTATAATCTCAAGGATTCCGGTTCCCGGAACTCCTGTATCATGCTTATTAGCCCAATCAGAAGCTATTTCTAACTGTCTTTCAAATACTGGCCAGATTAGGAATACGTCATGAGATCCATATACATACTGTTTAGGAGAAAGGTTTTCAGCATACCAAGGAGATAATTGTTCTTCCTTCTTGAACTTGTCATACCAACCAGAGGGATCATCTATTTCAGTTTGGTTCCCTTCTTCATCTTCTACTATCTCTGGAACATAACCTATAAGGGCACTGAACTTAGCTTTAGGAATATGTTGCCGGTAAAGGTTTCCCAAAGAGTGGCTAATCTTATCTCCGGTATAGATAACCTGATTGATAAGGTATGTATCCCTCATCAACTTAAGTCTTATCTTGAAGTAAGCCCAGAAGAATTTATATTCGTACTTAAGGTTCTGTCCAACAATAGTAACTCGGTCTAGAAGGGGTTTAAACATCCTCCCTATTTCTGCATAAAAAGGAAAAACATGATCTTGATTATAATTTTTCTCAGAACCATAGCAGTTATCTAGTCTAATCTTATCTAAGTCAAATATATATTGAAGATTAATGTGGGCAGGATTTATTCCAATCTGAATTAAACGTACTCTAGCATCATGGAATCCCCATTTATTAAGAATGGGTTCAGGAATTGGGTATCTTTCTTCCGGATCAGGGTTTTGCCTTAATTCAAAAGCTTCCGGCATCTCCTGCCAAATATCAGAAGCCTTAATTTCATTCATACTCATGCAACTGTCTAGAAGACCCTGAATTTGCTTAGCCCAAACCTTATCTCCTCTTCTGAGCCGGGTAAGGGAGTATTCTAAGTCATATCTATCCCTAGACTCCTTACAGGTATAAGTTTCTGTATCTAAGGCTAGACGGGGTTTTTGTCCGTTTTCTTCAGTTTTATCTAGATATTTATGAAGCTCCTGAAGAGCAACTTCAAGGGCTTCTATAGTTTCAATAACAGTATAAGTCTTTTCTAGTGTATTATTCATTTACTTACTATAGCAGAAGGGAGGGCAATTGCCCTCCCACCTTTACTATCAATTTAGAGTTCTTTAGAGGCATCCACCTTTTTAGTAGCTCCACTTAGAACTAGCTTATCCCCTTCTTTAGGAGGTTCCATACCCAGTAGATCCCACTGGACATTAGAGAAATTGACTAAGAAGAATGGAAGCAGCTCTGCTGCGGACTTATTATCAAAGTACTCTCTAACTTCTTTAGGAACAGTAAACTTAGTGTCCTTACCAAAGTTTTGTCTAGCCTTATTATGTGTGATGTACTTAGGTTCATTGTAAGTGGTTTTAGCGTTCTTACCTTCTCCTGATTTAGTTTTTCGGAGTTGCCAAATTTTGGCTTCGCCATTGTCTTCATACATAAGATAGTTATTCTTGAGAGATTCTTTTTTAAGTCTATAGACTTCTACTCCATTTTCTTCTACAATCTCGTAGAAATCATAAAGGTCCATGAAGTCTGGATGTTCTCCATTAGCTTCTTGAAGAGTCTTGAAGTTAACTCCACCTTCCCCTTTACGGATTTCTGCTATGCAGACAGGTTCTTCCTGATACTCTACTCCACTAGTAGACTCTTTAGTAACACCTACTTTATCATAACAGTAGGTGAACATTAGTCTCATTTCAGAAGGGTAACTTCTTTTCTTTCCGGCAGCTTTATCTGCTTTAGATTGAGCCTTTTTAGACTCCTCACATGATTTACATGGTAATTTGTAATGATCATTACATAGATCGAAGCCTCGCTTCTCATCATTCCAATGTACCTTAAACTTGACCCCTCTAATAAAATCTGTTAAAAAAGAGATATGAGAGGGTGTATCTTCTTGAAGGATAAGTTTCGGATAATATAGATCATAGTCGAAGCCACCGCTTCGGGTATTCTTAACTACTTCTACTTTCTCACTTGTTTCTAAGAAACTGTTGACTGCGTTTTGTACCATAAGGTACTCCTTTATTAGTATTGAATTTAGTATAACAGATGTTTCCGGTGGAAACGGTTGTCATCTTTAATTTTAGCTTTTCGTAATTGTTCGAAGATATTCCCAAAAAGAAAAAAACTTAATGTTGTAAACGCCCAAATCTATGCTATCATGACTCAGCGACCGAAGGGAGCGTGAATACTGTTTTAAGTATGTTACTACTTTATAGTAATTACCTATATAACTATATGACAGTAGTTATCTTAGATAACATGTAACTAGATAGTAAGCAGTGTGGACTTCTTTTTTAAGAGGGAAAATAAAGAAAGATGAGAGAACGTATACAGCTAGCGTAGGGTTTAAGGAAAATATAATGAATCTAACCGGAGAACAAGTAGACAAATTTATTGAATTCATGTATTCCTACTACTCTTATGAGTGTGTAGATTGGTCAGCAGATATTCATGAATTTCTAGAATCAGTATTTGGAGAAGTGGAATTCTAATGGAACCGAAAGATTACAAAAAACTTAAAGATTGGACTGAAAACTTGTGGATGTAAGGAGTGCCGGTAATGACTCAGTTAGAGATATTTAAATTAAGAAGTCTATTAAATCTTCTTAAAAGTGAGTTTGTTTTAGAGACAGAAGATATTTCTCTTCTTGTTGAAATTAGTGAAAAGTTAATAAAGGATTGGGAAAGACTATCTTTTGAAGAAGTTGTTGGTATGTCAATTAATGGATTTAATACCTTATTGGAAGAGTCAAGCTTAGATGAAAATGAATACTCGGTGGACGGAAAATGAATAAAGAAGAATTTGATTTGCTTAAGGCCTATATAGAGCAGTACAATAAAGGGAGTAATCCAGATGAGCTTCTACTAAGTACTTTCATTAATGTTACTAATAAGTTAGTTAAGGATTATGAGAGTCTTACCCTCCTGAAGGTTATTAGCCGTGCCGGGGGGATTATTAAATGGGAAGGTGGTAATAAGTTTACCTTAGAGTTCCTACCAAACCATTCCGGAAAGATAGGTAAGGAACTTACTGCCGTAGTAACCATTGGGGGTTCTCCTCCTTCTACTGACATAGAAGAACTGAAAGGTTTGAATCTAGATGATGTTCCAGATTCTATAGGAGGATAAATGGAAGACAAAATTAAACAAGTCATAGTTGTCAGAAAAGACCTTAAAATGTCTATAGGAAAAACTTCGTCTCAAGTTTCTCACGCTTCTATGAAGTTTCTCACAGATTCTCTTAAGCCTGTAATGAACTATTCTGGGTGTGGAAATCCAGACTGTTGTGGTTTTTCCCCTACTGTCTCTCAGAGGAGAAACTTTCTAGCCTTTGTGATTTAGCAGAAGAAGCCGGAATAAGAGTTTCCCGAATAGTTGATAATGGAGCTATGGAGTTTCATGGAGTTCCTACTTTTACATGCGCTGCGCTAGGTCCTGATTACTCTTCTGTCTTAGCCCCTTTTACTGGAGATTTAAAACTTCTATGACTGAATGGTGGTGTCATGAGTGTCATGAAGAAGATTCCGGCAACAAGTGCTGTGGTGGAACTAAAGCAGTAGATTGTCAACTGTGTTCTTCCTGCTGTGTCAATATAAAATTATTGAAGGGTACGAGAACTTGTCAGTGTGAGAAATGTAATTACGTTTTAAGCGTAACGCAAGATGCGTAATCAGTTATTCCTGAATTCTTATAGGGTTCAGGATTTCTGCTTCTGTAAAGACTTCATCTATTAACATTCCGTCCATAGGGCTACTGTCAAGAAAGTAAATAATATTGACTTTTCCGGCACTATGTCTAATTCTTCCCGCTTGTTGAGTCTTCCCGATAAGTCTTCGGGAAACTAGTTGTTCATCTTTATCACAAGGGACTGCATAGACGAACTGGGGATAATTGTATATCCCGTCTCTATGGTTCCGTCTAACCGGTTTCCATAAAGGCTTTTCTGGCTTTGAATTACTAGTAAGGAATCCTGGATACCTATTAGGTTCAGAGGGAAGCTCCTTCATTCTCAAGAAGTAGTTCTTAATGAACTTCAACTTATAAACTTGTTCCCGCACTGTTTTATAGTCAATGTAGGGGGAAGCAAGAATAAATTGGACATTGAACTTAGCCCATTCATTACTTCCTACACTCATGTGATTAATTTGTATTCGGGAAATAGTTTCCGGATAATTCCGGATTAACCAATCCCAGGCATCTTGTTCTGCTTCCATATGTACAGTAATTAAGGCAGTAAGATCTTTATACTTACCCCGCATAAGATCCCCAACCCACTCTAGATACTCATAGAGTTTCTCATTTTTAAGCATCTGCTGTTTAGAAGCTTTAGAATCTAGAATCTGATAATTCTTACTTCTCTCATGATAGCAAGAGGGATCAATAACTATCCCTCCTCCCACTCTAATAATATCTGGATTATCTAGAACTATTCGAAGTTCTTCTATTGAAGGAGTAGCATCTGTAAGGAGTCTTACAGTAGGTTCCGGCAAAGGAACAAACTTCATTACTCCTACTGCTTCATCTAGCCACTCATCATCGTTATAGAGGCGGATAAACTGATCTACTCTATAGGGAATACCTTTATCCTTATGAAGAGCTAGGAGAGGTTTTAAATCGTCTCTGGAAGGTTTTAATTTAGGTCCTGGATAGTTTCCACCCTTAAGCCACTTCCGAAGGTGTTTAATCCAATTAGGGGGTTCCGGAATATCTTCAAATAGTTCCAACTCAGCTTCAGTAGGTTTTAGTTGAGTGGTAATCTGGTCTATAAAAGTCTCATCAATAATTAAGATATCAAATTCTTTAGCAAAGAGTTGCCGGATAACCTCAGTACATGCCATATGGGCATGTTGGATAATTACAATATCATATTTCTCTTCTTGAACCTGAGAATACTGTTTCGGGTAATTACAAGTGTCATAGTATGGACACTTCTTACAGTACCGTTCTTTGAAGTAGGAGGAATCTACCCCCAAGCTAATTAGGTCTTGGATTTCTTCAGACTTGGGACAAGTAATTCCGTTAGAGAATTTCTCAAAGATAGCATTGTAGGAAGCCATAATGAAAGCCTTGGCTCCAGTAGGACTTCCGTCTTGGCTGAATTCTATTCTGCTCTTATGCTCTAAAGCCACATCAGTACTGTTACAAGAGATACAGACCTTTTTTCCTTCTCTTGAAAGCCGAACTGCAAGCTGATCTACGTAATAAGACTTCCCGGAATCCTGGACTGACTCTAGTAGGATATCTACTCTCTGATTACTATCTAGAGCATTATCGATTAATTTATCTACTTGCGGGAAGACTTCTGCTCTAATCTCTTCTTTAGAGGCAATACGGATTTCTCCTATTTTTTCCCGTTCAATAGTTTCTGCTTTATAAAGCTGCTTAGGAGTCGTAATGTGCCCTTTAAAGGGACAACCTTCACAAGCATCTAATAATCTTTCCCAAGTAGCACAAGTAGGAGTTCCTCCCCGTTTGGGGTAATAGTAAAGGAGATTTTGTTCCGGTGAGTTTACTCCCAGAGGGAGAGTTCCCATCCAATCTTTTCCCTCTTGGTCCTTGTGGATATTGTCATTGAGAGTAGCCATTGCGGCAAGACCTAATCCAACTTCATGGTCTTCTACTGCATTAGGATCTTGGATATTGTGGAGGAGTCTATTAATAGCCTGACAGCGTTTTCCTACTTCAGCAATGTATTCCGGAACATCTAAGGGAACGGGAAGGTCAGAAGTAGGTTTTATAATAACCTTTTCTGGAATCTTATAGATCTTCTTCTCTTCTTTAGGAGTTGCTTTTAGAAGAGATTGAAGCTTATCTAGAGTAATAGGCTTACAATCAATTACAGACTGCATTCCTTCTTCTAGATTGGTAATTTCACTCTTACCAAATCTCCCCCATTTAACACTCATAGTCTTTAGATAGAGACCGAAAGGCATACTACATAGAGCCTGATCTCTATCTAGATAAGGGTAGATTTCTGGAAACCATTCTTTTTTATCTACTCCAGCATCTAACCGGAATTGATTTAAAAGGGCATTAGTCCACTTAGTTTCAAGGTCATCGGCAAAGAGAATATAATGGCGTCTTTCATTATCTACACCTCTGTATTCTTCAATATACTCAATGTCATGCTTTATTAGTTGAGGGCGAAGTTTCTCCTCAAAGAGGTCAATAAGTTCATCACTATCAGCATCTATAATAATAGGACTGACAAAACCATCGAAATTAAGACAGACACCCCACATTCCCCATACAGCATCAACTACTCCACCTCCCATCTTTTGGGAAAGGATCTTCTTAGAGTACTTAGGTTGAGCATTGAAATGGTTAATCAGGACTTCCTTAGTTATCGGAATTCCTTTTCTTCTTTGGTCATCATACTGAGCCTTCCAGTTAGGAAGAGGATCTTTGTGTTTATCTACAGCCAACCACTGTTGACCGTACTTAGTTGTAGAAGAAAGTATAAATTTCTTCTTAAAAGCCGGAAGGTATTTAAGGATAGTGGAAAGGTTGGACAATTTATTCTTTTACGGAAATAATAGTGTATTCCCCAGTTTCAGTATCTACTTCTAGAGTTATCTCTACCTCATAAAGTGCATACCTAAAACGATCTATAGCATCTTCTGTTAAACCCAGCTCACTTCCTAAATCTCTCATAGAATATTTATCACCATGTAAATAGGCCACAGTTCTAACTTTCATCTTTCTTCCTACGCCTATTAGCTGGGATCTCTAACCGTTCTGAATCTTCTTTAACTTCATAACAATCTTCTGGGGGAAGACCTATCAGATTCCTCTTGTATATCTCAGAGAGCTTATCTGTGTCAATGGTCTTTATAGTAATTTCCTCAAGGACTTCCGGCGGAAGGTTTTGGGAAACCACCCATTCATATAACTTATCTGGATCATACTTAGGCTTTCCCTTGGGTCTAGCTATATAAATATCTTCTAGAAGAGGGTTTTCCCGCAAGAAAGGAAGAAGTTCAATTTTTATCTCATCTTTCTTCTTCTTCCAGATTTTTTCATTCTTATCTGCTTCTAGATATTCATCTACGAAGGCGGGACGAAGCTTAATCTCCTCTTTCAATCTTAGGGGTTTAGCCGTCTTTAATAGGGTTTCCGTAATTCTTTTTTCTTCTTGACCCACTATTTTATACACTCCTAAGCATGATAGATGAAGAGTTCCCCTTTTATAAGAAAGTTTGGCTCATTACTGAAATGGCCAGAACTGACAATATTTATGCAGTTAAGGACAAATATCGAAGAGTCTTCCGGGAAACTTCTTCCGAAGAATCTATTGAGTCTATTATAGGGCAAATCTCCCGTCAATACAAATCTGATATAAATATTTTAAGGAAGTTTGCCCGAGAGGATTTAGAATCTCATGAAATGTCTTCCCCTAGAGTCCGGTTAGATAATTATAAACGAATAGCTAAGATGGCGGAAGAAGGAGTTCCTAGTGGAGCAGATGCCTTAGGTAATCCTATATATAAGGTTGACCTTAAAGCGGCTATTGATGCAAATAAACAAGCGCGGGAAGAAACCAATATGGTCATCCAGAATGAACTCCGTCTATTACAGATAGTAGTTCAATCGGAAAGACTTAAACAAGTTCAGATGACTTCTGGTAATACAGACCTAGCAGGTTCTGGAAATCATTTAGAAGTGACAGAAGTTGTAGATCCTAAGAGGATTACTACTGATAATCATCAGTATTTTGATGATGACGATGAATAATTAGGAGGTGATATATGTCGAAGCCTATTCCACCTGTGAATCTCTGGACTACCGGTTCTAAATCTGCTGAACCTGGTCCTAATGAATTACAAAAGCGCTACTTTATTTCGAAGATGCCGCCAAATAAACGCCCTCACTGGCATACCAGTGATGCATTAATTTCTGTGGGTGGCTTCGGCTAAAAAAGTTCAGGTAAGTGTTTTGGGATTGATACCCCCATATTAATGTATGATGGGACCATTAAAATGGTTCAAGATGTGGTAGAGGGAGATCAGGTAATGGGACCTGACTCTAAGCCTAGAAATGTCCTTTCTTTAGCTAAAGGAGAGGATATGTTATACAAGGTAATTCCCAATAAGGGTTCATCTTTTATTTGTAATGAATCCCATATTCTTTCTTTGAAAACTACTGACCTTTATAAGGTACCTAATGGAACTATAAAAAATTTATCAGTAAAGGAATATTTATCCTTATCTAAACATGACCAAAAAAGACATAGGATTTATCGAAGTAGCCTAATTAATTTCCCTAACACTAAAGAATTATTAATAGATCCTTATATATTATCCTATTGGGTTGGAAATGGAAATTCTAATAATACTAGAATAACCAGTCCAGATTTTGAGGTAGTTAATTATTTTGAAGAGTATGCCTTAAAATTAGGATTAAAACTAACAGATCATGGCGACAATTTACATTATTCAACCACTTCTATTAATTCAAGGTCCAAAGGGTGTAATACTTTTTTAAATAACTTAAGAGAACTTAATGTTTTAAATAATAAACACATACCTCATGATTACCTAACAAGTTCCGAAAGTGATAGATTACAGTTTTTGGCTGGCTTAATAGATAGTGATGGAACAGTCTCTAAAAATGATAAAGGTGGTAAAGCTTCTTTTACAATAACTCAAAAAAATGAATTAATTGCCAAACAAATTGAGTTTCTTGCAAAAAGTTTAGGACTGGGAGTTACCTTTCGTAAAAGAGACAGAGTAGAAAAAAGGGCTTCTGGTAATATCTCTACTGGAGCAGTACATACTTGTTATGAAGTTTGTATTTATGGAGATGTTTATAGAATACCTACGAAAATTGAAAGAAAAAAGATTAGGTTTTCCCCATTAAAGAAAGATCCTTTAGTTACTGGGGTTACTATTAAAAAACTAGGCGTGGGTAACTATTATGGATTTACTGTTGATGGAGATTCTCTTTTTCTTCTAGATGACTTCACTGTTGTTCATAACAGTTTTGGAATGGACGCTTGCATCGTCGATGCACTTTGTAGCAATCCTGGATGTAAATCTATCATTGGCGGGATGGATGCTCCTCTATTGAAAAGAAACCTGATACCCACCCTTAAGACAATGTTCACTATTGATGAGGAATGGGATCATCCGGCAATCCTTAATAGACTCTCGGATCAACAGAATAATTTAAGATTTGCAAATGGTTCGGATTTAACTTTAGTCAATTTAACTAATTTCATTAAAATAGTTGGAGCTAACGCAGGAATCATTGGAGTAGAAGAACCTCACCTTCTACCTAATGCGGACTCTTATTATACTTTGCTTTCCCGTCTGCGTTTAAATATTCCAGAAGTTAGGCAGATTATTCTTTGTACAAATCCAGAAAAAACCCGTGACGGTTGGATGAATCAAGAGTTTGAATTTAAACGCTTCGATGGAGTTGACACTTCTGAACACCCCGTAGAAATATCAGTAGGAAAACCTTGTCAATGTCAGATTTGTATTAAATGTCTTCTTTCCTATCAGAAAAGGGTTACTTGGGAAAAGGATGGATTAGATTACAAGTGTCCCAGCTGTAAGTCTTCTAAGGACTATTGGACGTGGAAAGGAGAAAGATTCTTCTGTCCCGGAGATCAACAATATACTCGGGTAATCAAATCCGAGTCAATGCATAATAAACATCTTCCCGCAGACTACTTTCAGGGAATGTTAGATACCTATGATGAGACTATGTTTAAAATCTATGTTCAGGGTAAGACCAACATGGATATCCGGGACGATTATGTATACAATAAATTCACCCTTCTAGGTAATGTTTTAGAAGAAAAATCGGATATTGATCCCACCAAGGATTACTTCTGGGCTTTAGATTTTAACCTTAAACCTCAATGCTCTATCATTGGACAATATGAAGATGGAAAATTTACCGTTAAAGATGAAATAGTAATGTTTGGTCCTACTATGGATAATCCATATGGGGGAGCTAATGTTGTAGACGTAGCTAATGAATTTGTCCGGAGATATAAGCCAGACTATTTAGGTCAGACAGTTTTCATCTTCTGTGATCCTCATGGATGGGGAGGACAGACTTCCCGTGAACTTACTCGTCCGGCACAGATTATTAGAATCCTTGAAGGTAATGGTTTCTTCTGTGAAATGGTCACAGATACCAATACTATGCCCATTAAAGAAAGAACGGATACCATGAACCACGCATGTGAGGATGGATTTCTTCTAATCTCCCCCAATTGTGAAAATACTATTAAATCTCTGGAAGAACTTAAGTGGAAGGATAAATCCCTCAGGGATCAACTGGACCCTAATGGGGATGCTAATGCTAAGCGGGCTACCCGCAGAGACAGAATTTACTGTATGACTCACCCTACTGATGCTCTCTCCTATGTCATCTACCATCAATATAATATATTGAAGGATATGAAGGATTCCGCCGGTCTTGTTATTGTAGATAAAGTTTCAGTTGAACAAAAACCTTCTGGTGAAATAGAAACTATATATAAGGATGTGCCGGAAAGAAAAGATAAAACTCCTCAAATGGGAACTAATGAAGGACATGAAACAGAATCTTCCCGCCATCAAAGATCCGCTCAACAACAAATCCAAGATGAGATAGACCGAAAGGAAAATCAATCCTTTAAGGAGTTCTTAGGTGGACTGGGCTTCCGTCTCTGGTAATTTGGCCGATCCTTGTAAACATAAACCTAAACTTTAGGTTTACCAGCTAAAATAATTAATGTTATCTTTGATACCTTAAATGGGAACGGGATGATTTTTACCCCTCTATAAAAAAGGACATTTAAATAAATGGCATTACCTGAAGCTGGTGGACAAGCATTTAAACTCGCTGGTTCCCAAGTTCTCCCAGTAGCTGATCTGGGACTCCCCTCAATCTATCCGTCTAACTCCAGTGCTTCCGGAACTTTCCATATGGGTGTTCCTGGTGTAGTAATGGTAATTGGACAAACCGCCTCTGGGTCCAATGTTGTTAAAGTAGCTGCTGCTGCTTCTTCAGGTGCTATCACCTATGCTGGAGCTGCTAGTGCAACCTTCAATACGACCACGATCCAAGACCTAATCTTCTATACAACTTCTGCTGCCTCTTGGGTAGGCGTCTTGATGCAAGATTCAGGAACAGGTTCAACCTTCACAAGCACTCAAGGTGTATTCACTGTCCTTTGCCTGTACGTCTGTACGGCAGGTGAGAACTGGCACACTGTTAGTGCGGGTTATTTAGCTACGGCTAGTAAACTCCGGGGTGATGGACAAGGTTACACCAGTACCTCTCAGTTTGTAGTTCAGTAGTTTAGTCCGAACATCTCAAGAACTAAGCCTCCATTTCTGGAGGCTTTTTCTTATTGAGCCACCTAAAGCTAAACTCATAAATAGTTTCTAAAATTTGGGATAGCCTTGAGTAAGAAGAAAAAGAAGAAAGAGAAAGCCCTAAAGAAGGCTGCCGAAGCTCTTGTAATTTCAGATCCAGTAGAGAAAGCGGCTATTGGTAGAATTAATGGATTAGTTACTCAACTTTCTTCCCTCTCTACTTATAAAGATCCACAAACTGCCTTTAAATTAATTAATCAATTTAAGAGTGAAGCTGCTTCTTTTACTAAGACTTATGTAGAGAGTAAGGGGTTACAGCAACAGAATAAGTATTTTGGGATGTTTGGGCTTGGAGATTTATATGGATTCCGGGCACAAGGATCTAATTTCTGGCAGTTATTCCCTAACCCTTTTGGGATTTTCGCCTTCTTGGCTGAGAACCATTGGGCTGTATGGTGTTGCCGGGAAGAGTTCTCTAGGGAAATTGCTTCTGATGGTTACTACTTAGTAGGTAATGAGAAGAATTTTGAGAAAGCTAAGAGAGTTTGTAAGGAATTCCGGATAGATGAACTCCGTCTAGAGCTTGTAGATCACCTTAAGATTTATGGTAACTTTTGGGTTTGGCCCAGAAATAATATGTTGGGTGGACTTAAGGATCTTAAAATCCTTCTTCCGCAATACCTTGAACCAAGATTTAGTCCTGATGGACAAAGAGTTGTCCAATGGATTTATTATGTGGGATTTGTAGCTTATATATTTGAAGTGGACCAACTTAAGCATTGTGTCTACCGCCGGTCAATGAGACATTATGATTTAGGAAATGCCCCATTGGCTACTCTCTTGACTGATTTAGAAGCAGATCTTCAGGCTTCTATGTATAACAATATGGTCTTCCAGAAAGGCGGTCTTATTGGCATGGCTATCCTTATGGATAATAATAAGTCTACTACGGGAATTCCCGGGGCTAATAGTATGGCTCTTGCCCGTCAAATGGAAAATGAACTTCGGGCAAACCATTCTGGAGCCAGAGCCGGATTTGATACTGTAGTCCTTACGGGTGCCCGTGATATTAAACAGATGAATAATCTGGCTGACTTAGATGGAGCCTTCCACAAAACTTCTGATAAAGCTGCTAAACAGGTTGCTCATGTAATGGGTGTCCCCCATGAACGTTTAGGAATTATTACTAATGCTAATCAGCAATACCATGCTGCTTCTCTTGCTGATGAAGCTGCTGATATCTTTGATAAAGCTATCTATCAAGTAGTTAAGATAGTTGATAATTTCATTAATTCTGAAATCCTTCCCAGAGCCGGAATAAAAGACGTACAGATTCGGGCAAGGGATAGATTCAATTCCTTTACTATGAATATGGCTAAGTCCTTAGTTGATATTGGTAAATTGGATGGATTTATGTCTGTTGATGAAGCCAGAACTGAAATAGCTAAACTTCCTCCTCTAGGTGGAACTGCTGGTAAGAAACCTCTAAGGGTTCTTCCCAATATCTCAGTTGCTTCTGAAGTAGTACCTCCGGCAACTCCTATGAAACTACCAGTAGGGGAAGAAGCTGTAATTGATACTCTTCCATACCAAGATATCTAGTTACAATTCAGGTGTCTCTTAAGGATATATAATGATTAATACTGATAAAAAAGTTGCTGAAGTGCAGAAGTCAGAATCTACGGAACTGATTTTCCTTGCTAAAGGGCTTGATAAACCTAAATCGGAAAAGAAAAAAAAGAAGAAAAAGGGACAATAAATGTCCAATTTTCAGATAATTGTTCCTGTTTCAACTCTCGCAGCTAGCGGCAGTTATACTTTCGATGTAGACACTTTTAATTTCCAAAATAGTCCAGTAACAATTGGCGTAAGTGCTACCTATGCCTCTCTTCTGGCTTCTGGTCTGGTAGTAAATTGTTATGCAGGTTGCGGCAATAGTGACCCAACCGCTAATGGAACCCTTCCTATAGTAATAGGAGGAAGTAACGTACCTATATATGAGACAGGCGCAACTACTTATCAACTTTCTTCCGGCTCTAGTTTAACCAATACAGACTTTATTGAAGTACTTTGTTACATGGTTCCTAGGTGGGTAAGATTTGTAATTTCTAATCCTGATCCGGCAAACCCTGCCACAATAAAAGTAGTAGGAGATATTCCGTAAGGTGAAGTTTTTCTTTCCCCCAATATTCTTTAGTTCATCTACCGGAGGAAGCTCTGGTGGAGCGCCTACGAATGCTCCTTATCTATTAACTTCTTCTAACTCTACTCTTACCGGAGCAAGTGTTATTGCTGCCGGAAGTAATATCACGTTAACCTTCTCAGGTGGAAATTTAACAGTCTCGGCTGCTGGTGGAGGTTATCCTTCCGGCACCTATGTAACTCAAGCTAATGAAACGTCCAACCTTCCTAATTCTTTCAAGTTAGTAGCAGGTGCCGGAATCTCTCTAACTGCTGGGACCAATACATTAACTATTGGGTCTTCTGGAGCTGGATTAGGAACAGTAACAAACTTTTCGGCTGGAATAGCAAATCCTATATTCACCACTTCAGTTTCCAATCCCACTTCCACACCAGCATTAAGTTTTCTCTTATCTTCTGCTCCTTCTGGTCAGTTTTTAGCAGGACCTGTAACAGGGTCTGCGGCAACTCCATACTATAGATTACATGTTGGTTCAGATTTAATTTCTGCCCTCTCTGCGGGTTCAAATATTACTCTAACCTTAGTGGGAAGTAGCCTAGTCATTGCCTCTTCTGGTGGTAGTGGAACAGTAAGTAGTTTCACTTCTGGAAATGCTGGTGGGCTTTTTACTACATCCGTAGCTACACCCACCAGCACACCTAATTTAACCTTTACTGTTACTAGTCAAGCTTCAGGGCAGGTGTATGCTGGACCAATCTCTGGTGGAAATGCCACTCCTGGATTTAGACCATTAACAGCTTCTGATGTAGTTCCTACTTTAACTGCTGGAAGTAATATAAACATATCTTCTGGTGGAACTATTTCCGCAACTGGTTTAGCTAGTGGGTCAGTAACAAGTGTCGCTGTTGGCAACCTTTCTCCTATCTTTACTTCCACCACAGCTACTTCAACTACAACACCTAGTACTACTTTTTCTCTAACAAATCAAGCCTCAGGACAATTTCTTGCCGGACCTGCTTCTGGCACTGCTGGAGCCCCAAGTTATCGGGGAATTATCAGTAATGATATTTTCGGAAACTTCAATAATGGTTCTGGGATCAGTTTAAGCAATAATGGTTCTCAGATAACAATTACTGCTACTAATAATGCTTCAGGTTCAGTAACTTCCGTAAGTGACTCAGGACTTACCGGACTGTTTACTTCTAGTACAACTAACCCTACTACTACTCCCGTAATTTCTCACACCTTATCTTCACAATCTTCTGGACAGATATTTGCTTCACCAAGTTCCACTTCTGGAACTCCTAATTTTCGAGCAATGGTCTTAACAGATCTTCCTCAAGGTAATAGTCCTGGACAACTGTTAATAGGATCTGCCACAGGTTGGGTTCCTAATAGCTTAACTGCTGGAAGTAATATAAACATTGGAAATTCCGATGGAAATATAATAATATCTTCAACATCGAGCGGGAATGGTTCAGTCACTTCTGTCTCTTCTGGAAACCTAGCTCCTATATTTACAAGTGCGGTTTCTAACCCTACTACTGCACCTTCCATTTCTTATACTATTTCCAATGCAGCTTCGGCAACCTTTTTAGCTGGTCCAACTTCAGGTAGTTCTACTGCTCCTACTTATAGGACATTAAATAGTAATGATTTAATTGGAAGTCTTGCTGCTGGGGCTAATATAAACTTTAATAATAGTGGAGGAGTTCTAACTATTTCAGCAGTAGCTGGAAGTGGCTCTAGTTCAGGAACCGTTACAAACTTTTCGGCTGGTTCGGCTAATCCCGTGTTCACAACTTCAGTTGCTAATTCAACTACTACTCCAGTTTTAAGTTTTAGTCTATCCAATACAGCTTCTGGTCAAATTTTATCTGGACCTGCAAGTGGGGCTGTGGGAAGTCCTTCTTACAGGAATTTAGTTGGATATGATTTAGGATCAATTATTCAAGCCGGAACTAATGTTACAGTCAATAACAATGGTTCTAATGTTATTATCAGCGCTGCTGGTTCTTCTAATACTAGTGGGACAGTAACTTCTTTTTCAGCGGGCACTGCCAATCCAATTTTTACAACATCAGTTAGCACTTCAAATACTACGCCAACTTTAAGTTTTAATCTATCAAGTGCAGCCTCTGGTACTTTCTTAAGTGGTCCAGCTTCTGGAAGTCCAAATTCTCCAATTTATCGCAATATAGTAGGAAGTGACCTAACTAATGCAATTACAGTTAGTGGAAGTAACCTTTCATTAACAAACAATGGAAATACTTTAAACATTATTTCTAATGCCGGAAGCTCAAATACCAATGGGACAGTTACCTCTGTAGCATTAAGTCTCCCTAATACCATATTTACTGTTTCAGGCTCTCCTGTTATAAATTCTGGAACTTTAACAGGAACTTTTGTAAATCAAGCCTCAGGACTTATCTTTGCCGGTCCAGCAAGTGGTGGTAATGCAGCTCCTACATTTAGGAACCTTACGGGTAGTGATCTTACTGGAGCCCTAGCTGCCGGAAATAATATTACTCTAACTAATAATGGAAGTGTTATTACTATTGCCTCTACTGCTTCAGGAGGAGGTTCCGGCACAGTAAGTTCTGTATCTGCCAGTAGTTCTATTCCTTCAATTGCAGTTAATGTAACCAATTCAACTTCAACTCCACAGATTAATCTTTCGGCAGTAGGAACTATGGGAGATATTCCTTACTTCACAAATGCCAATGTAGAGTCTGCTTTAGGAGTTGGTTTAACTTCTCAAGCAATAGGAGTAGTTAATGGACTCCCGGCTTATGTTAATTTATTCCAAGGATTCGCTTCAGCTACAGTTAGTGCAACTTTAACCAATACTTCTCCGGGCTACCAGAATATGGATGCCTCAACTGCTCCTGTAACCTTGATTCTCCCGGCTGCTTCAAGTGTTGTAGCAGAAGTATTTTATTTTAATAATAATACTGTTACTGGGACTAATGCTTGTACTGTAACTACTAATGGAACCGATACCTTTGATGGCGGTTCTACATCCAAAACCATGCTGAAATTCCAAGTCATGGGCGTTATAAGTGATGGAATTAGTGGTTGGAGAACTATCAAGCCTCAGATAGCCAGTGTCTACTCAGGTGGAACTGGAGTTTCTACTGTCCCTACAGATGGTCAAATACCTATAGGATCTACTTCTGGAGGATCTTATAGTCCGGCTAATATAACTGGTGTAGGAATTACAGTTAGTAATGCGGCTAATTCTATAACCTTAAGTAATTATGCTTCTGGGGCTTTAACCTCTGTTGGATTAACTACAGATAATGTAATTTTTACCTCTCCAGCAACAAATTCTCCTCTTACAGCTAACGGAACTCTTCAACTTTCTCTAATTAATCAAGCTTCAGGAACAGGGTTATTTGGACCTACAACAGGAGCTGCAAACAAGCCTACTTTTAGAGCACCTGTAGCTACTGATATATACTCAGCTTTAACTAATGCATTAGTTGCCGGGTCCAATACTACATTAACTCTTAATTCTACTAATAGCACAATAACTATTGCCTCTACAGCCTCTGGTGGAGGTGGAGGCGGCTTACCATCCGGTGGCAACATCGGGCAGACAATTCAAAATACTGGATCTGGGACGGGTGCGTGGGTTAATAGTTATATGTTCCCGTCAATCACCTGCGCTCGTCCGCGGCGATGGGGAACCTATAGTTATCCAGCAGTCGCAACGACTTCTGTATATTTTTCGGGAGGTTTGAACACAGTTAGTCCCACAAATTCGGGCACTGCTACGACGCTGTGGGGTACTGCTGGATTAGATTTCGCAGTCAACTTTGCTACTTCAACTACCTCGGGCACCTACGCCGGTAGCTCTTCGCAAGCAAATGCAAACTGGGGAGTATTCAATAATACGTACCCAGGACCGAGATATATAGCGACTATTAGGACCGGATCAAGTTCTACAGACATTCAGAATTGCCGGATCTGGGTGGGGATGCTAGGCGGTGGTGCTGCATATTGCACAGGAACGAATACACCTGGGACCGCAGTTAGCGTGGCCGCATTTCGCTACTCGCCCGCAGTAGATGCTACTCAGTACTGGCGTTGTGTAACTGGCACAGGCTCAGCGCAAAACGTGATCACTACGACGGTCCCAATAAATTACAACACCGTATACACAATGGCGGTTGATTGCTCTATACCTGGCACAGTAAGTTTCTACATCAGTACTAACGGCGGTGCGTCAGTACTAGCTGCGTCTACAACGACAGATGTCCCGATATCAGGTGTTGCGTGCAATGTCGAGACGATCACCACACTAAGCACAACGGCTGTCAACATAGCTACAAAGTCAGTCTTTATGGATGCGGAGTAAATAATGAACGTAATTCAATTCGCCGGACAAACAAATTGCACCGGCACAAACAACCAAGCAACCATCGTGCCTGGTGTTGATACGCCATCAGCGGAAGACACTTGGGCGCCGTTCATGTCGTATAACGGCGACCAGAATATCACGAATTACAAAATCGTGAATGGAGTGCTGATCTACATTCCGACTAACGTCGCCGTCCCAAATCCCGACATGTTCCAGGGATCTTTATTTCAGGGATTGCTGGCTCAAGGACTAACCGAAGCCGCTATAAATCTCTCTCAAGCCTTCCCGCTAGTAGACAAATTTATTACGACCTATCCACTAGCAATTTCTCAGTATTGGACGGGGCTAAAAGCAACCAATCCCACTTGGTTGACTCCTACAGTAATAACCATGGCGGAATCACTTGCTGTGCAATACAACATTCCTCTAATCAATGTCTAATATCCACCTATGTCTTTCCGGCGGCGGTTCAATGGGCATCCTACAAGCCGGGATGATTAAAGCTTGGCATGAATTAGGACTTACTTATGACGTTCTTCATGGAACTTCCGTTGGTAGCCTGAATGGTCTTTTTCTTCATCAAAATAGAATAGATGAAATGCTAGATCTGTGGATGAATATTAAGAATCCGGATGTTTATAGTTTAAACCCATTTGGTAACTTTCTTTCCGGTAAGTTCTGTTTATACGACTCTTCTCCTCTGGAAAGAACATTAAAGAAATATATAGATAATGGTAAAGTTGCCGGAAACCCTAAGAAATTCTTAATTAACGTTACTAATTTTACAGATTGGAGCGGTGTTACTAAAGACGTTCATGAGTTAGGAGAAGACTTGCCGGCGTTCTTACGAGCATCTGCTTCACCTCCAGTTTTATTTGAGCCTGTTTCTCTTAATGGTCAACAATACCTAGATGGTGGGCTAAGTAATAACTTCTCGGTTTCTCAGGCAGTAGAAATGGGCGCCGATGTTGTTGTCTTGTTTCAACCTCAAGTGCCGGAGACTTGTTACAAGATAAACAGTATTTTAGATGTAATGCAGGCTGGTTTATCATTACCGTCTTATATCTCCATATCGAAAGAACTTAAATTTGTTGAGACAATCAACTCCATAGTATCTACCAACTCTCGGTTTAGAGAGGTTAAAGTTATAGTAGTAAAGGCAGAGAGTAATATTCAGCGTAATTTAATAGACTTTAACTATAAGAAGGACCGGAAGTCCCTAATAAACCATGGATATGAGTTAGCCTATGAAACCTTAAGGGGCAGCTTTTAGCTAAAGCTAAAATTCTACATAGTTTAAGATTTGAGGTTTAATATGTTGGTATTTCTTTCCGGTGGTTCTTCTGATAGTCAAACTGTTCAATGGGTAGATGACGGAGCGGGAAATATGGATGTTTCCGGAGAAAGGTATAGTTTAGGCTTTGGTTCCCAAACAACTGCCTTCTATGTAGGGAGTTATTAATGGCTTCGCATTCTAATTACACGAATTATGGAACCTATTCAGTAGCTGCTTCCGGAACTCTTATTATAGAAATAGATGCCACTGTCTTCAATGAACTTCAGGTAGAAACTTCTATAACCTTTGCTTCCACTTCTTCTATTACGGGTTTTACCTGTAATGTTACTAATGGTTTTGGACCGGCGGTCCCTAATGGACAACCTGGATTTTATGTTAATGGCGGGAATCCCATAACTCCTGCCTATGACAGTGTTGGACAAACTGTTGTCCTTAATCCTATAGTAGCTAATGATGGAAGTCCTCAAACAGTTAATACTGTCTTCAATGTTAACCTAGCTCAGACAGGTGGGTGGATCAAGGTTACTCTTAGAAGTGCTGATGCTACTACGGCATCAACAGTAACCTTATTGGGAGATGCCCTCTAAATATGTTTAAAAAAGTGAAAGAGTGGTTATGGAATCTCTTCCGGTATGAATTAACCGATGATGATATAGATTTGATTGCCACAAGAGTCATAGAAAGAACTTCTACTCCTCAATATAGAGGGCAAAAGAAAGCCCAAATAATGAGTGTTAGTAAACACCCTAACCTAGATAATCATGTAATAGTGGTTTATGGGAATGGAGTTAATCCCATTGACCCTAATCATCCGGAAGTATGGAGACGGGAAACCTCTATCCCCCATCATCCAGATGCCACCCAAGAAGAAATTATGTCCCTAATAGATAGGCATGATAGTTCTTTTATCTAAATTGGTTGCAAGGGTGAGATTTGAACTCACGATCTCAAGGTTATGAGCCTTGCGGGGACGACCAGACTCCCCTACCCTACTAATTTTATTATACCAGAAGTAACAGCTAAAATTTAGACTGTTATCTTTATAATAGGCAAATTTAGTGGTAGAAGAATTTAAAAAAGTCCTTCCGGAAGAAGTAAGAGCAGTTTCTATCAAGAAGTCTTTGCCGGAACCTGAAGAAGAGACCGGCTTAGTTATGTATAAGAGTATGGGAAGTACCGGAACTCTTAAAGCTGCTAAGACAATGGTAGAGGAGAATCAAAGTTTATCTCCTTCTATGGAAGAAATGAAACTCATTAATGAATTTTCTGTTGTGCCCCAAGAAGCCCACCAGTGGATGGTTTTACGTAATATTAACGTTCTAGGCCTTGGAAATGAGGTTGATGTACAAGGAGATAAGTTCTCCAAAGATGCTGAACAGGACATAGTAGACGGTGGACCAGCTACTCCCGTCCTCATGGATCATTCACATAATCTTAATAATCTCCCTCCATTAGGTATCTGCCTTTCTTCTAGGATGACTAAAGAAGGTCCTAGAGAAACATGGGGCATTCCTCTTGAGGATTACCATGCTCCTCTTATAAAAGGAATAAAAAACGGTACTGTTCGTTCTATTTCTGTAGGTATTTTAGTAGACCCCAACCATAAAGTTTGTAGTTCCTGTAACATGTCTATTTATTCTTATGCCTGCCCACATGAACCGGGACAGGTGGATGAATCCGGCAAACCTGTTTCAGTAACTATTAATAAAGTTGCCCGCTACCTAGAAAGATCGGTTGTAAATGTTCCCGCTCGAATGAAAACCGCAATCAAATCTCTTCAACAAAAAGCCCTTGAGGATAAAGCTACTATTTCTCCCCCTAATGGTGGTGGAGTTACTGATCCAGAAGCCTATAGAGATGAACCGGAAGATAATGCTCATGAGTGTGATAATGCTCCTGAAGCAGCAATGATGAAAGCGAAAAAACCTTATGGGGATGTAGAATACGCAGATCCTGGTTACCAGGAAGATAAAAAACCTCGTTATCCTATAGATACAGAAGAGCACATCAGAGCAGCTTGGAATTACATTCATCAAGAAAGGAATTCTTCAGAGTACTCCTCTGAAGAACTTTCTCATATAAAATCTAAGATTAAGGCTGCTTGGAAAAGAGAAATAGATTCTTCCGGACCTCCTGAACAGAAATCTTTAACAGAATCCATCAATAAAACCCTGTATCCAGACTTTCTTAAAAGTGAATTTGAGTTTTCTGTTGTTAAGGCATTGATTAGTAATCCAGGATTATATAAGGGTCTTCCCCTTGTTCAGGTTCGTCCGGAACAAGTTAAACCAACTCAGTCTGCCGTAGACGCAGAAAAAGTTGCACAATTTGTTAAAGAAGGAAATTTTGATGGTGGAATGACTATCTCCCGCAATGGAGATATCTATATGATTGATGGTCATCATCGTCTTGAAGCTGCTAAATCTGCTGAACGCCCTACCATCTGGACACATAATATGGAATTGCCAGAAGGGGCAGTTAATTCTTATGAGGCTTTTGGGACACTTCTAAATGTTCATGCCTCTTCTTTGAGAGATAATTTAACACAAAATAAATCCTCCGCTACAATAATTAACGTTAACACTATACAGGATAGTAAATCAGTGGCAAAAGAAGAAAAAGATGCGGTTAAGCTAAATCCGGGTTCCGGTGATGCTGATCCTTCTAAGTACGAAGATGTTTCCACTAAAGCTTCTGCTGAAGAAGATGAGTGCATGAAGTCTGAAGAAGATGATGAGTGTGTTAAGGCCCACAAAGAACCTGATGGTGATGAGGGTGTTGGCGGTGAAGACCGCGACGGTGATAACGACACTAAGAAAATTACTAACGAAGATAGTGACCCTACTTCCGTCAAACTAGGAAAATCGGAAGATAAAGATCCGACTTCCGTAAAGCTTGGTAAATCTGTAGAAGCTTCACTCTCTCCGGAAACCAACCTAACAATAAAGTCTCTTGTTGCTTCTAACAAGGAAGCTGTTGAAAAAGTCAACAAGCTTGTCGCTGCTGTAGAAGCACAGAAATCAATCCAGGCTGATCAATCAAAACTGATTGGGGAGCTTGCCAAAATGGTCGAATCAATTAGTAAGGCTGTAGAAGCCGCTGCTTCCACCAGTGCGGAAGAACTTGTAGAAAAAGTTCTTGAGATCCAGAACAAAGCTGTTGAAGTAAATAAAGCTACTCAACCGGCAAACACACTAGACAGTTTCATCATGGCCAATTGGGCCCAACAGTAAGGAGTTATTAATGTCTCAATTTGGCGCAGAAGATCTGGTATCTAATCTTCAAAACAAGAGTGCGGGGAACCAAGCTCTGGTTCCGATTCAGAAAGCTGATCCGCAACCTATCGATGTTATCTTGTACCAAGAGTGCAAAGATAGCCAAACCCGTGAAAAGGTTAGCCGTCTTCTAAAGAATATGCCGGTAAGAATGAATACCGACTCCTCGGACGCATTCTCTACTATGGTAGTTAATAAAGACGTTACCGGAGTAGACCTTGGTCCAGTAAGAATCGTAAGTCTCTATCCTTATATTGCTCAGATTGTTAATACGGAAGCCAAATTCCTTAACATCCTGAAAAAGAAACCTTCTTTCCCGGCAACTGATTATCAGATCCGGATTCCGGAAGAAACCATTGGTAATGACCAATTGTCAGCTTTCAACGTAGAAGGTAATCTCCCAGCAGTTCAACAGTCAGTCTTGTCGGAAAGAACTAATACCCTGATGGCTATCGGTCAACAGATTAACGTTTCTTTTATGGCGGAAGAACTTGCTGCTCAATCACCTTACCGCCGGAATGAACTCCAAGCACAAATCCAGAAAGCAATGATCCGTATGGAACGGACCATGAACCCTCTGCTCTTGAGTGCTCTGGAAAATACCGATGAAGCTCTCCCTAATATCCCATCTCTTGGTGGTATGGTAACGAGATCAACCGTAGGACCAATTGCAGTAGGCGGGGGAAACCTCACTGATGCTTTGATTGCTCAAGCTATCACACAGTTAGCTGCCTTCTTCGGTTTTGACGCTCTAAATGATGTTGTTGCTTTAACCAATAACACCCAGATCCCTGTTATCCGTAACTTGATGATCAACCGCTACCCCGGCAATGAGCCGCTGGCAAAAATGGGCTATGACGAAGTACTCGTAAAGAGACTTGCCGGACTAGGACTTGAGCCTGGCGATATCCAAATGATCTACGAAGACAATAACGGACTTGCTATCCCCTTCATCAGAGATATGCAGATGCCTACCGGAACTACTATGTTCTTCCGTGCTTCGCTTCCTCAACTGGCTAAGTTCCATATGCAAGGCAAGCCTGGAAGTTTTTTAGTGGAAAGGCCAGTAACTAACCTCTATCACTTGAGTGTTCTGTTCGATTTAATATCGTTATGTGACCCCCTTGCTCAGAGCCGCTGTTTGCTCACAGGGCATTCTTAGGCGTGTTCTGTTAGTTACCAAATAAGACCAATAAAAAGCCTCCCAATTGGGAGGCTTTCCTTTAGGTTATTTCTCTTTTAGGACTCTCATCATGTTTAATTGGGGCAGGTTATGATTTCGTAATCAAATAATCTAATAGGGTAGACATCTTGCCCTATATCAAAAAGGAATTTTAATTTCAATCATCTTTCCCGCCTTACTCTATTAGCCCAATCATTCTTTAAGGAACATCCATCCCAATCATTAATATGGAAGATTGAAACATGAAGCATGTCTTCATGTTTCCCCTTAATCCATTCCCAGTCTTGATTACTTAAAAGAGCCTTGCCGGAATGGTCTTCCGTCTTTATTGCTAGTATATTCTTAGTACCTTTATCTGTACATATCCATCTTCCGGAACCTGTATAAAACTGTTCTCCAATTTTAAAATCTTCCCGTTTCATCTAACTTTCCTGCATAAGTTTATAGGGAATCTTTGCCCCAAAACAGACTGCCGCGCTTCTATCTATCCCCATTATTCACCTCTTACTGATATCCAACTGACTTTAGGACCTTTCCCGCAATTGTCTTCCCGGAAGAGTATACAAACAGAAGGAAAAGGAGCACCGGTTGGACTATTACCAAACTTAACACGTCCATTGATAAAAATCAACTCCTCCGCATGAGGGAATACAAATTCTTCCCACTCTTTGTTACTAGTTCTTGCCGGAACCAATAAAAGATTCAACTCCATACACCCATAAGCTACTTCCATATAGGACTTTTCAATGAATTCTGGAGCTATATTATAAGGAGGGTTAGTGAACCCCCGTTCATCTACCCAAGATTGAATTAGGGAATTATCTTCTTCTGTATAGAATCTAGGTAATAGATGGTTATCAGGGCTTGCGGCAAGATCTATAGTAAAATTAAATCTTTCATGTAACCTATTAAATAAAGGTTTAGGAGTCTCCCAATTTTGATATGTACTAGAGAATACTTGCTTCTGTCCTTTCATTCAATCTCCTGAAGGAATTTAATAAGGATTTCCCGTTCTTCTTTGCTAAGTGTGTCCCGTTTAGTTATATCTGGAACAACTTCATAACCACTACCATAACCTGCAGCTAAGAATTCAAAGTTACCCTTGGAGTCAAACATGAAATAATTATTACCAAACCAGAAAGTTAGCTCTTGCTCTCCATAATAGTTCTCGTATCTTTCAATCTTCATACAAATATATCCTTAAAGTTTGTAAATTCTTCTTCTGACATAACTCCAGCATCATACATGTCCTTAACAGTTTCTCTAATACACTGCATAATTTTAGATTTTCTGATGTGATTAGTTCTTCCGGCTCTCTTTCTTCCACAGGGAAAACAAGATTGGGGGGAACCGTGCTTAAGTGCTGACCCCCTAGCCTCAAAAATAGTACCACAGGAACATCTTACTGTCCAGTAGTATTTAACCTTTCCGGATTCCCATCTAGAGTCTGCCGGACCCTCTACATATAGATCAGTAAAAGTCTTTCCCATAAGGTCTTCATATTCTCCCCGCTGTCCCACTATCCAAAGTCTTCCGGCAAGACTAGACCCATACCATATTCAGGAGCTATATACTCCTTAACCTCTTTAATAAAAGAAACGGGAAGATACGCTTCAAGTATCCCTATAAGGGTACTTAGGTTTTCCCCATGAACTTTAAAAAACACTTGAAAAGCTTCGGGAGACCCTATAATACTACTATAAAGCCTCTCCACAGAATCAAATCCTAAACCCTCTAATTCTTTTAATAGGTAGTCGCTTCTACCTGTGGGTCCAGAGTAAATGCTCCAAATTTCGGATAAGGGTGTTCCAGTTCTTTTAAGCTTAAATTTATCATCCATTTCTTATTGACCCACTAGCTTCTAACATACATAGTATACCACCTATATAGGAATTTGAATATTAAATGAAGCTTTCATTTTATCGACTAGCTGTTAGACCGGCTAAAGACGGCGCAAAAATTGACCTTGATGGGCAGATTTCCGGAGAAGCTCAATTCTTTGATCCCACTCTCTGTGAAGAATATCAAGAAATCCTTAGTAAGAAGAATAAGCTAGGGGCTACGGCTACCGGCCAACCTATCATTCCAGAACATCTTCATACAGAAGAGCATCTTGTGGCTTCTTGGGTAGCGGAAAGTGAAGACGGGATTATTGATACTAATGATAAGGAGTTTGCCAAGAGAGTAATGCGTTCTTGCCATTACCGTTCCGGTGTCTTCAATTCAGACCCCATTTCAGTTAAGAATCAGAAGTATATGAATCTCTATACCTCTATGTTGGATAAAACTTCCCCAAGAGATATCCTCAAAGAGATGGAAGTCGAATTGACCGAAAAAGCTAAGCTTAAGACCCGTAAGACTGCTCTTGATTTGAAAAAGGAAGAAAAACTTAACACTTCTGTCAAAGAACCAAAAGTCAAGTAAGTTAAAATATTACTGTCTCGATTATGAACTTAAAGACCTACCAGAAATGGGAGGTTTTTCTGTATTGACAATAGATTCCGGTTGTTGTATATTGATTTCTGTAAACCAACAGGAGTTCATCTATGGAAAGCGGTGATGTGGTGAGGTTAGCTTCTCAAATTCTTAAAAGGTTTCTGGAAGAGAAAGACCCCCTAGAACGTGGACTTCTTCTTCTTGAACTAAGCATGGTATTAAATGTATGAGAACCAATTTATGTGAAAATCGATCCAAGGCTCTAGAAGTTTGGCTAGAGTCAATGGAACCCAAATTAAATAAGGACTATTTTAAGATAGTAGATAGTAACTGTATTTATTTCTCCTGGGTCCGGAAGAACCTTCGGGCAGATATATCTTTAATTGATAATGAGGCTTACATAGACTTACATATAGGTTATAGAGAGACTGTTTCATATATGGAAGATATAACCGAAGGTTATGATATACCAAAAACACTTAAACGGATTATAAAGTTCTTCAAGTTAAAAAAGTTAGGTAACAATTAGGAGGAATTTTTCATGGATATCTGTGACAATTGCGGAAGGCAGTTTGAGATGAAACATCCGGCTCATATCTACTGCACTATTAGGTGCCGGAATAACTTTAATAGCAAGAAAAGAAATACTTCCGGCAAGATTAAGGGTAAAGTAAGATATATGCCTTTAGAGAAGTATAAGCGTCTAATGAATGGACATGACGCCCTTCTTGCTGTTAAAGTTTTACTAGAAAAGGAAGGTTATTATTGCCATCCCCGTCTAGCACGTATGCTTCAAGAGGTTAGATAATTATGGAATTTGGAAAACTTGGCTGGGCTAAGCAGGTTATTACCTACTCTTCCGGCTATCTCACTAATGGTGAGTTAATGGAATTAAAGAAAGACGGGGAGCATACAGTAGCCTATTTGACTACCGTTAAGCCCTACTGTTTCAAGGGGTTTCACCTACATAAGATTAGAGCTTCTAATTATGTCTGTGTAGAAGGAACAGCAAAGGTAACTCTCTTCAAACCAGGTATACCAGGACCCAAAGAGTACGTTTTAGCTACTGGTGGTACTCTACATATTCCTACGGGAATAGCTGTAGGCATCTACAATACATATTCTCAAACAGTTAAATTAATTAACTTTCCGGAACCTTATTATGACCCAGGACTTATTGATGAACAAATAGAATATACAAGAGACGAACTAGAAGCAGGAGTTATTAAACCCTAGTATCCCTTCCCTCTAAGGTGAACATTAGTTTCCATTGAAGTTGGGTTAAATACACCCTTTAGGTAACTTATAATTGTTTCCGGAATAAAATCTGAACAGCTATACAGATCTAGGGTTAGGAACCCGCTTCTCTGGAACGAGTGAAATGTGAAGTGACTTTCTGAGAGGATAGTACATCCGGTAAGTCCACTCTCTAATGGGTCTGTTGGGTGCTCATAATAGAAAATGTCTGGACCTTGTATTATGGTCATTGCCGCAAGACTAATAACTTGACGGGAAACCTCAGCCATTAACTCTTTATCTACTAGGAGTTCAGATCTTATACCTAGAAAATCTACTGTTAGTAGTTTTCCAAAGTAACCTTCCGGTCGTTTCATCTTCTTCTCCTAAAAATTTAACACTTTTGAGATTGTAACTTCCGGAAAGGTATGGTAAAATAAATATACAAGGAAGAGGGAACAGAATTCTGCGTACTTCTTCCCCCCAAGATAGCTAAATAGTAGTACTAAAATATCTAGCTATTAAGTTGATATGACGTTCTTATTTCGGAAATCAACTTTAAGTTGTAGGTTGATAACCTACAAAGTCTTCAGGGTAGGTAATGATCGTGACCACCGTGGAAGACAATCTAACTTCCGTCGCTTAATTAAAGCCCTCGATTGTACAGAGGAAGATGCAAGTAAAATCTTGCCGGAAGAGTAATTAAATGATTAAGGAGTTTCTTTAAGGGAAACTAAAGGTTCGAACCCCTTCTTCATTTAACTTCCTTCATAAGCCGTTATTCTTGGTCCCTTGGGGTATACCGATGGAGAGTTTTAAGTAACTAGCCGGAATAACGTAGAAGGAAATCCACCCTAAGACTTGCTCTTAGGCCCCATCGACGAAAGTTGGTGGTGGGTAGTCGTAAGACTGCCGCAGATACTAAAATAACATTAGTAGTAGCCTCCCCTGAGGGAGGTTTTTCTGTTAATGTGTACCCATTAACTCTTAAAACGGGGCTTAATGGGAAGAGTACTACCCATTAGCAGTAAATTTCTACTTTCCCACCATGCTTTTGAATATGTTTCTTAACGTCTTCTAAGGAGGCAGTATAAGAACCAGTTTTAGCATACTCCTATTAAATTTTCTCTTTCTTGTACCAATCTCTGTTAAGCTCCTGTTAGACTACAATCAATAGTATACTACAATGTTTAGGAAAACCAAGGTTGGAAAGATTAATTTCACTTAGCATTTGTCAAAGTGCGGCCTCTTCTGGTGGTTTTTCAATCCAATTTCAAAGTATTGATGCTGCGTTTAATCAAGTTCTATTTAATTTACCTGTAACTGGAATTGTGACTTCTATGAACGAAAACGCTGTGGCTTTTGCCGCTCAAACCCAGCTGACTATACAGTTACAGCAGTATGGATTTTTATTTACGGGGCAACCGCAATTTACTAGCAACAGTACAATTGATCCTAATGGATTCCCCGTCTTCAGCTCTCAGTTGGGTTTAGCCCTCTGGAGAGTAAACATCTCAGAGAATGTCCTCACCTTCTTTAGTGAATGTGACTATGAGATTTCCCTCATTAATGATTCAACCGGAATCCTTTATAAGATTTCCGAAACTCCTCTTTTATGTACGTTAGCGGAAGCCCAAAATGAAGGTCCTATTAATGGATTAGTCTTAACTGATGTTAATGGTACCCCTCTAACTAATACTCAGATTATAAGTTTGATTGAAATTGCTTCCTCAAGACTTATATCAATGCTCAATAACCGCATAGTAATGACATGTAGGGTCCATGAAGAGGCGGGCTATTGGCAGCGGTCATTCTTCCTTAGGGAATCTATTCCCGGCCTCTGGTTTGATGGAGTATGGGCTAAACGCCCTTATACCTTTTCCCTCTTTGGTATTTTCTTAGGGGGTTCCGCCAGTGTTATGTGGAACTATATTAGAAGAACCGGAGAATTACAATACATACCTTCCCAGAATGCTTATTACTCGTATGAGCCCTCTAGCTTTGGTAATGAAATTAAGATTTCTTATGTTGGCGGAAACTATAAAATCCCAGTAACAGTTCAGGCTGCTCTCTACAGATTAATGTCAGCAATCTTAGAGAACAATGCCGGAATATCTTCCCTCCAAGATGGCTCTTGGAAAGTTACATTTAAGGATACTCCCCTGATTGACCAGATTAGAGGGGAATTGTCCGAATACGTTATTTTGAACTAATATGTCTAACCGCCTAAGCCGAATAGAGTATACCTATAAGATAATGACTGCCAAATTGGCAGGCGGGGATTACTATTGGAATATCTCTTCCCCCATATACACTAGGGTGGACGGAACTCCTCAACCCTACTTGACGGGAAGAAAGCTTCATGTAGAAGCTTGTAATGATAAATTTGCCCAAGATAAGTATAGAGATATGGAGTTATTCATAGTCTGTGGGGATAGAACTTCCCTCTCTCCTGGTTATATAATCCAAGAAACCACCACTAATGACTTTCCGGTAATGACCATGCTACAAGTCCCAGAAATGCATCAATTTCTAGGATTTAAGACTACTAAAACCGGAAGTATTACTGATGGACAGAATACTATATACTCTAATGTCCTATTTGAGTATTCCATTAATCTCATTGCCGGAAGGGATACTTTTCCTGCTCAAACTACTTCCCTCAATACTCCTACTAAAAGAGCAGTAATTTATAAACGTGCCGGAATAGTTGAAGGGATGAAATTAATAGACCAAACTCCTGGAGTTGGGTCCAATGATGTATGGCAAATTACCCTAGTAGATTATAAGGATAATATTTGTATCCTCAACCTAGAACAGGCGGATAGAACATAATGTCTACCGGAATAGGTAAATGCCTTGCTGATGTCTTGCGGAATGACGTTACTACACTTTTCGCTTCTAGTTATGTAGCTGCTTATCCTCTACAGTTTAATGCTGCTTCAGCTGTTCCTACATATCTCTATACCTGTATAAAGGATATATGGCTTTCCGGAACTCCCTCTTCCGGCTATACAAATACTCAATGGGCGGGAATGGTAACTGATTCCTTTGGAGTTGGTCAATCGGGAAGCAGGACTATAGATGTCCAAACTAATAGAATAATGGACCAATGTGACTCTCCTGTAGATATAGGACCTAAGAGTAATGCTACTGGAGCAGAGTTTGCGGAAGTCTTCATCTACTTAAAGATTGGGGGAACTGTCTCTCAAGCTGATGCTGATAGATGTGCCTTGGCGGAACTAAGAATAAGATCCTTAATAGACTATAACTGGGGAACTAATGTTAACGGGATTCCGGAAATCCCTGTTACAGACCTCACTATAGATCCACAATCAGACGTAAAAGCATACTGGGATGGACTTGTCGGGAAAGACTCTAAAGAATTTTATGTTCGTTTTTACTGCTTCTACCAGAGATTAGTAGTAAAGAGACTCAAATATTAAACCTGTAGTTACAATTCTATTTGTAAAACAAATCTTTCTCGTATACGGGGTATAGGGCCATTTCAGTAATTTCCTTTCGCGCAGGTCCAGCCGGAGTTGCAATTGGTGTACCTAATCAATCAGCAATACCCTCTTTAGAAGGAATGGCATTTGTTGCCAGTGGCTACGTAGCTGATAACATTTTCTATAATAGTTTTAGGGCTCCTCTTTTACGGACGGATACTTACCAAGTTGCAGTAACCCTCACGGGACAAGATACTACAACTGATGGTTATTCAAGCACTGTATCTACTAGTCCCAGCGGAAACATCGTTCTGACTGGCTCACAGAACGTTATAAATGTTTACTTATCTAACGCCTCTTGGCCAAGTAATTTTTCTAATGCGGCCTTTGTCTGTGTTTGGTTGAAGACCAATTCAGGTGGATTCCAACTAGCTGAGTGTGTAGCTGTAGATGCCATTAATGATATGGTAGTAACAGTTAAGGCTAAACCAATGGCCCAATATACTCAAATTCCAATTGCTACCCTCCAAGCTTCTAGTTCCAACTCTTCTTACCCAGAATTAGGTGATAGAAACCCGCAAGGTTTCCAATTTGTTACACAGTCTCCTACAACGGAAACGGTTAATGTCATATTTAACCCTTCCGGCAAGGTAACATTCAGTCCTAACAATGCTGCTGACTTTGATGCTATTTCTAGTAGAAGTGCTGAAGTTCAGTATCAAGTTCTGGCAAATGATGTTTTGACTTTCTGTAGAGCCTCTTTCGGAGACTATACACAAGTTACAGCAAATGGCCATGTCTATCAACAGGCGGATTTGGCGGCCAATACTGCTCAAATTGTTGTCCAAGGTAACAGACCCTTTATCGTAACTCCTCCTCCGGACCCCGCGACGGGTGTTAGTGAACAAGTTCTGTTTACTTCCCTTTTCCTTAAGAATTTGGATAGTATTACACAAGCCTGGAGCAAGAAAGCTCAAACTCCTACTCCCTACCATTTTGTCACTGTTCCATCAGATTACTTGTTTAATAACTCAGCTACTGTATTCACTTACAGCAGAAAGTAACTAATTAAGTAAAATCTAAAAGTTAGAATCCCTACTGTAATAAGTGGGGATTTTTTTCTTGGCAGTATTTAAATTTGTTTTCGGTCCCTTTACTTCAATGTATGTGGGTCAATATGGAGCTTCCGGAGTTCCCCTAACTCAAGTGAATATTATTGGGACGGGAAATTATACGGTAGGATATAACCTTCCTAAGTCTGGGTGGAAAGCTTGTGTTAATGGAACAGTACAAGAAGGTCTTCCCGGAATCAAGGTTTCCCTTACCTTTATTAGCGATGATCCGCAGGCAATTTGCCTGGCAATGTCTAACTGGGTTACGGCAGCACAAGATTCTCCTCCTTCTGGGCAACAATATTCCCTCTTGTTATGGGATGGAGTTAATACTTCCGGAAGCAGTATTTTCATTCCCCAATGTGAAGTTATTGTAAATTGGCAAATTGTTAGAAGTAAAAAAGTACAAACAGATATTCCCCTAAACTTTTTCTGGAACCAGCGGGACGCTACTATCCAACTCTTCCATAAAGAAGCTAACTCAGCATTGATAACTCTAATGAATCAAACCGGCATTAGTCCGTTTTAGTTAAACTACCTACTAGATTACCCAATAAGGATGGATAAATGGATACAGAATTTGTTCTAGGTGCCCAAAGACTCGTTATCAAGTCAGATATGATCACTGTAGCTAAGGCTAGGGAACTTCGGGCGGCTATTAAAGAAGTTGGAGTTAAGCACGATGCTAAGCTTGAAGAACAGAAGAAAGCTCTTCGGGAAATAGATAAAGAATATTCTTCCCGTTTGATTAAGTTGGAAGATGAGTCTATGGCTGAATATGAAGAAAGGATAACCCCTATCTTGGAAGAGAAACAAGCTGCCGTAGATGGAGTCTTGCCGGAAGACAATGAATCTTATGTTATGAAATTAGCCTTTGATTGCCTTTCCGTCCTTGGCCACCAGTTTGGACAAGCTGCTAAGGTCACTCAAGAAGGGTTTGATGCGGGTGTCTGGGATAAAACTAAACTTGCTCTAGCCAAACTTCTCATTAATAATGAGTGTGAATTGGGTGTACTTTTTTTACCTCCAAGGAGTCTAAACTAGCTTTAGAAGAAGAGTTTAAAAAAGTCCGTGATTCTATTAGCGGATTTTCTGAACTTCTCAAGCAAATACAGGCTCCTGTCCCTATTGCAGAAATTGATGCAGATAATAAGCTATTCCTTGAGTTAAATATTGCTGGATTTTATTTCAACACTTGGGACTCTTTTGATTCCTTTCCCCGTTGGCGCCTAATGGAAATTATTACCCTCTTAGCCCACAAAGGGGAAGAAGGGGAAACCACAAGTGGGTCTGAACATGGCGTTCTTGCAGCTGCCGGTAAGATCTTCCAAGCCTTTGGTGGCGAAGAGTAATTTGTATACAATATAGGTATGACAGACCTAGCAAAAATTAATATTAATTTTGATTCCTCTTTAACCAAGAATTTAAATCCTACTACTCTTGCTGAACTCTCCATTGAGTTAGGGAATGAGTATGGAGAACTTGCCCTCCAAGCCTTTCAGTCTAAAGTTCCGGTAAGAACTCAAGAACTGCGGAATTATATTAAACGAAGTTTATCTTCCAGCTCTCATGGAGCTGAAGTTTCTATATACCTTCCAGAAGTAACCCACTTCTCCACTATTTATCCTTTTATTGGAGGAGTCCGGCAGAAGTCTAAACCTACTTTAGATGAAGTTGCTCAAGATTTAGACTCTACGGATTTCCGGCGGTCTAAATCTGCTATTAGTGATGTGGCAAGATTTACCCCTTCAAGTGCTGGGGATACAACTAAAGACTGGCAGAATAATGCTTGGAATGACTTCCTTGGAGCAATTTAGTGGCTAAAGAGATAGATATAACAGCCAGGATCAGTAACCTTTCAGATCTCCAAGATCAACTTAGAGGGCTTACTGTTACTGCCAATTTGGCTCCTAATGCTCAACTGGCAGAACTTCTAGCTGCTGCTAGAACCGGAATTACCATTGATGTTAGATTAAATTTTGTAGGAGATGAGTTAAGACAACTTCTTAATATTGCACAGAATGGTTTACGAATAAATGTAAATAATAATGGAGTTCCCGCAGGAGGTAATGCTCCAATAGTTGGTAATGCTCCTGTGGCTGCTGCACCACAGGTGTTAAATAGGGCTGTAGAAACCGCCTATACTGTTATTGGTGATAATTTAATTGCACAAGCTAGGGCAATAGCCGCTAGTCAGCTACAAAGAATTCGATCTTTTTCTTCTACTACTGGTCTTACAGATCAACCTTTAGGGGAGATCCAAAAAACTCTCCGTAAGGATTCAGAAAATCAGGCGGTTCAAGCTAGACGTTCTCAACTTGCTGCTCAGAAATTGAGAGACCTTAACGATGCAGAAGATCTTAAGTATACTAAGGCGAATAAAAAGTTAGGGCTTGCCGATGCTTTTTCTTTTAACCCCTTAAGAGAAGAGTTAGCTCAAGGACTAGATCCTTCCCGGCTTCAAGCTTCCCGGAAAGCTTTTGATATAAAGAGACTAACTCAAGATAAAGAAGCAGCACAGGCTGTATTCTTTTCAGGACTTTTAGGGGGTCCTGCTAATGCCATTGGTGGAGCAATAGGTGCTACTACTCTTGGTGGAGCAACGGGTGTTCTGGCTGGAACTTCTATTGTATCTGCTACTACAGCAGCTTTTGAGAAGTTATTCGATACTCTTAAATCTGCCTCTGAAGTAGCTCTTGATTTTGAGAAATCGGTAGCTGGAACTGTAGGGCTTCTCCAAGCTACTACTGAAATTACTAGAGATGGTAAGCCAGTATCTCCTGCTGAGCAATTAGGAGAGCAGGAGAGAATAGCCACACGTTTTCAGAAGACGGCTAGAGTTGCACTAGCTCCTCTAGGCGTTGGAGGGAAAGAAGAATTTCTTCTAACACAGGCGTATCAAGAGGGGAGGCGAGGTAAAGCAACCGAAGGTGAACTTAAGGACGTTCTACCGGTTTTGACCGCAGTCCTAAAGCCTTTCAATTTAGGTGAAGCTAAAGAAGCACGAGAGTTACGTGATATTGGTTCTGGACAGAGATTAAGTTCTACAACTGTTGGACCCACTATCCAAGCTTTAGCCCCTGATTTACAAAATGCTTTATCTTTCGGGACTCCCGAAGATATTCAAAAGGCTATTGAACCTCTAAGGGGGTTTTACCAAGCCATTAAAGATGGTAATCAGCCCCTAACAGAGATTTATAAGGCCCAGTTTCAGCTAAATACAGCCCAGGCAGACGCTGGGGAATCCTTAAATAAGGCACTCCTTCCAGGACTTAAGGCGTTCAATGAGTTCATTTCCAACCCTTCTATTACTAAAAATCTTCAAAATTTAGCGGCTGCAATAGGAAATCTTAGCTCCACTGCTACTGTTGTTGTTATTAAATTAATTGAACAAACAGGACAAAATAACACCAATACACAGAACTTAATTTCAGAAACTATTCGCAACAATCCCGTTTTGAAAGGACTAGGAGTTCAAAACAGTGTAGCCCTCAATACATTTTTTCCTGGCATTGGTGATAAAGTCAATGCGGATATAGAAGAAGATAATCAGATCGGGAGGCTGCAAACTAATGCTGCACAACTCGCTAAGTTAAAAGCTGCGGGGGGTAATGTTGGTAATCTCAAGAATACATCTCCAGGACTCCAATCAGGGTTGAACCCCCTAGCTAAATTTAACAACATATTAGCAGATTATGGACTTAAGCCCGAAGATTTAGATAAATTTGATTCTACCTCTATAGCCAGTTCCGGCAAAAACCCATTTAGTCAGATAGCTGCTGCAACTGCTGGACTGGCAGGTTTAACTAGGCTCTCTAAAGAACAACAATTAAGCAAGAGAACACCTCTTCTCAATTTGATAGAAGAGGGACAAACCTCACTACAGTCAGAACATCAGAAGCTTTATGACACGAGTACCATTGGTGGAGCCAGAGAGGCGAATTCTGCTGCCCAACAAGACATTAACGCTAGGCTAAAGACCCAAACTGAAATTTCTTCTAATTTAGCTGAAAGGTTGAAGACTCTTACCAAGGGTACGGAAGAGTATAATGCCGTCTCCAATGCTTCCGCAGAATCTGAGCTTAAACGTAAACAGATAATAGCAGAAGGTACCCGCACAGTTAGAGAGTCCATTGACCTAGAAATAAAGAGAAATAACATTAGAGCCCAAGGATTTGATACTTTCACATTCAGTGGAAGAAATGCCGCTGATGCTGCTGGAATTAAATCTGCTCAAGCTAACATTGAACTTCTTAAAAAAAGAGTCGCAAACGGAACAGGTAATAATGAAGAAGACCAAGCTCAACTTAGATCTGAACAAACTAAGCTTGCTGGACTTAAAAGGGACCAAGAAAAGCTTCCCCTAGATGTTTATGGTTCTACCCTTAATCTAATTGAGGGGTTTACTAAGCTTAAAGATACCATGGCTGACCTAGATGATAAGACCAAAAGTCTTGATATTTCCTATAGGAGAACTGGGCGTGCCCAAGAAGATTTTAAGGATGAACGTGAACTTAGACATCTAAATAGACAAGAAAATATTCTAACAGCTGCCGATAGAGTTTCTGAACTTGGCGGAAGTGTCCAAGGGCTTCCTGGCGAACTTCAAGGGTTAGTAAAGGTTATAGATATTACTAAAAACAGCTTTGAGGCACTAGATAAGTCTATTGCTGATAACATTACCCGTCAAAGGGAAATTAATGAAGCTCAGAAGGCTTTAAATGGTGTTCTTGGAATAGACCAAGGTGGAAGTCGTCTTGCTAAAGGTGAGTCCGCAGAAGACCAGTTTGATTTCTCAGATAGACTTAATGCTGCCCAATCTAGGCTAAATGCTGCTACGCTTCTTCCTGGTTTAGATGGTTTAGAAAATCCCTTTCGTAAGCAGTTTGAGAGAGATAGGGCTGAAAAGCAGTATCAATCTGCCCTAAATAGGAATAGTGACCTTAGAGGCTCCGAAGAGGACGCAGATACTGAATCTGAATTTAACATATCTCAGAAAAAGAACCGAAGAGAGAAAGCTAACATCCCTACCGAGAGATTAAATGCACAATTTAGTTTTCTCCGGCAAGCTCAAGAATTCACTTCTCAATTAGGGGATTCTAATCCTGCCCTTAAGGCATTTCTACGAAAAACAATAGTTGATCCTGGAGTTAATAACATTAAAGACCAACTGAAAGATTCAGGATTTGACTTTAGTCTTCCCTCAGAAGAAGAAGCGGAGGATACTAGAAAAAAACAGGCCAACAAAGTTGTTAACCGATTTAATAAAACCGGAGAAAAAAGAGCCAATGAATCAGCTTCCCAATATAAAGATAGACAAAAGAAAGACTTTGATGAAGCAATAAAAGGGGTAAAGGAGGATCTTGCTACTAACTCTAAGACCCTTTCCCAACTCTCTAAGACGGACTTGGTAGATGCCATATCAACCGGTGCATCTATTAGTTTAAACTCTCAATTTGCTTAAGGACTACAATTAAACTATTGTCAATAATGGCGGAACTCCTTTACTTTGATTAAGCCTGAGCAAAGTTATGTTATGTTAACCCTTTCCGGTTCTGCCGCTACCCTTTATTGCAATGATATAAAGGAAGAAATAATTACCCAAACCTTTGAACGGAATGAGTTTAAACATGAAGCCCTCAAGAAGGCATTAGAGAATACCGGAACAGCTCCAGTAATTGTACAGATGATCTATGGGGTTCCGGCACAGATAACTTCTACTGGAGCTGTTAGTACAAGTGTCCGTCCGCTAACTCCAGATGATAGTGACCTTACTAATATTTATAAAAAATTCCAAATTAACAGATATACCTTGACCGGAACTACTTCTACTAATATGGATGTCACTAATGCTAATTATTTCTTCAATCTTCATAAACAGAACTTAGACAGGTTTGATGCTCATCAAAAGTACTCTACCGGGAATGTCTCTTATCAAGAATTAATTAGTCTTCAGGCAGAGACCTTTAGTTATTTATATGTTACCGGACTAACCTTCTATAGTAATACCTTCGGAACTATTACTAATGCACTTATTAGGGATTTTGTCGTAGATGGAGATTATGATATTCCACAAGGAGGCGGGAATAACCTCATTCTCAAGAGTTGGTCTATGACCCTAGACAGTATCACATATATGGCAGATACTCCTTAGCGGGAAAAGGTAAACTCTTACTATGTCTCTTAACCTCTATCCTAGCTTTCCATTTATTGCCCCAATCGGGGAGACTGATACGTTTATAGGTACAGGTTCAGCTACGTTATTTCCCCTAGAATATAATACAGCAGCTACTCTTGCGGGTGTAGTTCAATTTGACTTAGTAAACTATATTAGAACCTTGGGTGGATTTGTTACTCCTAGTAATAGTCAAATATTACTTACTGGTGCTCCTCCTAATGGATCACAGGGTATTGCTCCTAGTAGTGCCAGTCTTCCCTTTCCTGTTTGGGACCAAACTACTGTTGCAGGTGTTTCCGGCAACGCTAATGCAATTCAAGTTCCTTTCTATCTTGCAGATGATGGAGCGGATATAGCTGTTAATGCCTATCTCCCCCCTCCAGGTGTTCCCGGAATCCCCATATTCTTTCAAAATCTGGTATCTGCTGCTGGTGCTCAGCTTATGTGGACACAATTAGCCTGTGCTAATGTGGATGGTTCTATAGGAACCCTAGCAGCTACTGGGGCTACTATCTATACAGATTCCATCTCAGCTACTACAACTCTAACTGCCGCAGCTTCTGCCCTCAATACAACTATACAGGTTTACCTAGCTTCTGGAACTAATGGAACCTTCTATCCCGGAGACTACTTAATAATAAATCCTGGGGGTACAACAGTTGAATATGTCCAGGTTACGGCTATAAGTGGAAGTACATTTACCATTACGGGGTTAAACTATAACCATTCAATTGGGGAAACAGTACAAGTTCAAGCCCGGAAATTCTGGGCTCAGGTCACTATGCCCGTAGGAACTTTAGGAGGAGTTGCCACAAGCTTCTATAACCTTGCCGTGAGCTTCTCTGCTGCCGTTGCAGCCCGGTTTTGATAGAATTCTACTAGTCTAAATAGGAATTATAATGTCTACTAAAGCAGATCATGGTCAAATAGTACAATGGTATGGTCGTCTATATGATGCCGGTCCTAATAACAGAATTGACTATGATGAAAACGGGAAAGTTCTAAATACAGAACTCTGGCATGACCCTAAGATAGATACTGAAGATAACCTTAATGTTATCTTAGATGTTGGTAGGGCCTTTATGGGTAATACCCTATTTGCTCTTGCCGGAAGTGGTAATATTGCTTTTATGGCTGCCGGAGCTTCTTCAACCTCAGCAGTGCATACTCAGACCCAGTTAGTGTATGAACTCATAGCTGATACTAACCGTGCCGCTCTTACTAATACAGATGGAACTTCTCCTTTAACTTCCGCAAAGGTTGTTACGGCAAGCTCTTTCAGTGATTCCACCTATTCTCCTCCTTATGCTTATTATTACCAATGGGCAGTTATGGCTCAATGGAATGGGGCAGTAAGTCTAAATGTTAACCAACCTTTCCAAGAATTTGCCCTCAATGATACTAAAGCCTGCCCAGGTACTAATACAGGAACTTCTGGTCATTATCTAGATAGGTATGTATTTGGTAGTCCGGTAACACTTGGTCCTACTACAATCCTCCAAGTTACTGCAATAATTAGGGTTTAAGTACTAGGAGGATTTTATGACTCTTAGTCTCTACCATGATATAAACTGTAATACGGGAACATTTTATTGTGCGTTTTCAGATGTTAATTACATCTATGCTGCTAATAATAACGATGAATTTAGGATTTATAATTGGTCTGGGCAACAGGTTAATCCTACACTTGCTGTAGCCAATCTTCCCTATGCTATATGTCTTCTTGCCCCCGCTTCTGCAATAGTTAATTATTCTGGTGGGATTATGTATGTAGATGTGGCTACTAATCAGAAAACCAATGTAACTACTAATTACTTAAATGTCTTTAATTATCCAGCGGGACAACTAATGGCCGGAGACATTGTAAACAAGATTGCTATTGCTACTTCAGGAACAAATGGCAAAGTCCTAAAGGTTAATTCTAATTTCACCCTTACTCAGTTAAGTCCCACAGGAATCACTTCTGCTCAAGCTGCTTCTATAATCTTCCGGCCAGATACCTCTACATTTATTATGGGAACTAATAATGGAAAGATAGTAGAAATAGACTCTTCCGGCAATACTCTAAAGTCAATATCGTTGCCTACAGATACTTATATAACTGCTCCTACTATTGTAGTCACTGGACTTACTTACTATGGAGATGTTCTATCCTGTGTAACGGGTCATGGAAGCATTTATACATATCAGTATTCTACTGGAACTCTTATAAGTCGTAATCAGACTACAAATAGAGGTTCCTCTAGTCCAACTACTCCCTGCTTTAGTGATTCAGCTTCTGGAACATTTTTAATTTCACATGGAGGTGGACAACCATCAAATGCTACTACGGGACTAACAGAGTGTTTTGCAGCTAGTGGGCATTTAATATTCCTTCCGACAATGAATGAATCTGTTAACCCATTTATCCAGGCTCAAATTGAACCTATTAATTCAAGAGCTTGGGGAATAACAGGTAACAGTGGTGCATCCTTTGGAGTAGAGTTACGTCTTTACAATATCACTTCCGTACAGAAAACTTCTGAAGCCTCAAGATCTCAGAATCCACTGGGGACGGATGTTTCCACAAGAGTAATAAGAATCAGAGATGAGGGAATAGGCAGGTCTATAGTAGAAGTAGACCAAACACTTCCTTCCGGTTCCCAACCTCTAATATGTACCGATAATAGAAATTACATAGAGATTTCCCTTATTCCCGGAAGTCCTGAACAGTGGGATATACGGGAGTTTACAGCATGATCTCTTATACCGGAGTTATACAGCTCACCTCTACGACACTACAAGCTGGAATTGCCGACCCCTCTAATGGACAGGTCTATATTGTAGAGTCTACAGGACCTACCTTTAGGAAATACTCTCTGACTACATTAGCTCAGGTGGGGTCTAGTGTTACATGCCTATCTTCACCAGGTGCTGTTTGTTTAATTAATTCCGCCTCTTCTGTTATATCCAGTACGGGTGTTTCTACGGTAGATTTTATTGAAAACTCTTCTGGATATAGAACCAATGTCTCTGGAGGTAATACCTTAGGGTCATTTGATAATCAAAGAATTGCGGCAGATACTGCCTCGGGAATTGCCTTTTATGTTACTGGTACGTCTAACCAATTAACTAGGATAGTTGCTTCTTCCCAAACTGTCTCTAATATTACTATTCAAGGATGTGCTAACTTTCTTCCCGCTTGTATTATCCTAAGATCAACCGGAAGTTGGCTAGTTGGAGGAAGATTTGGAAAGATTTATGAGATAGATTCCAATGGAAATATACTAAACCACATAGACGTTCAGTATCCTATAAGCATGTCCAGTCTTAATACTACTAGTGTTTCCAATTTGGCGATTATAACCATATCTGGCATGAGTTATGATGGAAATCTCTTATATGTAGAGACTGAGCATATGCAACAGGTATATGATTACTCTACTGGAACTATGATCTGGCAAATGCCTATAAATCAGGCAGCTAATACTCCCGCAGCAGTCTTTTGTGCTTCTGCCAGTGGAGAAACTTTAGTAGCTTGGAATAATATTACGTCAACAGAAAATAATACCGTCCAAGAGGTGGACTTTACTACTTCTCCCGTTCAGACTATAACAGCCAGTGGAACTTTCTACACTAATGCTACTAATAAAGTAGTTTCTACAGGCTTCTGTGCTGGAACTAATTTAGCTTTTGCTGTTCAGCAGACTGCTGAAAGGATCTATGTATTTAATGTTGTTCCCCGTTCAACTGTTGTGAGAACTGTTACAGTTCAAATAGCAGGAGTAAATCAACTAGCCCGTTTGATGATCTTTGATGACACTTCTGGGACAGCAGTTAGGCTTTTGGACACATACTTTCAATCTCCGGGCAATTATAGACTTCCTACCGGGAGAAACATAATTGAAGTTGTGAAGGTTGGAGATGGGGCTAATGCCCTCTGGGATGTCAGCCGGTATAGTACATAGGTTTAGAATGTGTCCCACTTTGACATCAATCCAGTACATGTTAATTTCCAGAATGAGAACAGTAATTCAACCCATACTGGACTAACTTCTCCTTATCAGTCTTCCGCCAAAGCTTACCAATCCTTTATTGCTGAAGGAAGTACTTCCACTCATACTTCTTTTAAGAATACCGGGTTTCAGTATCTTCTGACCTTTGCGAATATAGCCACCGGAACAGTAATAGAGAATGCCGGACTCAATGATTACTACTCCCAGACAGTTAGTCAGACATATTATGAAAATGTAGGAACTCAGGATGTTTATTCCGAACTTCCGGCAATAGCAACGGAAGTAGGGGGTTTTGGGGATTTCTTCACCCAAACAGTTTCTCAAACTTATTATGAGAATCTGGGCTTAGTAGAAAACTATGCTTCTGCTTCTCCTGATATCTCCTTTGAAAACAGCGGTGTTAATAGTTATTATTCCCAGATAATCAAATTAACCTACTATGAAAATCTAGGAACAGAAGAGTCTTTTATTGAGCCCCTTCCTATTCTTAACCGGCAGTGTACTGTTAAGATAGTAGGGCAAATCTTGGAATGTCCCGCATACACTACTAAGGTCTATGGTCAAACCCTATTAGAGGGTGGTAAATACACCGTAGACATTGGGGGACAGGTAGCTACTCTTGTAGGTGTTACTGCTGCTAGTGGAACTACTATCAATGGAGTTTATCAGCCTAACACCTTTAGTCCTAATGTTGCTGTTGGGGGAACAACTATTATAGGAGTGCCTCCGGCAACACCTTCTACTGCTGTTTATGTGGATATTCCTAACTCCAATGTTCCTAATAACAATTGGGGACAAATGTTTAATTTCTCCTTAAGCTTAGACTATTTAGGAGGAACTTGGAGTGTAACTTCCCTCAATACTGTTGGTAATGATGGGGACATTATTGGTGTATTTGGATTAAGCGCAATTATCACTGCTGGTGGTAATGGATCAGAGAACATTGTTTCAAATTCTGCCAAGGGTTATGCTTCTAGGGGGATATTTGCAAGCAGTCCTCTACTAAATAAGCAACTTTCCTTTATTCTAGGTAGGGGTGCTAATGGTGGAACCTCTATTGCTGATGTACTATATAATACGGTGTTATTTAATCAATTAAATGCTAATTTTTCCCAATACGGGCTACTATTCGCTAATTCTCAAACTGCTCTGGCAGTAGACACCTCGGGTAAAGAAGTTGTAGTTCCTCTTACCAGCTCTAGATACTTCTCTGTTAAAGAAACAGCTCTTGCTTTAGCCCGAAGAGTGGGAATTAATCTAACTTGGACCACTTTTGACAATGCTTTAAGCCAACAGTTTACTATTCAACCAACAATGACTTTACTCTCTGCTCTTCAATCTCTTGCGGGATATGTAGGGGGAGTTCTTAGATGGAGTGGTGGTCTTAATTATACTGTCTGTTCTCCTAACTATTCTATTGGGGCTTTTGCGATTCCTTCCGCCAAGCTTATTACCGCTAATGGACTCTTCTGGGAAGAATTAGAAGACTTAGAATATGGAATTGGTGGAGTTGAGACTCCTATCCCATTCAGTCCTAACCAAGGAGTATATTCGATACCTACTCCTGTATTAAATTTTGCTAATGTCATTTTTGTAACCAATCCTTCCAATTCTGGTAATTCCGGCAATGCTCCATCGGCTGGAACTTCATCTGAGCCCGTAACCCAGGTCAGAAGTATTAGTAAATTATTAACTACTTCCGATCCACCGGTTGTTATAGACTTGCCATTTGATTATGATGAGGTGTATGCCCGAATTCTCATTACTGATCCTAATAATGCCGGAAGTGCTTCTTTTAACTCCCTAGCCTCCTACAACTACAGCATTGTTACAACTAATTCAGAACTTTGGTATAACTTTGCGGAATCTGTTCCTTTAGCTGATACATATATTACATCTGTCTTGCGGGGAAATGTGTATACCCCAATTATTACCATTGATAGTAGGTTCTTCCCAGCAAATAACCCAGATGTAGCTGCCGGAAACTTCTCTTTTGATATTGCTGTTACCCGTAAAGGTTTAAGTGGAGCAGCGGCTGTTCAAGTACCTTCTAATGTAACCCAATATGTTAAAACTTACCAAGGGACCATAAATTGTGTCTTCTTTGGCGTAATGCCTGTTCCTGGAATGTTGGCTTCCGCTACTGTTGATGAAGTGACTGTTACCGGAATAATAGAAACAGTGAGCTTTACTCCTCCGGGAATATTAACTCTTCAAGTAGCAAGATATGCAGAAATTAACTGGGTAACTCCTTATCTCAACGTAGGACCTAAAACAAGTGGGACTTAAGAATAAAATAACACAAATCTCCTTTGAAGTAGCCAATCAGGTAGTAGCCAATGTTGTGGGGAACCTGAATAACAACTCTTCCAGTTTGGCTACCATTTCTGCTATTTCTACAGACTCTACCGGAAATACTGTCTGTACAGTAACTGCCAATGGGAACACTTATAGTAATGTTTACCTTGCAACCAATAGACCATTAGGAATTGGAGATACCATAAGCCTAGTAGGAGCACAAGGCTCCTATATCGCCCAATAATGGGAAGAGGTAAAGAATACACCCAGAAACAAGCAGCTTATGCTGCTGCTCTTGCTATGCAGGCATATACCCTTAACCAGAATAACACTAATTCCGGAACTGTTACATTTGTTGGACATATATCTGCTGATAGAACAACCTGTACTGATCCTCAAGGGAATACTTATCAGCTAACAGGCTATACGGGAAACCCTAAAGAATATGACCTTTGCCGGAAGACCTCTGCTACTACTGCCTTCTGTATAGGAACAGGAGTTAATTTCTTTGCGGTTGAGGGAACAAGTGGTGTTGTAGCTTGGGATCTCTTTGTTAGTGACTATGTTAATGATATAGAAACATTTTTAACTGTTGATTATCCGCAGTATAAAACTAATAATGTGGCAGATGTATATTTGAGTGTTTCTAAGTCCACAGATTTGTCTACTTCTACAAACTATATACCGTTTAGTAATTCTAATGTATACCCAGACCTTTCCAAGTTCAATATATATAAAATGGACCCAAATATATTAAATAGTATTACTTCTACTCTAGGTCCTTCCAGACCAGTGAGTGCTTCGTCTAATCTTACAGGTGTTGAATTTGGACTGCAAGTACTTTTTCCTTCAGTAGCTAAATGTGGGAACCATTTATATTATCTATGGTCGGAACTCCAAATTGATGATACGTATGATAATATATCCGCCATGATTTGGCATTGGATGATTTTAAAGAATGTCACTCTAGATAATGATAAAAAAATATTTACTAGTTCCACAATTACTACAGGAAGTATAAATATAAATGACTTAATTGATTTTGATATTCCCCCAACTCCCCTTTGGGAAGAGTCTATAACCTTTGATGCTTGGGGTTCGGGAGTGTACCCTAATGGTATTGGAGGATTTTTAGACCCTGATCCATCTAGAAGTGGTATAGATTTAACATTCACATATGAAGATGCTACTTCTGATTTCCCACATTTATTAAATAGAGATTACTGGTTAGAGGTTATGGCTCTTCCATCCTATGTACTTACTGGGACAGATTCTGATGATAATCCCGTAATGGATGTTGTTTTTGATACTGTAACAGTGAATGTAGCAGTACATAAGGTAGTAAAACTAAAACATGAAAACGCCACAGGTCCAAATGGTGCTGATTACTTGACGTATGATGGATTAGATGCTAATACCTCTAATGTCTTCGGAGACTCTTGGGTAACTGAACTGGTTAATGGGGGTTATACGGGTCTTCTCCCTTTGACTTTTACAAGTGACTGTGAATACACTTATGGGCCTCCGCCTGCACCTGAACAGGGGAATGCTCTTGACTTTTCCCAAAACATTATACTTGTTTTTTTACCTAATCAAGCAATAGAACTTTCTACCACTTACCCCCTCTTGCCCGTAACAGCTACTTGGGGGGGTGCCCAACAATACTTTAATTATGATGTTATAGAAGGTGGTGGACTTGAACCCAACTATCTTCAAGATTTTGCCATAAACATTACAGATTGGAAGGGTAATTCAAAGGATGTATTTGTAGATGCATGTATGCCTGATACCTCCAACTTTGTAAATTTTCTACAAAATACTACAGATACAGAGAGGGAACTTCCAGCTACCTTTACATGTGGTGATGGGTCTACATCAGGTAGTCCATATTCCTTACTGACTGCTTCTAGGTCAGTTAGAGGAGTATTAAACACTAATGACTATCCTACTATTTTTCCACCTATAGCTGCCAATAATGGAGTAAGTTATGCGCTAGTTCCCACAACTTTGACTAGTAGAGTAGCTTGGATGCCTACCCCTACTAGTTTTTCCTCCTATGTATGTAGTATTGCTCAGAAACCCTCTGATTATACCTGTGGGAACTCTGTGCCACAAAAAAACATTAACCCATTAAAGGTTAACCAAGTTTATTCTCCAGGAGTGGGTCCTATTTTAACTTACAATAGATTCTATGACTCTACAGATATACTAGATCCTTTTTCTGGAAATACAGGTCCAGAATTTTTAGATGTTGTACCAGGCTCTAATGGAGTATTTAATATTTGGAATGGTCTATCTAATCCCCTTCCAGTTCCTCCACCTGATCCTTCTTTCAAAACATTACACCCTTATTTACCAAATGCAGTTGCTAATGGTTACTCAGCCAGTATTACTATACCCACAGCACAGTATACATCTGTTGAAGGAAGTTCACTACTTCAACAGATAGGGGGGTTAGGAGCACCTTGTAATTATTTCGCTAATTCTTCTTTTGCATCCAGATTTTATGGGATTCTATTCAAAAATTTAGGAGGGGGTTCCTCTTCTATTGTCCAATTCCCTACGGATGGGGAGATATTTTCAAACTTTATCTTTACTGGGGATAGTATTGTTACTCAAGAGATAGATATAACATACTTAGCTGGATTTCTAAAGGGGGGTCAACGCACCCTACTCAGACAACGGGTATTTTGCCCAGGAGAGTCAGCATTTACCGATCCTACGGCAGTTAATTTTTATTGGGACTCTGATTATGGTGAAGTAGTTCAGGAATACCAGCCTATACCCTCTGATCCGTTTGAACAAGTACCAGAATTCACAGGTTTAGGTGCTGGAGGTTTACCCATTGCTCCATTTTTATGGGATAACGCATATATTAGTTTTGACAATTTAGGGGCCCCTATATGTAATATTGACCCCGCAGCATTAGGATTTTTACCAAATTTTCCACTACTACTAACAGATCAAGGGTTGCGTCCTTTTGTCTCAGATGGTGTACATAGTGTAGGAGACATTAACACAGAATTAGGAGCAGCTACAGATGGGTCAAATGACCCAGAACATGTTTATTTATCTTCCGTTCAGCTGTATGATACTAATAAAATAGCAGTTTACAAGATGACTAGATTATATGCGGACAATTCTCCCATTAGTGCTCCTAGTGGTACACCCCCAAACACATTTAGCTTGATTATCATTACGTTATCTTTGGATAATAATGGAAGTGTAATCTATACTCCAAGTGCTTCTGTACCCCTGAATTTTAAAAACATTCCAACAGAGTATATTCCATATAATGGAGTAGATATATTAGACCCTTTAGGAGAACACTTAACTTCATGACAAACAGCCACAAACCTAAAAAAAGTATTCCACAGCCTAGTACGCCAGCTGTGATCCTAGAATTTGACTATATTGAAATAAAAGATGGAGCAGTTGTAATTCATACTAAAACAGGGGAACAACTTAGTATTCCAAGAAATATTATTGCTTTTGCCCTACAAAGAAGAAAGAGAAAAGGTTCCACCTGCACAGGTTGTAAACCTACCGGGTGGAAACCCTTAAAGAATAATGAACCTACTATAAATCCATGATATGATAGTAAGTAACGAATAAGAGGTTCCCGCAAGACATGGAAATATTAGTTACTGGAAACGCTGGTTTTATTGGTTCCCACTTTGTAGATGTTGCCCTCAAACTTGGACATAAAGTTGTGGGCGTAGATGGAATGTTAGAGGGAAGCTGTGGAAGCAACCTTCTAGATGAAAATAGAAAAGCTAAATGTGATCAAATTTTTGCCAATGTGGAATGCCTCTCTATCCATACGGATATCTTAAGTAAAGGACACAATCCGGAATTAATCACTCATTTTTCAGCTTTGTCTAACGTAGACACATCTATAGATGACCCAGAACTATTTGATACTAACTACTTAGCTACTTCCCGTATCTGTAAAATAGCTAAAGAATTTAAGATTCCTTTAATAATTGTTTCGAGTGATGAAGTATATGGAAGCTATAGCACGTCTAGTAATTCTTCCTACTGGAGTAGTGAACTCAAGGAACTAGGTTTTGATGAAGACCAAATTCTTAACCCTTCCTCTGTCTACTCTGCTAGTAAAGCAGCTAGTGATCTTCTTGCCCTTTCTTACCATAAGACTTATGGTTTAGATGTAAGAATTACCCGCTGTTCTAATAATTTTGGCACCCGGCAACAGGATAAGTTAATTCCTACTATCATCAAGAAAGGTCTTGCCGGAGAAGAGATTACCATTTTTGAAACTCCTGCTTTAAGAGACTGGCTCCATGTTTATGATCATTGTTCCGCCATCTTTACTGTTATAGAGAAAGGGAAAGCCGGAGAAGTCTACAATGTTTCTGCTAATGCCGAAAAGTCTCCCCAAGAAGTAGTAGAGTTGTTCGGATTCTCTAACCTCATCAAAATTGTGAAAGATAGACCAGGTTATGACTTACGTTATTTTGTCAACAGTAGTAAGCTAAGGAACCTTGGTTGGAAACCAGAGTACACCCTTGAAGAAAGTGTTCCGGAACTCCTCGAATGGTATAAGAAGGCTTTTGCTACCAGCTACTTTGATGAAGGTTAGATTAAAGGATCTTAGATTACAGCTCCCTTTACTCCTAGAATCTGTTACACTGGATGAAGATTCAATCTACAATAAGGAGATCTTTTCCCTCCTTCTTTATGAGCTAGTAGATGCCTCTGTAGTAAATGAAATAGTAATAGTCCGACCGGAAGAGAATGTTATTAATATGGATGAGTATAGAAAATGAAAGTTTATTTAGTTAAGGCTTGGATAGACTGGAGAGATAAGCTTCCGGATAGTATTAAATGGGATGTGAGAGTGAATGAAATTACAGATAGATTACCTCAACCTTCTGAATTTAGCCACTATGATGGTTCTAGTATAGAAGAAAGAGAGGTGATAGTTGGATAATCTTCCTTCCCGTCAAGAGGCAGTTCAGGAATTTGTAGGACTTTCCCGTGGAAGAATATTCCGACCTTTTGATGTTTTTTCCGCTACTATTGGAGGCGGGAGATTCTCTAAATTCGGGATTACTTATTCTAGGCCTTCCGGAGATGAAGATAATGGGAAAACACTTGAGCTACGGCAGCATTATAACCCTGAAACTAGGAAGTTCTACTGCATAGACTCCAACTTTAACGTTTGGCGGGAAACACCATAGTGGATATTAAACAATTTCGTGGATTTATCCACCGGTTACATGAATTGAGGATGGAAATTGATGGGTTTAAGCTTGAAAATGAAGAAAATCTAAAAAAACTCCACTATAAAGATGAAAGTTGGTTCATGTCTTGCGATTGGAAGACCGGAAAGGCTCTAGAAGAACTATTCAATGCAGAAAAGGCTCTTACTAAGGTCTTAGATACCTTCCCGAAAGAGAGAAAGAGGAGAAAATGAACCCTACAACCCTAAATAGTATGATTAATAAGCTTAACAATCAAGTAAAACTGTTAGAAGACCGAATTATTGCCCTAGAATCCCGTATTTCCCTTCTTGAAAGTTCACCTTTGGAGTACTTTAGTCCGGAAGAGTTAAAATTCTACTTAGAACCTAATGAATTTATGGGAATAGTAAGTGGATAAAGACAATATAAATTACCTTTTGACAGCAAAACCTGAAGATTTTGACCTTTTATCCGCAGTTGATGCTGTTTTAGAGCTTTCCGATAGCTTAGAAGACATTCTTTTTCAAATAAATGACGTGCCGGAAGAAGAATTTCAAGGCTTGAACTATAAACAATGGAAAATGAAAGCTACTTATAAGAAGAATATTATTGCTTCTGCCCTCAGGCGCTTTCGCGCAAGGGTACAAGAGCTGAGGATAAAATGATAGAAGTCTGTTTTGTTTGCCTCCCTCATTACCATAAGTGGTTAAAGGACAATAATTTCAATATCTTCGGTTGGAAGGTAGCCGTTACCAGGGAAGAATTCAAAGAATATGTAGCTTGTTGTACCTGCTTCGGCCGGAAGAAGAAGGGTCTACAAGAAGAAGTTAATAAGGGAATTTATACTGTTACCTGTGAATTTAAAGAAGGGGTTGAAAAGTGAAGAAGTGGATTAGGGAAAGGCTTTCCGCCTTTACAGATTTGTTATACAATCAGTATTGTACGTACAATTTACTCAATAAGGAATTAAAAGAAACCATGGCTCTAATAGATTCACTTAGGAGTGCCCTTGCTGCTGCTACAGCAGATGCGGCTGCTCTTTCACAAGACGTGGCCCGTGTAGCCGCTGATTATGCTGCTGCTCTGGCTAATTCTGTCACCCAAAGTGACGTGGATCAGGCTACTGCTGTAGGCGCTTCAATTGCTGCTGCACAAGCTGCACTAGATGCTGCCGATGCCGTACCAGCTGCTCCTGAAGCTCCGGCTAGCTAGTAGACAAAAAAAGAAAGGGCTTCGGAAACGGAGCCTTTTTAATATTTACTGTACAGTAAACAACAAAAAGACTCCCAATTGGGAGTCTTAATTTTTAAGTAGTCCGCAAAAAAGATTATTTCTTTTTAAAAAGAGCTTCAAATTTATGTAGATCTGCAACTGCACCTGCTTCTAGACCTTTTAGAGTACTAGTAGGAATAACAGCCTTAACAGCAGCTACTGCTGTCGTAAGTTCTGTCAGAAAGGTAGGCTCTACCGTAGCAAATTTCTGGGCATCAGCAACAAGCTGATCTAGAACTGTAGTAATTTCCGCAATCGTAACCATTTATATCTTGACCTCTAACCTATTACTATGGTAGTATTCTAACATGACTACTTTAGCTTTTTTAAAAAAGAAAACCACTACTCTTAAAGAGGAAGGTAGACTTCCGGCAGACTATATCTCCTTGAGTGAGTTCTGCCACAGGGAACTATGGTCTACACAAGACATACATGGACTTATTTCTAATAAGCGGATAAAGTTTATTAGAGTGGATAAGCATTATTTTGTTCCTAATAATCTAGTAGTAACTAGGGGTTCCCGTACTAGAAATCGAATTTGGGGAGTTACATACAAATGAATACAGATCAATCCGGCAAAGATTTTATTGCTTCTTTCGAGAAGAAGAGATATGAAGCCTATAAAGACAATAAGGGGCACTCTATAGGAATTGGGCATTATATAGTTCTTCCCGCAGAGGGTTGGATGCTTTCCGCTACCCTTAATGACCAGAAAGTTTATGAAATATTTAATAAAGATATCCTTCAAGTTGATGTAGAATTATCTAAGGTGGTTCCGGTCCCCTTAAATCAAAATCAATGGAATGCCTTAGCTGATGTTCTATTCAACGTAGGGTTGACAAAACTACTAAAGTCTGGTATGTTGGAAGACATGACTAATATCAATAAATGGTTCTCCCTTGATAAGGGAATTGCTTCTATCCACGAAAGAAGACTTCAAGACTTTCAACTCTTTAATAGGACAATGATTTAAGATGGATGATTTAACCTTGACCGTAATAATGGTTACGTTCATTGTAATGTTACTAGTCATTATTTGGTATACTAGGCAAAACCTGTTCAAATAGATGAGGGATAATGGTTAAAAAAGATTGGATTCCTATTTATGAAAGAGTATCTTGTTCTAATGATGTATTGGAACTATTTCATCAGAATGTTAATCTTCCGGCAAGCTTTATTGAAGAAGTCCGGAAAGTTCAAAAACAGTTAGGAAATTTAATGGATATAGCTTGGGAAAATAGCCTCACTAAAACAGAAAGGAAGGAATTCTTTGGAGAATAAATTTAAAGTAGGAGATAAAGTTCAACTAGGACCAAATTATAGAACGGATAAAAGAACAGATGCCATAGGACATGTGGTCCGTATAGGTGAGCCATATGTACATGTAGAATGGGATGTTCGTAATAATATGGGCCAAATGAATGGTGGATATTTCCCTAATAACTTAACTCTGGTGGTCACAGCTTTATCGGAACAGCTTAAAGAGGCTAAGAAAGTTGTCCAAGATTTGGAAGAACAGATTAGGAAAGAAGAGGAATTAGATCTTAAGAAGGCTTCCGGTCTTTTCTTAGTTTCTTCTGGGTATGAGACCCTTATCGTTTTTCTTAAATCTGGTATGGAGACAGTAGATATGTTCTATCCTGGCAATATTGTCCGGCAAGGTCTAAGAGGGGCTACTTCTTCTAACTTTACAGTAATAAAGAAACTCACTACGGATGAATTAATTAATGGTCTTTAATAGGAAGGTATATAGTTTTTTAGGGAGTCCCGATTCTTCTATTGGGATAACCTTTAAGGGAATAACAGATGATGGAAAACCCCTAAAGCCTTCAATTGTAATTTCTTTAGGTTATGGAGTCCAAGATGGTAATATGTGGGAACTGTCAGATGAAGAAATAAGTCTTTTGAGGGACATGATTGATGAATATTGCCACCTCTCCTAGAGTCTATTAAGGAACATTCGGAGTTATTCTTAAATGGATAAAGAGAAATTAGAAGCTTGGAGAAAGCAGTCTAGAATTGATACACGAAAAAGGATTGCCGCTAAAGGGCAACTTACTGTTAAACTCTCTCCGGAAACCATTGAGAAAATTATCATAATTTCTGATACCTTAAAAGTCCCTGTAGGAATAATGTTAAGAGAATGGGTAGAGTCCCATGTTGATGAGTACCTTTAGACTAGTTAAATCTACCGATCCTATTCTTAAGAAAATTGCTAAACCTATCACTGAGTTTGACGGACATCTACGTCTTCTAGTAAAAGGTATGTTCAGTGTAATGTTTGACAATAAGGGTTTAGGTCTTGCCGCCCCTCAAGTTGGAAAATCTTTGAGGGTTATAGTCGTAGATGTTCCGCCTAACTTCAGTGGAGTTATGGTTAATCCTGAGATTTGTTCTTTTTCTACTATTGAGGAGGTTGGGCGGGAAGGTTGTTTAAGTTTTCCCGGAATATACCTTGACATTAAGAGGAGTTCCTCTATATTTGTAAAGTACCAAGACCTTCGTGGACAGCTTCACCAATTATCTACTGATGGACTTCTTGCCCGCTGTATCATACACGAAATAGACCACCTCAACGGAGAAGTCTTCATTGATAAAGAGTACATTAGAAACTGAGATCTATAATAATCTTATGGATGCTTACCGCAAAGCCGGGAGTCCTATAGAATGTAGATTTTACATGGACCGGAATCTTAATTTTTATGTAGATGAAGATCCGAAGATCATGAAGGGGTGTTATATTGTATATTTTTGTATGAATGCCCTTCTATCTGATCTTTACCCTGAACATAAAGAACATGAAATCAAGAGAATAGCGATGAAATTTTATAGAGGATTAGATGAATGAACTTTAACTTAGATGCTGGAGAAGACCTAATGGATACATATGGGAATAAGAAACAGAAATTGTGTTGCTGGTATGACCCAACATATGGGATGCGTATGGAGTTACTATATTACCCGGAGGATACCCAATGGGATAAAGCCGGGTATTATATAAGTGCTGGAGATGGAGGAGATGGATCATTCTTCCGCCTAACCAAGAAATTAATTAGAGAGTTAAAGGAACAATTTGACCATCTGGACTATAGCCTTATAGAGGATGAATAGTGCCAATTGATTGGGAAAGATTAATTAATCTTCAACTATCTGATTTTTTTAGTCCTGAGAATATTAAATTATGGTGGGATACACCTAATTCATATATTGACTATAGAACCCCCAGAGACTACTTGACAGTAGACCCCGAAGGGTTGTATAATAAAGTTGCTACTTTAGGACGTTAGGCTGTAGGTGGGAAATGATTAAGAAATTAGAAGATGACTTGGGGCATTAAATAATGGGCTATAGTAAGTTTTCTTTTATTAAGGGATGTGTATATAACAGAAGAAGCTTATGAGGAATATAAAAAGTATTACCCTGAGCCTTAAAAAGTAGGATAAGTTTAATGAGAGAAATAGAAAGTTTAATAGAGTTTTGGCAACTTCAGATTGATGCTGCCCGAGAAAAGAGAAAAACTGAAACTTGGATGGACGCAACCGGAATGGCTTTGGGTCCTGATATGGAGTTCCCACCTAAGCATTTTTCTACTCAAACTGATTCAGCAATAGGGGCATATCTTCAATGGAAATCTGAACTAGAGAAGTTCAGAGATTTATTTGACTCCTTCCGAAAAGAAATAAATGAATACTTAACTGAAGAGGCTATTGCCGCTGCTGAGAGGTTCTATCTGGAATCCGTCTCTCACCATACAGGTTGGGGGATACGCCATGAAGATTGGTTAATAACTATCCAAAAGGGATCTCCTTGGGTTGGAATACAATTTGAATTAATCCGGCACAGGAGTGTAGATCTAAAATTAGGAACTAATAAAGACGGGAAGTTCTGGATACAGTACAGAGAATATAAGAATCTTAATGATACCTTATGGCACTTCAATTACAAGAATCTTCCACCAATTGAGGTTGCTAATCATATAGTCCGGCGAGTAATACAACATGAGAATAACTACGCTAATCGGGGATTAGGGAAGAAATATCCCCTCTATTTCCGGAAGTACTATTCCGCCCAGAGATCTTATCCAGGTAAATATAACCCTTGGGGAACAATGAAAAAGAATGAAAATATTAATAGCTTGTGAGTATTCGGGAATAGTTAGAGACGCATTTATTGCCAAGGGTCATGATGCAATGTCTTGTGATTTACTGCCTACAGAGAGAGAGGGACCTCACTATCAAGGAGACATAAGGGAAGTCCTTGATGAATCTTGGGACCTTATGATAGCTCATCCTCCTTGTACCTTTTTAACTGTATCAGGTAATAAATGGATGAAACCGGAATTCAAAGATAGATTCCCTACTAGAGTACAAGACAGGGAAGAGGCTATAAAGTTCTTCATGTTGTTCGCCAATTCTAGTATCCCTAAAGTAGCAATAGAAAATCCTATTGGGGTAATGTCCAGTAATTATAGAAAACCGGACCAGATAATTCAACCATACCAGTATGGACATCCTGAGAGGAAAGCTACGTGCTTGTGGCTTAAGAATCTACCAAATTTAAAGCCTACTAATATAGTAGAACTGCCCCAAAATAAAGCTTTGGCTCAAAGACTCCACTACTTACCACCTTCTGAAAATAGGTGGAAAGAAAGATCCAAGACCTATCAAGGTATTGCAAATGCCATGGCTGACCAGTGGACTTAAAATATATGAGACCTAAAAAAGTTCAGGTGTTAATAAGTTGATTGCCAAGGTTGTGCTTAAAAAAGTAGAACTGATTCTTAAGATTTATACAGAAAAGCGTCCTACGCGGCGCTTACTAGAGCGTGGTTGAATCACAAAAGGGCGCAAAAAATGAAAGGACTAATTTTAAGCGGCGGCAAGGGTACTCGCATGCGGCCAATAACGCACACAGCCGCTAAACAGCTACTTCCCGTTGCGAATAAACCGATCATTTATTATGGCATCGAAGCCATTAAGAGCGCTGGAATACACGATATCGGTATCATCATCAGCCCTGAAACCGGAGCGGATGTGAGAGCCGTCGTCGGTGATGGCAGCCACTGGGGCATCAAAATCACCTATATCGAACAGGCGCAGCCGCTAGGGCTTGCCCACGCCGTAAAGACAGCTCGCCCATTTCTCGGCGACGACACATTCGTCATGTATCTCGGCGACAACTTGATCAAAGATGGTGTTGCGCCCCTGGTCAAACGCTTCAACGAAGGCACAGCCGATGCGTTCATTCTTTTGAAGGAGGTCGCGAATCCCAGCTCGTTCGGTGTTGCTCAACTGACTGAAGAAGGGCGAATAATCTGCCTGGAAGAGAAGCCGGCCAAGCCGAAATCCAATCTGGCACTGGTTGGAGTGTATCTGTTCAACAAAAATATTCATCGCGCAATCGACGAAATCAAGCCTAGCAAGCGCGGAGAACTGGAAATAACGGACGCGATTCAGCATCTGATCAACATCGGACACCACGTAGATAGCTACGTTTTGCAGAGCTGGTGGCTCGATACCGGAAAGAAAGACGACATGCTGGAAGCAAACCGCGTCGTTCTCGACGAAATGACCGACGTATCAATGCTGGGCACCGCAGAAGGTGACTCGCGCATCTCCGGACGCGTTCACGTCGGCAAAGGCAGCGTCTTGAAGAACTGTGTCGTGCGCGGACCGGCAGTGATCGGCGAAGACTGCATGTTGGAAGATAGCTACGTTGGTCCTTTCACCTCCATCGGCGACCGCGCTCGGGTAAGTCATACAGAACTCGGGCACTGCATCCTTCGTGAGAATTGCCAAATCTTAGATTTCCACGGACGCATCGAAGACAGCTTGATCGGCGTAAACGTAGAACTGACGCGCGGAATGATGAAACCAATTGCCTTTAGATTGATGATTGGCGACGACAGTAAAGTTGAAGTCGTTTAGTCTAGGTTGATAAAAAAGTAGAGCCCCCCCAGCTTAAAAAAGTAGGTCTCAGGTCCCCACAATTTTAAATTAGAGGGGCGTCCTAGTAATCTCCTATCCGCCGTAGTAGAAAAAAACCACTACCCGCCGTAGTTGAACATCTGATGTTCATCTATATCCTATAGTAGATCAGCATATAAATAATGCCGGAATGTCTTTCCGGCATAGTAGGGGTGGCTATCAGTACTGGGGCGGGGTTATTTCAATTGCTTCAGTAAGCTGGCAAGGAACATAAAAGCTTCTTTCTTTCTTTCCAAGCCCAAGTTACCGGACTGTATTGACAGTGCTAGTGATCTAGCCATAATTACTTTCTTATTCATTAGACACCTACTAGTGAGAGGATAATAGCAAGGGTATCGGCTTCCCCGTCCCATACAGATACTAGATTGTAGTTATCTTCGGACATCTGCACTGTTTGCCCATTATCAAGAATAATATTGTACATTGCCGGTCCCTCTTTGTCTTGTGCCTTACTATTCCAATATACCACATACAGATATAGTATTGCCTTCCGGCAATACATACACACAGTAAGATGATGTATGGTAAGGCAGTAGATATCTACCACATAGTAGTAGGTTTGTCAACCTACTACTGCTTTGCCGGCAAGTCAAGTTAAATAATACCTCTAGCCCTACTAATACAACTAATAGCTACTACTAGTAGAGGTAATAAGCTTGTGGCGCCTGCTAGGCGTCTCTAATAAACTATCTTCCGGTAAGGTGTACTCATAAGCAGAACATCTAAAAGACGCCGTATAAGGCAAATGCTCTGTATTGTAATACTGTATTGCCTTTGCGGCAATACTAAGATGACCGGAACATCAAAATAAGAGATATATAACTTGTAATTGATACAATAATGTGTATGGGGATTCCTGGAGTCATTCCAGGCGAGAACGAGCACATAACCAAGACGTTCACCCTACTAAGATAGACAGTAATAAACTGTCTTGCCGGAATAGTAAGACGCTGCTTACTACACTATATAAGTTCATCCGCAAGGGCACATTCTACTATAAACCATAATTGAACAGCCAGGCAAAGCGTCTTGGATATTTTTGTATTTGTCAAGTTAATTTCTTCTAATGTAATATTTGTTGACAAAGGGTTGACAACTACAAGTTGTAGTAGGGATTGCCTGACCAAGTAGGAGCCTACTTCAGAAAAGGAAGACCAGGTGATAATCACCTAGTCTTAGCAAATAGCATACATACTGTTAGATAATAAATGCTACTTGTCCTTTCGCCTTTGCTTGTTTGACGGCTTCGATTGCTAGTCCGTAGGTAGCCTTCTCGATAGCCAGTACCGGAGAGCCATTTGCTTGTCTGCCAAAGCCTACCCATGTAGATTTGACAGTTTCAGCGATTTCAACGCCGTTTGGGTAGAGTTCAGAATTGAGACTTGCTCACAAAGTGTTTTCCAGTATTTGGCTGTAGGCTCACCGCCAGCACACACAAGCCGGGCGCATGGCGGTAGGAACTCATCGCCTATTGATAGGTACTGAGTCTCGAATTCAACGGCGTCCGCTTGTGTCTCGAATTTAGCTAGGTAATCTTGTTTTGTCATTTTGGCTGCTCCTGATAATTACTTGGTACTCAATTGCCCTTACTTCTTAAGTATGGATCAAGACCTTCCCGCAAGATAGCATACAAACAGTAAGATCTTGTATGGTAAAATTCCTAATCTTTGATTGGACCAAAGCCCCTTGGAAGTCTGAAGGGACATTCTCAATTCCGGTAGACTATCATATTTCTTGGTCTTGGTTGAATTATCATTAAACCATCCCCCTACGTTTCATTAGTTTGAATTCCTCTACCAGCTTGAAAACTGAGAGCTGAAATTCACTCTGATCCTTATAATACTGGTTTTCGTTGGCTTTTGAGTAAATGTTTGTAACCAGCCGATTCCAAGAATTGACCTTCCGGGCATGTTGCTTCTTAACTTCTTTCTTAAGATCTTGCATTGCGGTTATTCCCTTTAGTATAGATCAGTATGGCTCCCGCTCTAGTAGATCATCATCTCTTCTGTGAGTTTATCAAGCTTTTTCTTAAGATCTTGATAGTCGCTCAAAGCATTGAGTAGCAACCGAGCCTCGTCCGCTTCAGTTCCTGAGATGAAATTGTAAGTATTAGTTGAATCTTCGATGTATTGGCTCAATGCATATCCCAACACAAGTATCTGTTTGTTTGTAAAGCCATTGAATACTGATTCTAATTTGCTCATAACATAAACCTCAGTTGCTCTTGACTCTCTTATCTTATACCTTCCGGCAAGACTTGTCAACGGTAGACTTTTGACCGGTCTACCAGCGGTTTGTAGGGCTTTAGCCCGCTATTGCCAGGATTGTCGCATCAACCTTACCTACAAATTTGGCATTAAGTGTGTTGAAGAGATTCGAATCCTTCCGGTGATCCTCGGTTGTATTCTTGTTTCCGGCGATGTGAGTCAGGTAATAGGTAAATGCTTCGTGCAAGGCTAATCCCGTTCCTCGGATTCCCTCTTGATTGTTACCGGGTGCGGTTTCAAACGCTTCTACAATCGCGTCCTCTGTACGACCTTTTCTCTCAGTTACGCCATAGGCTACTTTGCATATTTGTCTAATTTGTTCTTCCGACTGAATCGTTATCTCCGCCAACTTCTTGAGTTTTTCGGTGTGGACTAAGAACTGAGCATTGACCATATCTAAGGTTTCGGCTAGTTCTTCAAAGTTTTCAACTACTTGACTAGAGTGTCTGACTTGCAATCTCCGAGAAATTTTAGAATCCATCATTAATCTATAGGTGTTATTGCAGACTACCCGCACTTCGGTAAAAACGAATCCGGGAGCGATACTTGAATCGTGAGCATTAATCGCTACAAGATAACCTAATCTTGTATCCCCCTTAACCGGTTCATATTCGGTTAATTTGCCCTGAATCCAAACTTTCTTACCATTGAAAAGGGTTCCCGCCGTCTCTAAATTGACTAACCCGGATTCCCAAATTGGTCTTGTGATTCTCAGGAGGTCTCTATTATAGAGCGGGTTATAGCTTGGTCCGACTTCCGACAATTTAACTACGGATTCCCGGCAATTGTCGAAATTGCTAGAGATAAGACCTTTACATGTCTTGAGACTAAATTTTTCGTATCCCGCCTCATCCTCTACGTGAGAAGCGTCAAATACGGAAGTAGGAACGCGATAGACCGCTCTATGTTCTGCTTGAACTATTTGCTCAGTGACCGGATCAGTCATCCCTAGAGGAAAGTAAACCGGCTCAAAGTTTAGTACTTTCTCTTGTATGTCCGCTACGGACATACTCTCTAAGTTTTGATCAAGACCATGCCAAGCACGGTCGCCTACAGTTAGTACGTTATCCAATTTATGTGCCATTAGAGTTAAACCTCAGTTGGGAGTTCATGTAATAACTGTACACTAGGAATTATTGTCCGTCAACTAATTGTTAAGAGCTATTTCTGGAATGCAAAACTCACACAACTCGCTATTACTAGTAATAGCGTCAGACTCGTAGAATAGATCTTGCCCGCTGAGTGGGATATCCCACAAGTGCTTCCGGCAAATTACTACTGGGGACATAGTTTCACCAGTTTTCCCGCAACGCAGAATCAATTCATACACGCTAATAACCTCTCACAGAGTTTGGCGATATCTTGATTAGAGTAGACGGCAAAGAGTTGGTCATTATCAAAACAGCCATCCCTATATGTGTAGTCAAAAGTTAGAGGAATATCCTTCCCTAATTCCAATAGATCAGTGTCAACCGAGTCTAGAGACGTAACATCTCCAAAGTTGAAAGATTGTAATCTTCATTAATTTCTTCTAACAATTTTTGAACCTTTTCGGTCATGCGACTGTTTCTTGATAGCTGTTTAAGAAGCTTAGATGCGAGATTGAAAGATTCCTGACTACTCATCTCAAAGTAAAGGTTAATACCATCTCCTGACTTTAACCGCACTCCACTAAAATTACTAGCCGTAGTTGCTTGAAATACAAATACTTGAACCTGGTTAACTTTTATCATTTTACTTACCTCTTAGCTGATGGAACCATTATGAAACCGCTTAGTCTTTATGTCAATAGGGAATTAAGGGATTTAATTTGTTTTTTGGTTCCTATTTTACCCTTGATTACTGGTGGTAGTTCAATTTCAACCTCTTCCCGCGTCATATAGAATCTTTCAAGCGGCTCACATTCATCAACCGTACCTATATAAGCATTCTCGTATAGACCATACTTTACGGGCACCTTTACGTCATTAGGTCTTGTTTTCCAAGTTTTAGGCTTACCAGATACCCGGAATTCCCTAACTTTTGTGCCTTCTACGGGCTTATACATTTGAACGAAATATACACGGTCGCCGTATGATAAATTCTTAACTTGTTCTAATGTTAATGCCATTTGAATTACCTCTCAGGAATAAATTTATGGTAACACGCCTTTCTGGCACTGTCAACCTATAATTTATTTGGGGTTATAACCTACTCTTTCCCTATTTGATGAATTGTTCTCCCTTGGATGTTAAACTTGTCTTTCGCTAATGCCCATACTCTATGCACACTCATGGCTTAAACCCTCTTGATATGCGACTAGCAGAATTGTTTATATAGCGGCTAAAATTCCATTCCATTATAGTGGCTGGATCTTCCGTAGGCTCATAATCACTTGGATTACTATACCTTTCCAATAATCCTAGATTATTATCCCAAATTTGCCCATTTTTTGTATTAAACCTTAGATCCCGTGCTATTAGAGCCTTTATTGCTTCATCATGCCATTGTCCTAGGTTTCTCCCACAGGAATCAGTACCTACCCTTGGTTTATGCTCATTTATAATATCTTTTAAGTGAATATACAAGATGAATTACCTCACTTTTGTTCCTAGAACATAGACAAAACTTGACCGGAAGGCAAATTAAGTCTCTTTTATATAGGATTCCTTATTACCGTTGAAATAATAGATATGCACGTAAGGTTCACCGGTCTTAACCCAACAGGTTAAATATTCATCTTCCTTTATTATAGGATCGCCTGAGAAGCGTGAGCTTGGCTGATCATTACCTTCACCCCAGGCATTATTCCATCTTTCCCCGCAACATTCACAATAGGGATGACTATCTATATTTACGCCAGTATTTCGTTCGAATAAGAAGTCAGCATATTCAGGATCAGGCGCTTCAATTACTACCAGAATTGTTACCTTATCATTTATATGAAATTTACCGCCTGAATTGTTTTGCCGGTAAGACCAAAATTTATACTCAACTACATTCATTAATCTGTAACCTCAACTTGGTTTACTCTTAAACTATAGCTTCCGGTTCCCCGCCTGTCAAGTAAAATTTTATAGGTGAATAGTCTCCACTAGTTCGCCATTAACTCTTAAATTTATGTTTATCCCTATATTTTCAAGGCATTCATTAATCGTAGATACTTTTAACATAGCTTGATCAAAATCAGAAGCTTCTATATTCCATCCGGAAAACAACCTTCCGTCATGATGATCTATATAGGTTCCAAATATCTTATTCATGTTAGGTTTTCCCTTTTATTTGTAAGGTTTACCGGAACTAGTTATCTCAAAACTTGTATATCTTTCTTATCTTTATCACTATAAGCGTATTTAGACCAGGACATTGCATATATAGATCTGATTGGTGGTGTTGACGTTATCGTCCGAATTAGAGCCTATTAGAAGAATTGGACCATATTTCTTGCCTCACTTTCCCAGGGTTCAATTATTCCAACTAAACCCATAAATCCCTTCCTTTTATACCATTCCGGCAAAGGTTAATAATTCTACGTAGCTGGAGTTTTTATTCGCTAATCTCCAAATTCTATGAAATTGTGTCTGATATCCTTTTGTGTCTCTTAGGTTATTTAACTTTACCTGACTAAAGACAATCAATCCCTCTTTTGTCAATTTGTCTAATTCTTCATCTATCTGTATAGATCCTACTTTATGCCCAAACTTACTATTAACGCCCGAATTAATAGAGTGTTTACTGTCCCAGCAATTAATAGTTAAATATCCTAAAATTGCTTCTTTGATTGTCATAGCCTCTATCCTCCCATTTGGTACATTACTAGAGTATCAGAAGTTAAGGGAAGGTCAAATGATAACTATTTTATGGGCTATGTCTCTAGCATAAGCATAACTTAGAAAGTATCTCCATTTAGCACTTAATAATTAGGGTTCCGCAAAGATTGATTGAAATTTATGAAAATACATAAACCTTTCTCTCTTACTTTTCAATCCCCAATGTAATTGATGGACCTTTTCCATTTTTTATTATCAGACTTTGCCTTAAGAATTGCCTTATTAATCTTATCTAATTCTCTTTTAGTCACTTTCCTATCTCCAACCGATGGCACTTTCTTAAATACCCTAGAATAACAGCTACTTGAACATGTTGAGGAGGGTATTCCGGCTGATCTGATCTATTTATACTGATAATCTTTGTTCCCGGAAGGTCTGATAATGGGATATTACTATAATCTTGTCCAAAGAACATCTTAATTAACCTCCGGAATGTTGTTTTGTATAATTTAACTACGTTAACTTGCCGCTAATCTTTATTGAAGGAAAAGTTTATTAATATTTCTTGTTCATTCTGTCAAATAAAGCCACTTAGCTCCAGGAACATTTAATGTAATCAGCAACTGAACTACATCTTCCGCACATTCACTAAGGAATTTATCTTTAGCAGCAGTATTAACAGCATAAGCAACAGGATTAGCAGCATAAGCAGCATTAACAGCATAAGCAGCAGCAGCAGCATAAGCAGCAGCAGCAGCAGCAGCAGCAGTATAAGCATCAGCAGCAGCATAAGCAGCAGCAGCAGTATAAGCAACAGGATTAGCAGCATAAGCAGCATTAGCAGCAGCAGCAGCATAAGCAGCAGCAGCAGCAGCAGCAGCATAAGCAACATCAGCAGCAGTATTAACAGCATAAGCAACAGGATTAGCAGCATAAGCAGCATTAACAGCATAAGCAGCAGCAGCAGCATAAGCAGCAGCAGCAGCAGCAGCAGCAGCAGCAGCTGCAACATTAGCAGCAACATCAGCAGCAGCAGCAGCAGCAGCAGCAGCTTTCGCCTTTATTGCTGATTCATAGTCCCCATTCAATTCACAGTTATTAGCTGCTTCTATTAGGTTTGTCTTATAAGGTTCTGGGTTAACTCTTGCCGCTTCCCTTAATGCGAAAGGCAGCCATTTACGTATAGAAAGATTAATTAAACCTTTCCGGAACGCTTCTCTATCCAATTTATCTTTAGACCCAAGTTGAATGAGGGCTAATCTCCTGAGACCCTTTGCCCGTATTTCATTAGATGACCATCTAAAATCATTTAGGGTAATTTTAAATTGCCGGAGCATACTATCAACACATTCCGGTTCATCACTATGTGGCAGTCCCATAGCGTAACAAACGGCCGCCTCTACGCACATTTTGCCGGGTTCTGCAACACCCATTCCTGATACTAGTCCACAATCTACTGTTTTCAATACTGTTTGGGCAATTTTCTTAGTTATTTTCATATTATCCTCCTAAATTAGTAGGGTGTGGGAAAGCCGACAGGCCTTGATTAATCATTTATTGCTACAGATTAACCGGAATTTGTTAACGTTCGTAGGCATTATTTCCCCCTTTATTTACAACATTGTCTTATGTCAACTGATTTGTTGACTGTGTCCCTAGAGACTAGGAGCCCATTAGCATTCCTACGCCATCTCTGATTTCAGATTCTCGGTATTGAGGAATGTGACACTGATACTGGTCTTCGATAACATACCCATCTTCGAAAGTCAGCTTGATGTCCAAGCTACCTTCTCGTTTGTTTTTGAGGGTAGAGATGACCTTTTGAACGCCGGAGTTAAATACTTGTTTTGTATTAACAACATAATTGAGAGTTGTCACTGTGCCAAATGTAGCACTGGTGAATATCAATGTTAGCTTGTCCATTACTTTTTACCTCGACTTTCAACCTCTTACAGAGTACAAAATCTCAGAGGTTATGTCAACTCTATTTTAGTGTTTGCGTTTTAGCAGTCCATGCAGCCAAACGAATTGAGTCCTTAGGACGAACTCTACGCCTAACCAGATTGAAGAGACTGCGCAGCCATAGTAATGGAATTTAGGGATGATAGAGAACTCATAACTCTCTCCACCACCAAAAAATAGAATAGGGAAGATGATCCACTTGCCATGCACCCCCCCCTTCATTTGGTTAACATTACTAGGGTATCAGACAGTTTAAGGAAAGGTCAAATGGTAACTATTTTATGTGCCGGGATCATCTTCGGAGTTGAAAAGACAGAAGACGGGAAGACTATTACAAAGGAATAAGTCTTCCCCCCACTCTTCATTTAAGGCTAGCGGGTATTTTTAAGGTCAATACCCTGACCTTTTGGGAACGTATAACGAAGGCTTCCGGATGCGAGTTATACCTTAATCCCAAACTCTCATTCCGTTAAGTTAAGATATTTACTTCCTGGGGTTTTAAGTTTTATAAGTGTCTGTACTACATCTTCCGCAAAATCCGATAAGACTTTATCTCTAGCATCAGCAGCAGCAGCATTAGCAGCATTAGCAGCATAAGCAGCATTAACAGTATAAGCAACAGCATATACCTTATAGAATTTAGGCATTTCTAAGTCTCTACTAGAGGAATATAATCTTCAGGATTCGGGAAAACATATTCCGTATTTCCTTCATATCTCCAAGTACTAGCTACTGCTGCTTTAGCGGTTATTTTACTAGCATCCCTATAAGCTTTGGGATCAATCCCTAAGAAGTAATCCTTAAAACTTCCATCTGGTTCCGGCGAACTATTTACTACTTTTACCATAAAGATCGACTCATCTCCAGTTAACTGTTTCCGGTAAAGTACTCCAAAGTCATCTTCATGAAGCTTTTCCGCTCCTGAGTCTAAGAGATATTTAGCTTGACCATATTTTTCAATTAATGCTCTTCTAACTTCTACATTAGATTCATTATCAATTCTCTTTACTTCAAGAGGTTTAGAATAATCTTCCGGCAAGAGTTGAATACCATGCCAATAATATAACTCATATCCGTCCGAAAAGGCTAAAGCTGGTCCTAATTCATTATGCAATCTTCCTTGGGCGTCCACAGTTAAAGTAGTTGGACGTTCACAAACAAAACAGATGCCCTCATAGGTTGCACACCCAAATACAGACCTGGAAACTTCCAGCCAAATGTCTAACTGTTTATTCTCTTCTTCCGTATATTTAATTCCAATAGAGCGGGGAAAGTCATAAAAAGAAAGCCAGTATAAGTACCACTGAGAATAGAACGTCCAATAATTATGTGAATCTTTTGCAAATTGGGCGAACTCTTTGTCTAATTCATTATCCCTTAGATTATTCCATAGATTATTCCTTAGATTATTCCCTAGATTATTCCTTAGATTATTCCCTAGATTATTCCATAGATTATTCCTTAGATTATTCCTTAGATTATTCCCTAGATTATTCCCTAGATTATTCCATAGATTATTCCTTAGATTATTCCCTAGATTATTCCTTAGATTATTCCCTAGATTATTCCATAGATTATTCCTTAGATTATTCCCTTCAAATTTGCCTATTTTCTTAAAACTGGCAACCATATAAGCCATTTGCCAAGGACTCTGGCAATGGACTAAAGCAGGAGCCTCTAGATCAATTAAAGAATATAAATCATTTACAGAATCTTGAACCCTTAACAGGTCTAGAGGAGCGGTAGATCTTCCTTGATCTAACCATATTTCTCTATAAATTAACATATCCTGTTCTTGACAGTTGGTCAACTTTTTAATCTTAGTCATGTCTTAACGGCTCCTGTTAGTCTACTACCGGTCTAAATTCCTTTTGGTACTCAACTTGTTGAACTATTCTATAGTTTCCCTTAGGAATGTCAATAGTATGATGTTCCTCATGTTTCAAGTAAGCTCTCTCTAAGACTTGAAGATACCTTACTCCTTCCGGAGTTTCTAAAAGATTTGACTCCTTAACGTCTAATGCATGTGCATTTCCAGTAGACTCCCCCCATGCTAAAACATGTTGATTTGGTCTTACCTTGGTGGGTTTAACTGGTTTAAGGTTTGCCGGAAGCTCTTCTATTTTAACTATAAGAACATCACCTTGCCGGAAGCAGTTTATTTTATTGTTTTCCATTTTAAATATTTCCCTCCTTGGGAAGATTCTATTATACTCTATTATCAAGCCCTTATTAGATTAAAATCTTCTACTCCATCAAAAGGAGCAGAAAGGTAATCTCCGCCTCTATTAATCCAGGCTTTAACTGCTTGTTGTGCCCATTTAAGGGGTATTTCCCGCCGGTCAGTTAAAAAGTCATTATCCTGCTTCCGATAAGGCTTAGAGGCTACGGCAAAACAGCCTACATCCTCATAGTTTACTAGACAGACAATTCTGATCATTTAATAGGAACCTCTGTTATCTCAAACCCCTCAAATCCTCCGAAATAGTCGTTCCAACGTTTGGGTCCATTAATTTTAGAAGCTTTCAGTTGAGCCTCTTCTTCAGAATTGAATATTCCCAAGAATTCAAAATTGCCACACGTCCTGCTAAAAGTATCTCCAAATGCATATCGAGCAACTAAAACAAAAGCGGAATCTAAGGGGTGCTCTAACTCAAACTCTTCTATACACCAATGAGTACAGTTTGTTCTATCTGTAGCCAGAAACTTAAGGTCTAAGTTAATATCCGTATCCTCATATGAGGGCCACACGTTCCCCTCATCTCCTTCACAAACATCTCCACCGGTTCTAGTCTCTTCGTATTGAAGAAAGTATTTCATACTTTTACTCCTAAAAGAATTTTTGCCGATTCTTCTTGTAGGATTTCCGCCAAGAGTGTATTTAACTTCTCTTCTGTTTCAGCAGTGATGAGAAAGTTGGGGGCTTTCGCTGCCCAACCATCCGCAAACTCAAAAATTTCTAGGTTTTCGAACATAAGCTAAATCTCCTTTCTCTTAAAACACCTGATGAGTCACACTTAATGCAGAATTCTTCTTCTTGCGGATCGTTTGTTTTGTTCCAAGTTCCCTTCCCGTCGCAGTAGATGCAAGGTAAGTATTGCCACTGCTGGAAGTGTTCTTGAAGTACCAGGGGTTTCTTAGTGTCCAATAATGCCCAATATGGCGGAAGGTGATCCATTTAAAGCCTCAAGATTGAAAAACAGCCACCTAAAAAAGATAACACAAGGAACGGAATAAGCAAGAGGGACCAAAGGAAAATACAGATTAATTTATCACCTGTAAATCCTCTGGCATCTGTAGTTTGGCTTAATTGTTTCATTAATGAATCTTCCTTTGCTGGTTGCTTGGTTTAATGCTTCTACTATTTCCGGTGGGATATCATAATACCGGTAAAGACTTTCATTTTTATATAAAACATCAAGATGATTCTGTAAAGGATCAAAATCAATACTTAATATAGCTGAGCTAGACATCTTCATCATTACCATTAGCTGAATTCTCCGAAACTGAAGGAGTGCCCGTCTATCATTTGAGAATCTTCCCAAAATTCCTTTGCATGATAGCGGGGAATTTTCCCGTTGTCAATCATTTTTTGAGCTTTCCCGATGGAGATCTTATAGAATTCATCAATGTCCCACTTATTTCCGTTTTCATCTTCTAGTTCATAGCAGTTCTGCTCTATAAGGTCTTTCCACTCTTGGATATTCTCAACTTGATAGGGATTGTATGGACCTCTATAGCCACGGAATGAAAAACTCCATCCGGCAGAGGATTTACCTAAGTGGATCTTATCTCCCACTATTGCTTCCCCGCAAGAGCATCTTTTAACTAAGTAAAAATTAGTTCCCATTTTATTTCCTAGAATGGAGCTTTTGATGCTCTTCCCAACTCTCTAAGTAGTTAATAGATACTGGTTGGGTATAAGTTCTCGGCAGATTTTTAAGATTCTTGTGGTCTAGATTACAAGATAGACAACACTGGACGGAATAGCCGGTAATCCCAAAACCTACTTTCCACAGTTCCTTTACTTCTTTATTACAAGCTTTACAGATTTCCATTTTTCTAATTCTCCATTTTAGGGGGGAAAGAGGGGGATTAATCCCTCTTGTGTTTCTCTAGAGCCCTTCCGGCAACCTGCCAACGTTTGCCCATTTCCTCAATTTCTTGCCCGCAGATAATCATGCGGGAACCCACAGGGTGAGATTCGTTTTCGGGAATCTTTCCTTCAATCTCCAACTGAGCCTTATGCTCTTCATGGGCTGTACCTACTTTAAGTTGTTCTGTTAACCTAAGAAGATTACTTAAGAATTGTTCTTTTTTAACTTCCAGTCTGTTCCAAAGCATTTGCTCGATAGAAGCTTCTACTTCTTGGAGTTGTTCCTTCATAGGTTTGTAACTTTTGGATTGTTTGGTTCCGATCATCTTTCTTTTGTGTATTAGGGTTTTCATTTTTAGGTTTCCTCAGTAGTTTATTCATAAATTCGAACTTATTTACATCTTTAATTTGTATGACATCCATAATGCCTCCCATCCGTTTTGTAATTCATATCATACACTGTCGAATTTCAAAGTCAAGAGTTCCCGCTGAACTCTGATGTTAGGTAAACAAATTGAAACAGTCTCAACTTCTACTCTATGGGAGAAACAGGGGAAATTATCATCCAGTTCTTCCCCTAAGCCCCTAGTAGCATAGGTCATATAAGATTCAGCTTCCGTTCTGCCCTGGTACTGAGCTACGGTTTTAGCAAAGTGGCTGAAGGGCATCTTAGCTATCTTAGTTATGGTACAAAGGCTTTTAAAGACTCCTGGAGAAACCTCAACCTCTATCAAGTCTTCTAATGAGTCTTCATAGATGAGGACTGTTATGTTGTTTTCCAATGCCTTTACTCCATTTAAGTGGTAACTCTACCATACTACATGTAACGGATAAGTCAAGTACCGCGGGATACCTCAATCTTCCGCAATTTGGCTTTCTTTATCTTCATTTCTTTATCTGTTTCTTTAATGTTCGAACTAAGTATTCGGGAATATCTTCATTATCAATACCCTCTGGATAGACCTTAATTTCAGAGAGTCTTGCTGCTCTAACTATTCCATCAATATATAAATCAATAGTGTGCCGGAGAAGTTTAATTTCCCCTTCCTTAATATCTGAAACAGACTGAGCGTAAGAAATAGAAACAGTCCAAGAAGCAATAACAGCAAGCCATAGAAGACTTCTTTCTCTATTCTTCATTGTGAAAAGTCCTCTATTAAGGGCTTTAGGGAATTACATTCATGTTTGATTTCCCAATCCTCTAAATTCTCAACTAGATCCAAACTCCCTCCATAGTAGCCATTAGATTCATTATGGAAGACAAAATTAACATAACCGCCGGTGGTCTTCATATTATACCCATAAGCTTGTATATGCTCCATATCTTCTTCATTATCAATAACAACCGGCAATACTACTTTATCCACAGAAATAACGATATGCCCAATAAGGGAAGAAACACCATTAATATCTGTAAAATAGGAATGGGAACAGCACTCTCCATAAGTGTAATAAAGGAAATTACCTTCCTCTGTTTTAAATTGGATAAAGTGATGTTCTTCATGGTCAAAGTTAACTGCTAAGACCTTCTTACCGACTAACTCCTGCATTTTTCTTCTACCTTTGCCGGAAGACTATCATAGTTTTTACCTTCAAGGGGTTTCCCTTTGATTCCGGCACAGATTTTACCAATAGCACAATGTTCTCCATCAGTGTTAGATAGGGTTACTGTACCTCGGAGAAGGTTCCACACTAAATCTAAGTTTATTTTATACATTAACCGGCACCTCTTTATTCAATAAACCAAACTCTTTAGCTGTTTCATCTTCTATCTCAATAACACCTTCTTCTATAGCGTATTGGAGGGCAAGTTTAAAGGCAGCTTCATGTTTATTCCACTCTTTTGGATTATCTGGACCATATGAACTACTCCCGCAGGGAGTTCCATAATCTTCAAGTTTGTCACTGTAGATTCCTTGATTATTCAGGTTATAAATAGAAAGTCGCTTTTGAGAGCTTAAATCCGAGAAGCTGACTCCTAGAAGCCACAGTTTGCCTGCTGCACAAAACCCTCCTTCACCATTATGAGGTTTCCAATTACATCCAGGCAGGTTCCAAACCGCTTTCAATTCTTCATGTGTTATTTTCTTAGTCATTATACTCCTTCCAGTTAATTCCGTGATTCTTATTAATAACTTCCCGTCCCTGCCATATTAAAGGAAAGAGGCGGTTATAGTCAATATCATTTTTCTTAATTGATTCACCCGTATCAAAATAATTATTTGGGATGGGCTGTTTTTGCCCGATGTAATACCGATAAGAAGTTTTATGCTGTGGATGCCATCTAGGAGTTAATCCTATATATTTCATACAGCGGGCAGTCATTAGGGAATGCTCGAATCCGTAAAGATCGGACATCAGCGGATAGTAGCCTACTTCTTTGATTAAGTCAACCTTAAACCAAGAAGCACATCCATGGCTTCCGCCATGCCATGTTATACCATACCCTTCCGCCTCTACGGGAAAGTTATCAGTCCAAGTTCCTCCTTGAGTTTGCTGTTTCTCAAAGGCTTTATCCTCTGTCCAGACTCCAGTAATGTGGGGAAGCCCTCTATTCTTTTCCGAAATCTCTTCTAATTCTTCATAGAGTCCTGGCTTGATTAATTCAATATCATCATCCCAGAGCATTACTCTATCAAAGTTGTTCTCTACAGCATAAAGAAGACCTACATTCTTAGCTTTAGATATTCCTTGTCTAGGTGTAGTCTTGTGGAATACTAGCTTAAGGTCTTTGAATAGAGGTTTAAATTGTTCTACTACCTCTTGGGCGGAAGGCATTTCAAATTCTTCTAGGTCTTCCGGCAAACCTTTCCAACAAGGGTTATCGGGATTGAGTTTCCGGTTAACTATATACCTCTTCCCGCAATAGTCATCATAGACTAGATGAGTATTCTCTTGGGCATACCCATTATCAACTTTTGATTGAAGATGAACGGCAAGACCGTTACTCTTCATTAAGGTAGAAGTTACTTCAAGGATTTGCAATGTTCCGGAACTCCTTGTATCAGGTCTATTAATGTATTGATTTGCCATTCCCTTTCTTTATCTCTAGCAGCAGCATTAGCAGCAGCAGCAGCCCCTTTCATTTCAAGTTCCTCATTAGTGGTATTTCGTCTTCTAATCTAATAAATTCTGGTATAAGATACGGGAATCTGTGTTCTAGGACTTCCCGCCGGTCATACATGGTATTTATGATCTTACCTTGATCTTCAATGATTTCCCGCAAACATTTTGTACAACTGTTAGAGGGAACGGTATGGAATCCACAAGCCATTATAGATAAGTCTCCCGGAAAGCCTTTGCTATCTCTTTAAAAGATAGCCCCTCATCATTTAAAGTAGCAGCCTGTATCCACCCATCTTCAAAGTATAGTTCTGGATTTTCTTGGTCTATCCCCAACCAGTCTTGTACTTCTGGGAGAAGTACATTCGTTTCAATAAGGTCTGTATTGGTTTTTAAGTTTCTGAATAATCGAGAGCCCCCTGAAGAATAAGTCTCCCAGTTGTATGTTTTCTCTTTACCGTATAGGTCAGTAGCTACTCCCAAACAGCAGAAAGACTCTCCATTACATAAGGTTCCCGTTGTTTGTTTGTAATTACCAGACTCTAGGGCTTCTACAAGTTTGGTCATATTTTCTACATTACATGATTTCTTCATTATTGTAAAACCTGTTTAACTATTTCCGGTGAAGACATTTGTTCAATCAATGAAGCAGCAGCAGCAGCAAGTACTGGATTATTCTTGGCTTTAGCTATCTGAAGAGCTTCCAGGGCTAGAGTAGACTCTTGAGCTATTAAAGTCATTCTAGACTCTAACCGTTGACCTAAATAACATTCATCCAGCATCTTCTTTTCATTTGTTCCGCCCGCAGCAATTATATATGTTGCAAGAGCACCTCTTGCCATAACTCCTATTCCCATTACTGGAACCATTGAGATAGCTCCTAGAGTGGGCATAATAATCTTAGAAGCAGTTCCCTTCTTTGTGTACCCGTGGAGGCTATCTACAATCTCTTGGATGGAAGGATCTTTATCTATTGCCGCCTTCATTATTATTTGCCGTTTCTCTTGCATAGTATTAATATCCCAGATATCTGCCTTAATGTCAATATCTGAATCCATAAGGGATTGATTAACTCTTATTGCCGCCTCTTCTCCAATTAGGGACTTAAGGGAAACAAATCCCTTACCGTTCTTTACTCCACCCTCCTGAGCCATTTGCATTACAGCAATCTGTATCTGTAAGTGGGCTTGGTCAATAATTAACTGTTGTTTATATAGGGCTGCTCCAAGACTCTTTACTTTTTGTTCTTCATCTAAGATTGCCCTTCCCATCTCTGCGGAAGGTTCAAACCCTCTATAAGGAATCAAATAATTAAAATTATCTTTGGCGGAAGCTACAAACTTTTGTACTGGCTTACCGTAATACTCTACTTGGGCTTTAGTGGCTAAGTAATCTTGGTTTTTTCCCAAAGCTAAATCCAGAAAGTCATCAGATTTATAAGACATTCGGGAAATATTCCCACTCAGTCTTTTATCATTAGAGGCAGAAGCAGTATTGATAGATAAAGGGACACTAGAATCTGGGCTAGATATAGGGCTAGACATAATACTATCCGGAATTTCTGAAACTGGGGCTGATACAGCAGGAACAGGTCCACCAATATTATTGATATTGTTAACAGGGTTACCACCGAAGAGGCTATTTTTAATACTCTCGTTCTGAGCTTGGATTCTCCGCATGTTTTCATCTAACATCTTCCTTTGCTGGATGGTACTATTAAACTGCTCTTCCTGCATTCTCTTAATTTGGGCAGTAACTTCCTGAAATCTAGCTACTTCTGTGTTAGAAGCACTTCCAGACATTACTTTATTAAAGAGTTGAGTTTGTTCAACATTGAGGGAATCAAATGAATCCGCCATTGCCGGAAGATATAGTAATAAACTCAAAGATAAGGCTAAGTACTTTTTCATAAATAAGTTCCCGTAAGGTTACTCTCCACATTATATATTAAATTTACCTAAGTGTCAACACAAACTATCTGGATATTTCATCCTTAACATGGCCTTCCCCAAACTCCTCTTTAATAAGCTTGCGGGCAAAGTCTTTCTTTTGTTCTAAACTACTAACATCTCCATATGTGTGGTCAAAGGAGAATTTTTCCTTAATTGTTTTATCACCATCAAGCATTTCTACACAATGTCCACAACAACCTGTATCACAACCATATCCTGAGTGGTACACAATAATTCTCATTAATACTCATTCCCGTCTAATGTAGTTAACCTTCTAAAGGGAGCGTCATCCAGTAAAGCCCTCTTAAATACATAGTTCATGCTGGTACAGCAAACTAACTCCCATCCGGCAAGCCCTTCTTTATTAAGCTCCGTAGCAGTCAAGGCGGAAGTTTTATATTCCCATTTAATCATTAACCATCTCCTCAAATACATAAGGAGGAGCTACTCCTCCTGAACGTTCAGCTGCGATATCTAAGGATAATCTCATAATTCTTAAAATTTCATATCCCTGAAATTCTTCTGAGTAGGGGATTAGTAGGGCATCCATAGCTCCTAAAGCCACATTGTAGCCGCAACCTACTGAATCATAACCCTTAGAAGGGATTCCTACCATAAAGTCTGATTCAATGGTATAGATTCTTCCCTTATACCCTACTATGAATCTTCCGCCGGATTCTTCATTATTATCTATCTTACTGAATCCATGCTCTTTGAGACAAGACCTCAAAGCGGGTATAAAGTTTTTAACTAAATGTTCAATATCATTTTGACTTTCTGGATGATCAGGAGGGTAAAGGTTATACTGTAATAATTGACCCATTCGAAAGGATGTAGTAAACCCAATAACATAAGGTCCTAATTTGAACACTTTAGGATTATTCATGATAGTAACATCATAACCAGAAACTCCGGCAGAATCTCCACCTATTACTACTCTATCCCCATCTCCCCAGCCTATAATACAAGTCACCTTAACTCTCCAAATCTGCGATAATGGAAGAACAGTCAATTCCCTCAACATTTAAACGATGGAGAATCTCTAACTTCTCTGTCTTAACTAAGGTGTATTCTCCACCAGTGTACTTGTCAATAAATTTCTGATAATCTTCTTGGTAAGATTTTTCATAGAACTCTTCCCATTCATAGACTTCTTCTTCATGCCCTACATAGTGGTCATTGTTGTAATAGACTTGTCCTTTATTGTAAGCGTCTGCCCGAAGACTATCTAACTCCTTAATAAATTCCATCTTAATGGACATACATTAACTCCTTATTCCATTTAAAGTTCTTTAGGATATGGGCGATATACTCCTTATGGACTACTTTATTTGGGTCTATCTGCCATTGAGTACAGAATCTTTGGTGGTCTATATTTAACCGGTCTCCTGTATAAGAACCACAAAGGCTACTACCAATTTGATTCTGATCTACATGGCTTCCGGCATGATGTATCTTGATATTGCAGATATAACCCTTGAATCCGGCAAGATAGGCTCTAACTAAATAATTATCATCGCTGAAGGCTATAGACCCTGGATCTATGTATCCAATCTCATCCATTACTTCTAGAGGGATAAAGGGACAATAAAAGGCAAATAATCCTTGAGTTTCCGTAAAGATTACCTCTTTATTATTCAAGAGGTCATCTACTTGAGTAGTAGTCTCAGGAGTAACTATTCCTACTTCCGGTGGGTTTATAAGCTTTTCTATATGCTCTTTTGCCGGAAGAATACAGTCCTGATTAACTAAGAGAACCGGAAGCCTTAATTCTTTATGGGCATATCTTAACCCTAAATTACTATTCTTAGAGAAGTTTAGTCTTTTTCCCGGATTGACAATAGCTTGGATAAACGGGAATTTCTCTCTAAAGAAATCTATGAAATTCTCTTGACACCCATCAAAGCAGATTATAACTTCGGCAATTTCATAGGTCTTCCCCTCAACTATTGAATTTAGAAGATTTATAAGAAGGTCTTTGGAATATATCTTTAAATCCGCCACGGGAGATACTATTGCTAATTGTTTACTCAAAACTCACTAACCTCCTGCATATGAAGTTGGAATTCTAATTCCCAGACTCTTTTTTCTAAATCTTTAACGTATTGGAAAGCTGATCCATCAAACGGCAATATTGCATTACTACCAACTTTGGCAGCCAAGATATCATCATAAGTCTTGAAACTAATATCTGGGTCCTGAACTTCCCCCATTACATCATAGAAAAGATCAAGTCTAAAATTAAGACTAGCTCCTTGGGAAAGTATTACTGGAGTCATTTCCTTTTTCTCAAAAGCAGCCTTAAGCCTTTCCGGAACGTCCTTTAATATTCTTTCTTCATCAATTATAATGCTCATTATTTATTCTTTCCAAAGTGTTTAAATATGTACTCAAGTGTTATCCATATTCCGGCAATAATTTCTTCTATTCTTTCCCTAAGGTTCATTATTTATTCTTTCCAAAGTGTTTAAATATGTACT